AACCTATGACCCTCTGCTTGTAAGGCAGATGCTCTCCCGGCTGAGCTAAACTTCCAAAACGCATAATCTTAAGTTTAACCAGAGTAATTATGCCGATGTAATGATTTTACAAACTCCGCTTTCTCTTCTTTCTTCCCAGAGGTATGAAAGTATACTCTGCATAATGGCTTGGGAAACAGGGTGTGATCCTGTAATATTTGAATCAAATTCAAAGGTTTACCAATTAGCTTACTCCCAAATAAAAAATTACGTTTTTCTAGATTTATTTCGTCCATTCGTTGTTGGTAATTGCATATTGCAATTTGGACAAACCCAGCGCAAATTCTCCAATCTATCATCATTGCTGCAGCCATTTATATGATCTAAAATTAAAATTAATGGCTAACCCTACCAGATTGGCTGCATACCACATATCGAACATTTATAATCGCTATAATTACCTTTTGTATACCAATGTCTTAATACTTTCTATGTAGCCGTAGAATTTTCTATAAAAACATTTTCAACACTTCTTTCGATAGAATTTAAACAACTTCCAAAATGACTATAATCAATATTATATTTGTCCAATCTATTTCTTATAGTATTATGATTACTACCACTTCTAGTTGTATAACCTAATTTCAAAATCAAATCATTAAAAGAATTACTTTCTTTTGTTAGTTTTGTTAATTCTTCGATGGAAAAATTATCAATCTATGCCATATTGTTTCTCCTTTTTCTAATAATATAACAATGCTTATGCTATTTAATTGATGGCAGCGATTGCAGGTTATGCTCCTACGCCCCAAGAGTCAAATTCTTGTATCCTACTATTAGACTAAATCGCTATATGCAAGTGAGGTTCTTATGTCGAGCGTGACCCCCCACGTTATACCGATCGTGTATAAATTCTCTATCCGCCAATCACTTCGGACTACGCGTATGTGCACTTACCGTAGGGTTCTGGCTGCTCCTCAGAGATTCGAACTCTGGACATCGTGATTAACAGTCACGCGCTCTAACCAGCTGAGCTAAGAAGCAATATTTATACAGCTTTGAGATTTTCTGATTCTCAGTAATCTGTCAGTCCTTTACATAACTGCATTGATTTCCGTTACTTGCTACGGCAGCCTTATCTATAATCCGCTATGCAATTATAGAGTTTCTCATCTCTTCGACTCTTTTTTACCTGCCCTTGCTACATTTATACAGGATTTCGCGCCCAAGGTGATCATATTCCTCGTAGGTTTGATTTTGAGGGATTTCTGCTTTCTCTTGAGTCTTTTTTGACAAATCGTTGCAACAATTGCCAAATTCTACATTGAGACAAGTTGAATTATTCATATAAAACAAATAATTCGCAGTCCTTATTACTAAGGATCTTTCCGTAAGCCACCTTTAAAGTGGCTACACATGGATGTCGGACTTAATCCGACTTATGTGGTGTAGGATAATCAACCACGTCCTCCCAACATTTATCCAAACAGGAGTTTTTGCAGTACTTTCACTGACCTGTCAGCATATCCATAATCAGGCGGTATGCAACCTTTAAGTCTTTAAGTGGCTTGAAACTTGCGTGTAATCATTTAACTTCACCTTTCACAACTTCGATATTATTCGCAGGCGCATTTCACGCTAAAATAATAAAATACGAAATAATAATCTGACAAGTAGTGAAGCACCACTATTCCCCGATATTTTTACAACTTCGGAGTTGTTGTGCCACCGCGCTACGAATGCACTCGGTGATCAGTCATTGATTTAGGCTGTTCGTCCAACCCCATTTACTACCGCTTTTCCCTCGATGCTAACCCCTGACCACCTCTACTCAACAAGGCTCTTTAAGTCATTACGCAAGCAGGTCACACTTTAAGTGCTCCTGTATAATTAAGAGGATTTCGTAGCACCTAACTCAATTTTGTACTTATATTATATCATATTTTTAAAATAAAGTCAACTAATTTTAAGCGATTTTTTAAACTTTTTCAAAAATAAATTTTGCATTATCATTGAAATCCTTTAAATTTACTGTATTCTCATATTCGCACCATGGACAACATACTTTAAACACACGTGCGTTAGCCTTTGCCACATCGGTAAATGCAATACGGCAGCTATTATAGCACTTAGAACACGTTACAACGGCGTATGCTTTGATTTTGTCTGCAAATAAAATTGGTGTTTCATTTTCGTCTTTCGCGTGCATAATGCCATTTTCATCAACAGTATACGGGTGTTCTTTTCCAAAAATATCCTGCTGATACACGATCTTCTTCTTCATCTTCTTTCGCCTCTCTCCATTTTGCTCTTTTACCGAAATATTTTGAATCAATTCCAATTACAGTAATTCCGACACAATCGTCTCCAAAAAGATAAATTCTGTTTCCCATAACCCGAATAAATCTTGCACCTTCGGAAGAATGTGCATCTCGAACGTTTTTCAAATACTTTTTCTGGTTATGGTCTTTAAAATCTTCAATCGTCTTTCCGCAACTCCAAGCTTTATCAAAAACGTTCTGAATTTTCTGTTGACTTTTGGAATATCCTCTTTCCTTAAATCTCTGATGTGCGTGGTTTGTGATTTGAACTTCCATTTTTTTATCTCCTTAAATTTATTTTGTAAGTATATTATATCATAAACACAAAATAAAGTCAAGGAAATTTAAATGGTTTTTAAAATTTTTTTAGATACTATCTGCCCACTGCGAGAATTTACCACGATAATCTTTGGTAAGTTCAACAACTTCTATAAAATCCTGTTTTTTAGCTGCCTCAATATATTTAAAGAAACCAGAATCCTGTGGGAATTTCAAATCAATCTGTCCAGTATGACCAAGACAAAGAATCTTGCAATTGTCATGGCAACGGCTCAAAATCTTTTTAATTTCGTGCGTTGTCGCATTTTGAATTTCATCAATAATAACAAATGCGTTCTGAAAATTCCTTCCTCGAAGAAACGTTGACGGAATAGCATTGATTGTTGCCGTTCCATTTTTTACATTTTCCATATTATTTTCAGAAACAATAAGTTTTTCTGGATCATATCCGCAAGTTGTGATTGCATCGATTACTGGATCAATATAGTAAGAAATTTTGTCATCTACATTCCCAGGCAAATAACCCAATGTTGACTCTTGACAAGGAGAAACGATATAATAAATAGATTCATATAATTTAAACTCGTTTGTCATAAGCAGTGCCATTGCTGTTGCAAGCGTTGTTTTACTCGAACCAGCACAGGCATTACAAAACACACCAATGTTGTTTTTATTCCAAACCGCTTCTATAAATTTCCATTGCTCTTCATCAAGTTTGAACGGAAGTCTTTTAAAAAAGATATAATCTTTGATATTTTCGGGTACATTAATTTTCTTAACTGTTGTTTCTGTTGAATTTTTTTTAGCTGCCATATATAGATCCTTAATTTAAATTATTTAAATATTCAATAGCTGAAGTTGCCGCAATCGCACCATCATTTATTGCTGTCGCAATTTGACGAATTTTTTTTGCTGTTATATCGCCACAGGCGAAAATACCTTTTTGCGAAGTTTCTTTTGCTTCATTAACAATAATATAACCTTTTGTGTCTTTTTCTGCTAAATCAGTAAATGTTTCGTTAGGAACTTGCCCGATAGCAACAAAAACACCATCGGTCGGAATCATTTCTTTGTCGGTAACAACAGCGGTAATTTTACTTTTTCCGTTATTTCTCTCTGTTAAAAATCCTTTTGTCGAAGAATTTTTTACCCACTTTATATAAGTATTGTTTAAAATTCTATCTTGCAAAACTTTTTCACAAAAGAACTTATCAAAAAGTGTAATCATTGTAACACTTTTACAATAATTAGCTAGAAGAAGCGCGTATTGAGCTGCAGTATTACCATCCCCGATAACGCAAACATCTTTCCCTTTATAAAAAGGTCCGTCGCAAATAGCACAATAATTCGCCAAATCTTCCCCGGCAACACCAAGTTTTTTATGCTCTACGCCGTTTGCAAGAATGACAGTTTTCGCAAGATAGTCGCAAACTTCATCGTTGATTTCGGCGCAAATAATATACTTCGAAGAATTATCTACTATCTTTACGACTTCCCCGAAAAAAATTTCTACACCAAGATTTTCGACTTGTTCCTGCATTCTAAAACCGAGCTCTTCTCCAGAAATCTTCTCAAATCCAGGGTAATTTTCTACTAACGGCGAATTTACCATTTGACCGCCGATAATATCCTTTTCGAATAAAACAACTTTTTTATCAGCTCTTGCTGCATATATGGCAGCGGTCATTCCTGCTGGACCGCCGCCAACAATAGCAATATCATACAAATCTTTTTCCATCAATAAAGCTCCGAAATATCATCAATAAGTTTATCCACAATACCATATTCAACCTGCTCCGCACCATTGATAAACCACTCCGTCTTTTTCTTCCGACCATAAAGTTCTTTAGAAATCTTTGTTCTCTCAATAACAAAATCGGACAAAAGTTTAAGCTGCTTCGTATATTGTGCCTGATGAGTGCGAACCTGCTCTGCAGTTCCTTCCATTGCGCCGCTTCCCTCGTGAATTAAAGCCTGTGAGTTTTTTAGTGCAAATCTCTTGTGCCCAGCAAGCAAAACATAAAGACCGCCGCTCATTGCCACGCCGAAGTTAATCGTGTATACTGGTGTTTTTGAAATAGCAATCATATCGAGCAAATGCTGTGTTGCATCAATTTCGCCACCGTAAGAAAAGACAAGAATTTTAATTGGCTTTCTTTTCTCAACAGGAATCTTCTTTTCATCATCTTCTCTGTTGAAAGCAATAATCATTTTTGAAAAATCAATTAAATATTCTCTATCGATTTCATCTTCCAGATACAAAGTACGATTTTTTAATCCATCATAATACATCAATCTTCTTGGATCGGGAAGAGTACTATCTTCTGGAAGTGCAACCGCAAGTGGAATTCCCTCAAGGAAATCAAGATCTTCAATTTTCTTATTATTATTTTTAACCATTCTTTACCTCTTCTTCATTATCAATATAATCCAACGTCAAATATTCATTAGCCAATTCTTCGTTGACAAACAAATTATCTACCGTCTTATCCATAATCATATAAGGTTTCTCAACGCCTTCTACAAAATATCCGCAGAAATGATCTGGTGTAAGATTATACATTGTAAGATAATCTGACAACCATTTATCATCGGTTGCTTCTCTTTTTACAAACTTTGTATCGATAGTGTCTTCAAAAATCTCTATCGCCTCATCGTTTTCGGTTTCGACAATTAAATATCTTTCATCAATTTCTTGCATATATTCATCTCCTTTATGCAAATTTCTACAACTATTATATCACAAAAATACTGCAATGTCAACTAATTTTAAGTGGCTGCAAGCATTTCTCCAAGATAAGTTTGCTTTTTTACAACACGAGTTGTTTTAATTGCAGTTGTAATCGCTTTCGGCGTTCCTATAAGCGCACAATACTTTTTAGCTCGCGTTATTTCTGTGTAAAGATGTTCCTTACTCAAAAGATTGAAAGAACCTTGGTCGCAAACCGCAATCACATAAGGGTAGCCAGTGCCTTGGAGTTTGTGTGTGGTGACTGCGTATCCAAGCTGTAAATCACCTATTTCCCCTGGACCGTAAAGCATAATTTTATCGTCTATTTTTAGCAATAACGTATCTCCGCAAATATCATACACAGTACCAATATTGCCATTGAATATCGGATAATTTATACCTTCGATTGTTTCTGCTTTATAATTATTCTTTGTAACAAGAACCTTATCACCTACATGAAACGTTATTTCATAAAGAACTTGATCACTATACTTATGTGTAAGTGTTTTATTTTTCGGAAGCTCTAACAAGTTTTGAATAATCTGATTTACGCACCTTGCGGAAAGCGGGCCAACTGCTCTTTTTGCAACAGCAATAATAATATCGTCAATTGGAATTTTGTCTTCATAATGAAGCTTTTTAAACTTTTTAATAATCTCATTTAAACAATCTTGCGTAGTGTTTTTTGAAATTATCTCAAAATCTTTCAATTCTCCGTGAATTTCACTACCTATAAAACCGTTGCTCGGTAATATCTGCTCTTGATGATATACTTTTAAAGAATCTGTAATAATGCCAGATTTTTGTGCTTGTCTGAAAATCTTTGTCAAATATGCTTGCGCGATTTTTCCAGAACCTTTGATATCGCTGATTAGATTGCACAAACCAATCGATTCAAGCTGCCCTGGATCGCCTATCATTATAAGCTTTGTTCCAGTTTTCATGGCTCTCAATAAATGCAAAAACAAATCGCCGCCAACCATACTTACTTCGTCCAAAATCACAACATTTTGCTCCAACGGATTATTCACATCTCTGTCAAATTGTGTCGTAAACCCGTTGAACTCCAAAAGGCGATGGATTGTTTTCCCTTCCTCTCCGATAGTTTCTGAAAGGTTTAAACTCGCTTTCCCAGACAATGCACAAGAAGCAAAGTTATATCCGTTTCTTCGAAGTATGCGGGCAACTGGATACATAATCGTTGTTTTTCCGCAGTTATGCGTAACAAAAATACAATTATTCCTACGCAAAACAAGCATTGTTGATTCTACCATAAAACAGTATTTATAACCGTCTTCTGATTTCACTTCTTCGATTTTTGTCTTTTTATGACAAATTCTGTTATCATTTCCAAAACCAACAAACACATTGTTTGAAATAAACACTTCATAACAAACACTTTTTCTAATATATTGTTTTCCAGAAATGAAATATCTCTTTCCTTTTCTATCATCAACTTTTATCGTCGCACGGTACCCACAGGACGTAAATGCAAACTGAACAAAATCAGCATTTTCTTTTACAGTAGTTGAAAACTTCTTTTTCTCTTTATTGTTTTTGGTTTTCGTAATACTACCGTCCCAATAAAGAATTTCATCGCATATAATCTGCAGCTGTTTATTTGTACAATGATACCAAAACTCATCAAATATTTTAGTTCTCATTGGTGCTTTGATATAAAAATCGGTATATCCTTTTGCGATAGAATTATGTTCTTTAAAATCTATCTTAGCATCTAAAAACAGTTTTCTTATACGTTCTTTTTTTCTGTCTTTTTTAATATGAAATCTACAATACTTATAAGAATGTGAATTTGTTTTAAACTCAACAGAAGAATCAAAAGAACCGTCGCAAATAACTGCGCACATAACGCGGATTTCCTCATCTGTTAGATTTATTCCATTTCCGCTATAACTAAAACCAGCTTTAATTTTCCCAGAAAAACCAGAACGGCATAACTCTTGCTTTTCTTTTATATCTTTGATTTTACAAGAATCATGTGTGTTTTCGTTCTTCCAATATAACACATCGTGTTCTTCACAAACCGTTTGATTGATACCATATTTTGTTTCAAAATGATATAATTTGTCGCAAGGTTTTTTTAAATACATCAGCGGTTCTGTCAAACTCGCGCTACCGTCTTCATTATATTGCAATACCCTTTCGCCGCTTTTATATTCTGAAATCTTTTTCCATTTTTCACCATTGAAAAACTCAGTATCTTTATCTACGCAACCAGCGTTTGCAGTCAAAAGAAATACGTTATTTTTAAATATTTTATAAATCGCATCTTTTTGTTCTTGCGTATATTCAAAACCAACCGTTTTTTCACAATCTGCAATCGTTTCATCAATATGTTTTACAGGAAAAACTTCAGCATCTCGAAGACGAACAAGTTCATCGCAAATTCGTTTTTCAAGCCTATAATACTTATTCAAACCAATCCTCTTTGTTTGTTCTTCGTAGTGTAATTTTTCTTTGTCAACTAATTCACGAAGTATGGTTTTCGCCCTATCTTTGGTGATGACTTTAGAAAGACCAAGAATACTTGAAAGTAAATTCTGCAATGTAACCCAAGTATGTCCTTCTGTTTCGGCTATTTTCGTTAAAAAATAATTTATATAAGCTTTAATCCTGAACTCTGAATCTTCTGCTATACCCATTTTTAACGCCAAATTATCCGCTTTTGACCAGCCAATTCCGTCGCATTTTTCAATCAAAATATATGGGTTTTTGTTAATATCTGCCATCAGGCTATCGGCAGATTTATATTGCTCAATCAAATCATCCGCCATTCTCTTTGTTAAACCGAGCTTTGTAAAAATTGAATACACTTCTGCTCGGTCATCTATTCCTTTGAATTTTGCGACAATATCTTTGGCTCTCGTAAACCCGATACCTTTTATGTTACACATTTCGCTAATATCGCCAGACTTAATAAGACCGATCGGATCTTTAGTGTATTCCATAAAATTCTCAACTGTCTTTTGCGATAAAATAGTAAGAAGAAAATTCCTCACGTCTTCTTCTGTCTGCAAAGATACAATCGAACTCATATAGCATACTTGATATGTGTGCCCATATTTTGGGCTCATTTCGTACTTTGCATATACACGATATCTTATATTTTCTTTGGCAAGCGGCGCGTATCCACATAAAGGTATGATACCGTTTTTGATAGTGTTTTTTCGAATTTCCCCGATAAACACAGAATCAACCTGAAAATCAAAAGCACACCAACCATTATAATCTTCTTTTTTCTTCGGGAAACGAATTTTTGTTACATAACCCTCAAACCCAACATCGGCATCTTCAATTTCATATTGCATAAAACTCACCTCTTACTTTTAGATAGATATATTATACCACAAATAATAATTCCAGTCAAGTAATTTTGACTGGAATTTTGAAATTATTTCGCTGTATATCCTTCTTCTATGCCGTCATCGTATCCAACTCTCCACACTTTTTCGTAAAGTGCTCCGAGATCAAAAATTTCCATAAAATCAAGTTCGTGATCAATCTTTAAAATTCTTTTAATTTCTTCAACAAATTCATAATTATCCATATAATTTTCCTCTCAAATTACATAAAATTTAGATTTCATCGTCTTCATCATCCGACAAATTCTCTAACATAACAAGTTTATTTCGCTGCATTTCATCAGATTCCATATTGATCCACGGCAGTTTTGTAGCGAAGCTCTTTGCTCCTGGCTTCCATAATGAATAATATGGGCAACAATTTTTCCCCTCTTTTGGCTGATCGGGATTATTGTTACAAAATTCACACCAATAACAAAGCGGTGTTGGATGTGGAACATAATCTTCAGATTCAATTGAATCAAGCAAATTGTTGATTTTTTTCATCCCTCTGTCAACAAAACCCTTTGTTCCAGCGTGTTTAATTGCTTCAGCAATAGGAAACTCATAAAAACAATCTACTTCAGTTTGCTCCACATACATCTGTTTTAATGCTTTTACATATACGACAAATTGTAATGGAGTAATACATTTATCGTCTGGATAAGCTTCTGATGACGTTTTTAAATCGTGGATAATATATTTTCCAGTGTCTTTTTCTTTTAAAACCCTATCTATAAAACCGTGAAATTCATATTTTCTATGTTTAAATTTAAACGGTAATTCTGCAGCGACGAGTTCAAGATTTGGGTTTTCTTTTAAATAATTTTCCAATCTATAAATACCACTTTCCAAAAATTGCTGTGATTTCATCGCAAAAGATTTACCATATTTATCTAGCTCTACCCATTTATATCCAAATTTTTGCGACAAAATATTTGCTCCAAACATATCACCATCGCGGTCTCTCGGATTCTTTTTTGGCAAATTTACGTTCAAAAAATAATCTTTAAGCATATCGTAATCGATTTTCTGACCGCCAAGAATCTGCGAGGTAATAATTTCATTTATCTTATGAATAAGTAAACCCATTGCAATTGCTGGAGTGTCCTGACTTAAAAACTTCTTGTCTTTATATTTCAATTTGAATTTATAATGACATTGCTCATAAGTTTCGATTTTCGAATAACTATAATTTTCCAATCTTTCTTTCACTTTCTTTTCATCTTCCATATACACCTCTATTTATACAACGGAATAATATTTAATCCACTCTTCTTTTTCTTCGAGTTTTACCCAGTCCCCGTTTTCGTCTTTTTTACATTTATTCTTCATTTCAAAAGTTGCTCTCAAACAAACATCTTTATCGAACGGTGCCATTTGATATTTTCTTTTCTCAATTTTAACGACTTTTTCTTCGCCAGTACCAACGTTATATAAAGATACTTTCGGCGAATACTTTGTGTTTATATCAGTTACATACCAAGTGCTTGATTTTCCTTCAATTTTTAACGATACATAACCCAAATATTCTTTTTCGTCTTTAATTCTTTGTGTAATCGGATATTCTTTATAAGTAATATCCCCCAAAAGATAATTTATGAAACCATCTTTATCTTTCAAACGATATTGTTTTTCTGTTTCCGTTGCATATTGCAACATAATATCTTTGTCAATCGCACACTGATCTTTTTTAATTATTGTCTTCGAACCGTATTGATTGTAAATATCCACAATCTTTAAAAGTTTTCCGATACTTCCAAAATCAGAAAAATAACCAAGTTTAATCAAAATATCTAATTGTCTTGAATCACCAGGGAAGTCTTTAAGAATTTCCATGAACGAATTATATTGTTTTGTTTGTGATAATTCATAAAGTTTATCGCCGACTTCAGCGTTACAATATTTGATTGATCCAAGTCCTTTATAAATGCTATTTTCTTCTTTATTGATTTTATAAGAACCAGCGGAACGTCCGAATTGAATGTTTTTTAATGATATATTAAAATATTTCAATTCTTCTGTAAGTTTATTAGTTCTTTCCATATCACCCTCGTAATATTTAAATACAACAGAATAATATTCCAAAGGATAATGAACTTTAAGCCAAGCTCCATACAAAGAATCAATTGCTGTCGCGAGAGCATGGGGCGCGGCGAAACCATAAGACATACAACCTTGAACCATTTTCCAAGTATCGTCAAATTTATCAATACTTCCAGTATTTTTAATCCATTGTTCTTTAAGTCTATCTTCAAGATTTTTAAAATCTTCTGGATGAATTTTTTTCTTACTAATTTTTTTAATCAAACCAATTGATTCTGCTGGTGTAATTCCGAGCCATTGGAAATAAGTCATCAATGTTTCTTGGAATGTAATCATCCCTCTGGTTTCAGATAAAACATCATCGAGATATTTACTTCCAGTTGTGAAAGGTTTTCTATAAATAAACGCATCTCGCCACGCATCAAACGATGGACGAACTGCTGCGGTAAACTGTGCTAATTCACCGACAGAGCGAACCTTATATTTTTTCATTAAAGATGTTGCATAATCACTATCGACTTGATTTAAAGTACAAGTAATTCCATTTGCATATAAATCCCAAACACGATCATCCAAATCATTCAATAATTGATTTACGGTTATAATCGGTTTTCCGATTAATTTAAAAGTGTCAGCAATAATTCCCCAAATTGAAACAATAAGAAAATCATCTTTAAGTATTTTCCAATAATCTGCTTCGCCAGATGTTATCATAACACATAAAGCATTTCCAATTTTTACGATACCGTATTCATATCTCAAATCTTTATTATCCATGGCATGCGCGCACGGGTGAACAGAAGCAGAAACAACTACATCGACATATTTTTTTGCTTCTTCTATATACGGTTTCCATTTAGGATCTTCTGAATAATTGTCTACGTCTTTGGCTACGTCATTAAATTCATCAAATTCAAGACCGTGAGACCTGCAGACATTTCTGAAGGCTTCTCCAATCTGCATTGTTCCATAAGCAATCATCGGATAAACAGAATGTTCACCAAGAACTTCTCTAGACGCTAATACGAAAGGTTCTTGCGAAGCAACGTTATAGTCAATATCTGGCATTGCTCTATTTTCAAGCAACCGCGCAGTACTAATAAATCTTTCTGGATATAATTTAATTGGCGATGTAAATCTGTCAATTTGAGTCATTCCAAGAATTCGATTGATATAAAAACCACCGCACGATCCACGACCAGTTCTTGTTAAAACACCATTATATTTATGAACTGCCAAATCAACTATTTTTTCATTCAATAAGAAATAATCCGCCGTATTAATTTCTTTCGTATCAATAATTGTTTGCATTTCTTGACGAATACCCTCAATATATTTTTTAAGTTGTTCGCCCTCTATATGTTCTTCTTCTCGAATTTCTGCAAATTTTTTGTTGATATGCTTTTTTAATTCTTTAATTTTTTCATCTGGATTTAAATTTAAATATGCGCTTGGCATTTTAATTTCCTTATCCAAATAAATTTCTTCACAAGTTTCAAATATCCTTGTGTTGTCAATCGCCTCTTCAATTTCTTTATCAGTTAAAATTCCTTGTTTCTGAAATCTGGAAAACATAGTATCATAATCTGGATAATCAAGAACATAAGTATCTTCGTCACCATAATTAATACCTTTCCCTTTCAAAAATTCCAATCTATCTTTGGAATCTTCCGGGTAAATATAATGACTATCATTGGCAGCAATTAATTTCAGTCCATATTGTTTTGAGAATTGTAAACACTTTCTATTGATTTCTTTTTGAAACTCATCTTGATGATTTTGGACTTCAAGAAAAAAGTTTTGACCAAAATGTTCGACCAATGGTTTTAACAATAATTCAATACTATCTTCATCGTGCATTAATCCAGCAACGCAAGCAGAAGTTAAATAAATATCTTCTTTATTTAATTTTAATAAATCTTCTAGGAAAATTCTTGGTTTATAATAAAACCCTTCTTCAGAAGCATGACTCGTAATATAATTTACTTTTTTCCTTGCTTCATTTGTTTTAGGAATAATGATAATATGATAATTTCTATTATCTTTGTCTAAAGGATTTGGTACGATATATCCTTCAACACCAAAGAAACATTTAATTCCATATTTATCACATAAATCTCTTGCTTCGAATATATCGCCGCCAGAACCATGATTCGTTGTCCAATAACAATCATATCCAAGTTCTTTAATTCTTTTTAAATATGATTCACATTTTACGTGTGTATCAGGAACAAATATATTTGATATGATATCGTGTTTATGATAATTGGCATATTGTTTCATAATTATTCTCCTTTAAAGTAAATAATAATTTCCCATCAATTTCAGATAAATTATTTGTTTCCAAATACTTTTTACATTTCTCATAATTTAATTTATATGTTCTACAAAATCTTGCAAGACCAATTTTTTCATTATTATAATTTACAAAATTGCAAATTATTGGTTTAGTAATCTTATTATTAATTATTTTATATTGAACAATATCAAGATTATTTGGTATATTCCTCAAAATAATATTATCTATTTCTCTACTATCTTCTGAATTAAATAATAAATATCTATTATCGGAATTGATAATGTGTGGCAACAAACCAAATTTTTCTTTGCAAGTATCGATAAACAATTGTTTTTCTTCCTCTGTGTATTCAGCCATACACAGCCGCCAATTACATTTTGCCCTGTCTCCATCGTCTAATAAAAAAATCGATAATCCGAATTCATTAATATTCATAATAATTTCAGAAGATGACATGTTTTTTATATCTTTTAAATCATCTATTGTTCTCGTATTAAATCGATAACCAGATTGGCATAAACTATCACGATTTTTAAAATGTCTTATTTCTGGAGGGTAATATTTTGGTATATTAGAACATATATCTTTTAAAATATTATATTTCCAAAACAGATATTCTTTTTGATTTTCAGCGTGGCTTTCTATATATATCGGTCGCTCATTATTATTTGTTATATGTCCGTCTCCCAATAACGAAAACATAATCAATTGCTTCTGCAATTCTGTTAATTTTTTATTTTCACTATAAGTAAACAAATTCAATCTATGTTTTTCAGAACACCATTTTTTTATAACTCGTAAACTACAATTGGCTTCTTCTGCCATTTGTTCCATGGTCATATTTCTATTAATATATCTTTCATAACACCAATCGTAATCTTGATAAACCGCTTTAAAATTTGAATTATTCTTTTTTATATATAATTTTGGAAGTTCTAATGAAATAATTTTAGATTTAATCGATCCAATGCTTTTATTTAATTTTTTAGAAATATCTCTGACTAATACATCGTTTTTATAATCATTTATTAACGTATCTATTTCTTCCTGTGTCCAAGTTCTTTTTCCCATTACACTTCCTCTAATTCATTCTCTAAAACTTTTTCAAAAATTGCTTTACCACAATCTATCGGTGCACCCTTTGGCGGTATCGTTTTATTTTTCTTCCAATTCCAATATTTAATATTTAAAGTTTGCATTACTGCATAATCTTTTAACGTTTCAATATCATTCATCGTTTCTTCTATTTCCAAATCTTTGTCAAGAAGAAAAACAATTTCTTTTGGATTCGCCTGAATAATCAATTTCGCTTGTTGTGTTGAAAGGTTATGTGAACCAAGTGCGACGGAAGAACCGTAACCGTATTTATCAGCAAGCATACACGATTTTTCACTTTCGAAAATAAATAGTCTATCGCAACCGTTTATGCTCTCATAATTCTCTGCGTAGTTGAACAAAGACAAGCTTACGTTTCCAGGCAGTGGATATATATACTTTGGAACCCCTTCTGGCGGAGTTCCGTTATATCGTCCTTTGATTGCCATTATTCTTCCTGTGTTTGCATCGCGCCAAGGAAACACAATTCGATTATCGTCTATATCAAAACGGACATCATATTTTCTCTGTGTGTTTATATCAATACCATCTTTTATCCAAAGTAGGTTTGTAACATTTATATAATCATCGAGAACAGATTCATCGTAAGTTTTAATCTCTGGTGATTTATCTTCCCCTATCCGATCATAAAAGCCTCCGAACAAAGTTTGCTTTTCTTTTGGTTGCCAATCTTCACCCAGCCCCAAAACCGATTTGATTGACGATAGTACAGTTCGAAAATCGACTTCGCGATTTTTCATAATATAAGCGATAACATCGCCGTTGAATTTATAAACATAATCGGTTACAAAAATATTCGGGTTGTTGTTGAGATGAATCGAAATATTTAAACCGCTCTCCGAATCATCGGAGCGCGCAAAACGAACTTCTTTTGAATTGACTTTGAATTTTGCGTAGTCATATTTTTCAAGAAGTTCGACTAATTTATTCGGTTGTTCGATTAACATTTCTTTGAGATCCGAAAGCATATTTTTGTCCTTTTATTCTTTATATGAAAATTATACCACAAAACTAGTTATTTGTCAACTAATTTTGCGGCATAAAATCGGTCTTTTATTTACATTTTTTTTATTGTCCAATACGCTTGTGTTTCGGTCTGCATTTACAAGTTTCAGAAAACTTTGCATGATCCCCGTCATATTTAAAAATATAACCAACGCCAGTATCAGAACTGTCGGCTCCGCTTCTCGTTTTATTGAGAAGAACGCAACGATAAGTTTTATCTTCTTCTGGAACAAAATCCTCTTCCTTCCAAGTTCCGTCCTCTTGCAACTGTGAGCGGAACGGTTTGCAATCGTAAGGACTTCCAGGCTCAAACTCTTCGGGGTACATCTTTCTCATAATAATCAAATTCGAAAGAACTTCCTTTATCTGTTTTGAATTGCTCAAAGCACTTTCTGTTAAAAACAAATCTCCGATACTCGCGGCTGTCAACTGAATTGTATAAAGACCAATCATATTTTGTTTCTTCGCAATCGAGTCTAAAGCGCGAGCATCTTTGATAAGATTAATCCAAAAGTTATCATTTGTATTTCCTTCGCCTAAACTCAATTTAAAAGTATCAACGACAAAGAAATCAATTCCGTTTCTTAAAGCTTCCTTTCGAATAAGCTGATTACTTAAATTCGCATCCGAGTCAGACATCGAAACAATTTTTAACGCGTCTGCCATATTCTCTTTCCAGTATTGATTTGCTTTTCTAATCATATCTCTATCTTCGTCTGTAAGATCGCCTGTCTTCAACTTTTTCTTAGTAATCTTCCAATAACAAAAATATCTCGTTAATATGATTAAAAGCATAATAACTTTTAAATCTTTAATCGTCATTTCATTGGTAACAAAAATTCCTCTTTGTCCATGAGCTATCAATGAAAATACAATATTTAATATAAGCGTTGTTTTACCATTGCCAGAATGGCTTGCCAAAGCCGTTGTTGTTCCTCGCGCTAAACCAAGAATATTTTTAGATAAAAACGGGTACATATAAATATCATCGCCATTTATATCTTTTCCAGCATCACCGAACGAAATTCCTGCACCCTCGCCTTTCATTAGATCGGCTACAAAATCATCATCGAAACTAATATACTCTTCACCAGTAATTTTGCTTGATGAATTATTATTGTCAATGGAAATTTTGGAAAGTCTTTCTTCGTACCAATCAATTACATTTTGGCACTCGAAGTTCTTAAACAACTTAATCGGAGTTATTTCCTTTCCTTTATCGAGCATTACCTTTTCAAAGAGATTGAACCCGTTGTCGTATAATTTTAAAATTACATTACTCTTGTTAAACTTATCTGCAATTGCATCCCAGTTCTTAATATCAACAACACTCATCAATTTCTGAATTGCTCTAAAACCGCCCATTCCATCGAGACGGTCTTTGACAGTTTCTTCGCAGTTAGATAAAATCGTTACTTCGTCCGTTACCGAGAAACCTTTTTCGCGCAAGCTGCGAATTAAGCAAAACAAAAATCTACCCTGCTGCGTAATGAAATTATTTTCTGTTACACATTGTTTAATATCGTCATAATAAGTTAAATCAGAAAACAAACACGCAAGATAATTCCCTTCGATTGTCATTCGTCCTTCAAGTAACTCTTCGGGGTATTTTTCTGTGATACCAACAACAAACTGCTCTTTATTTAACATTCAGCCTCTTCCTCCAGTTCAGCAAGTGATTTTTTGCGTTTAGAATTAGTTTCTGCATAACTTCCCTTATTCTCTTTTACATCCATATCATCTTGCTTGGGAGCGAGTGCCTCTGCTTCTACTTTATAATTCGGCAAATTATTATTGATAATTCCGTTCAAATATTGCAAACTCGCATAAGCAGTATAAATGTCTTTCTTTTGGAATATTTTCTGCAAATTCCACTTTTCAGATTTAAGATAATAAAGCAACGTGTCTTTATCTGCAATTTTTTTCCATTGCACATAATATTTCCACAACATTGTTTTGGTATCTAATTTTTTGCCAATAATATCTGTAACTAAATCATAAATCGGAGAAAGCTCTTCTTCATTAACTTTTGTTTTTCCGACTGCGGCGTTTTCTTTCCATTTCCCATAATGATCCGCATTTACAAAATAAAGTTTTTTATTTGTGGGTAATTTAATCGAATAGCTCGTTGTTGTTTCTAACATTTGCCCACAACCACATTTACAATAACCAAGTGCCATATTCTCTCCGATGTTTATTACAGGGCGAGAAAAATCTCGCCCTTATAATTGTTCTAATTACAGACCAAGGATGGCCTCTACTTTTGCAAGCTCTTCAACAGGAAGATTGTCAAGTTTTGCTTTTTCCTGACCATTGCCATTCGCAATAAGAATTGCCTTAACCTGATCTTTCAATTCTTTCACAGCATTTTTAAACGCTTCGCGAACCGCCGCAAGTCTTTCTGCCAGCGAATAAGCTTCTTCATCTTCGCTCTCCGAACTATCGGCATCAAAAGGTGGTTCATCTTCTTCGACTTCAGCCGCCGTGTTCACAACGGGTTTAACAACTGATTTTGCCTCAACAACTAGTTCGTCTTCTACTTTTGCCTTTACTTTAAAACCAGAAAGTTTTGACTTTTCCATACCACCTTCAACAATCTTAATAAAGTCCGCTGCCATATTATCTTTGTCGAACACCATATATTCGGGAACCGTACCAGCTGCAAATCTACCGCCAGCATCGATCATTGGAGTTCCACGGAAATAAAGTCTACGTTCCGTATCGGTAACAACATTCTTCTGATCATTGCCGACATGCTTTGTTTCGAGCGTTCTGTCAATAACGCCAGTAAGACATACGTCAAATACATCACCGAATGCAGCTTCATAATCAGCGGAAAGATTGGAAGTCAGCTGCTGATATCCATCTTCTTCGAGCGCACCTTTATCTTTAATCGTCTTCAACTTCGTGTGTGCAATTACCCACGTTGCAAAACCGTGCTGCTGCAAATCGGAAAGATAAGGCTTAATCAAATTGTTCGCAGAATACTTTTCACCAGCGGTATAACCACCCATTGCGGCCTTAATCGAACGGCAAGGTTTCTGAGGATTTTCCTTATTGCTAATTGCAATCGTTTTCTTGTCTGCAAGCAAAACAAGTTCATCGCCAGTATCGAACGCGACAATCTTAATATGATGTTCTACACCGTTGGTTTCGATAAGCCACTTTTTAAGTTCTACCAAATCTTCCCAGCTCGTAACCTGAACACAGTTCAAATTGTCGAGAAGTTTATAACCAACTTCTGCGCCGCAACCAACAAGAAGACCGTAAGAGGGATCTCCATACTTTTCGAGAATTACATCTCTGAAAAGTGTGGTTTTACCGAATTTCTTCGTTGAACGAAGATAAATCGAAATGTTTGCAATATCAGCTTTAATCGTATTAATTTGAGGTTTAACAAATGCCATTATTTTTTATCTCCACTTAAATTTCATCGTCTTCGAAAATGTCATCAGATTTTTCTTCGTCATCGTGATGAGGCGGAAGAAGATCTTCATCTTGATAAACAGTGTCTTCACTCGGAGAACCCCAGTTATTGAATCTGTACTCTGTAATACGAGGTCCATAGGTTGTTCCACCAGCTTTCTTCAACTCTTCTTCCAAAGTCGAGAAACCATACTCAATATTTTCTTTCGCTTCTTCGCCGAGCATATCTTCTGTAACGCGCACAATTTCCTGTCCGTCAATTACATCAATAACCATACCGATTTCTCTGTATTCGCTGGAATCAGTTTCGAATTCACGGAATCTCTTAACGAACAAATCTTTCTGCTTTTCATTCTTTGGAACAATATTTACTTCTACAGGGCAGAAGCAATATCCCTTGCAATTATCGACTCGGTAAGAATTATCATAATATCTTGAGTATGCGTTCAGCACAAAATTATCGGTTCCTACAACATCTTCGAGGCTGGTTCTTCCATAAATAAGCTTTGCGTTGATCTGCATCTTATCTTCTTCGGTGTCCTTTGCAAGATAAATTTTCTTCGGAACAAACGTCTTATAAAAGTTTCCTTTGCTCTCGGAATAAGTGATTTCTACTTCGCCGATAACTCTGAATCTCACATCTGACACTCTTGTGTTTTCGAGAATGTGTTTCTTAACATCATCGATAAAATCTTTCTCGAAGATATATTCCTTATAACCAGCTGGGTTTTCATCCGTGCGAAGATCAAGAACATATTTACCGCCCTTGCTAACAGACTTCAAAACACTTTCATCTTCCCTGTCCACATAAGCAATTTTGGTTCTCGTTGTCTTGTGCGTTTCTTCGTTTGTTACTGGCGCGTAAATTACGGTTTTGCTCTCATTAACATTACCGTTCTTATCACACCAATAACCAGCTTTAATCTGAAACATGTGGCGATTGTTTCCATTCGTCGCATTAAATTTCAAATTCGTCTGCACCCAACCAGATTCAAAAGTTCTTACTTCATAACCTTTGAACTTCTCATTGTCTTTGACTGCTTTCAGTTTACCTACAAAGGTAAAATTCATTGCCATAAATTTCTTCTCCTTATAATCTTGCAATCTTGCGGATTGCATTTTTTCTTTATTATATCACTTTAAAATCTTTTTGTCAAATATTTTTAATCGCTTTTCTTATTTTTTTCTAAAAATTTTCTCTCAAACTCGTATGCTGGTATCCAATTATTATTTTCATCTTTTACAAGCAAATCTGAAAGCATATCAAACAAAAACTTCGGGCAATCAACTTCTTTCCCATCGAGAACGGCTTTTCTTTTATCTTCTTCAAGAGAAACTAATCCCGTGTCTTCGCTCTCTCTGATTAGATGAAATTCATTATCTTTGTTTTCTTCGACAAACTTTTTATAATCTTCTGTCAAATCATTTTGATTCCGTTGTTTAATTTTTTCATAATTCAATTTGACCAACATTCCATTCGGAAATAACTCTGGATTATCATAATGTTTTAAACTCGGAAAACCAAGTTCCATATCTTTCGACAATTTACCCTGCATAATATTCGTCAGTGCAATCATCGTTTGAATATCTTGTTTGGAATAATTGCTCTTATTGATTCTGTTAAAATTTCTCACAAACTCTCTGTTCATTTTTCTTCAAATTCCTCAATTACCTTTTTAATGTTTATAATACTATCTTCGCCAAAATACCTGTTTGCCACATCGGCAATTGCATCATTTTCGCAGACAAAAATGGTTTCATCTGGTTTCTGATATAAATCAAAATAAATTGCTTTAGCCAAATCTTCCTTGTCTGAATAAGAAACGTTTGTGTTATATTCGTTCGCCAAATTCAAACTCCTGCATAAACACGATTGGTATTTGTCATCGTCCAAGGGATAAAAATCTTCAGAAAATACAACGAAAACGCCGGGATCGTATCTGATTTCATAATCTCTACTCCCGACATAAGATGCCGCCTTCTAAGTATAAAAATAACAAGGTTCACGTATCTACGACATAAGTACTACCTCCATTTTATTTTTAATCGTTACTGGCGGGGGAAGTCGGGCTCGAACCGACACAGAGTGCTTTTAGAGAGCACCGCACTACCGTTATGCTATTCCCCACTGTACAGTAATTTATATAATCACGTTTTGTCAAATTTAGATTTGACATCACGCGTTTATAACATATATATTATATCACATTAATTTTGATTTGTCAAGCGATTTTGCGTCCACTCGCATTGTTTTTTAGAAATTTCACAACCAAAACAATTTATATCCATTTCTTTGCATGCAACCAGAGTTGTCCCCGTTCCCATAAAAGGATCGTAAACAACAAAATCTTTGTCTTCTGGATTTGCGTAAATTCGAAGCAACTGCTTACACAAATCTGTTGAATAAGTTGCTTTGTTTAAAGGGCACGGACCGTCATTGTTCTTCGCTTCGACAAAATTAAAGATATTTTCATACGATTTCTGCCCCGTTGCGCGTAATGAAATCACCTTTTTATTTGCATAAAAAGTCTTCTCTTCGCCCTTTCTACAGAAAACAAAAACAAATTCGAAAATACGAGTTAGACGGTTTGGCGAGCAGTTGTTAGGCAAAGCACTTTTCTTTTTCCAAACGATTATGTCAGCAATCGTCCAATTCGTTTCTTCGCAAATCATATCAACCAGGGAAAACAAATTCGCTGGATTTTCGTTGCTATAAGAAAGATTATAAAGAACAACTCCGTTATTTACAATAATTCTGTCAAATTCATTAAACAATCTTTTTGTAAAATCTTCATATTCTTCGTCCGTCATATTATCAACGTGTTCGTCATATCTAATATAAGAATATGTTCCTTTTTTAATTTCTGTATTTTCGAGCGTATTTTTCTTCCCCGCTTTTTTGTTCGTATTATAAAATGGCGAAGTTAAAATAAGGTTTATTGATTTATCTTTAAACCCTTTCATATTTACAAAACAATCTTCGTTATAAAATTCACGAAATGACATTAATTCTCTCCTAAATCAATATGATTTTTACGAATTTTATATTCAATATCTTTTAACTGATCTTTGAATTTCTTATTCGTTTTAACTTGCATAACATCTTTTGAAAGAGAGACACAAAATTGTTTTGTATACTCTCTCTTTTTTAATATAATCAAAGCTTCTAAAGCGTTTTCCGCTATTGGTGTTCCGCTTTCAAAACATTCTGGATAATTGGTTTTGAGAAATTCAATAAAGTTTTCTTTGATTACTATCTTTGTTGTCATAACATTCTCCTTGTGTTTTATTACAAAGATATTTTACCATAAAAAAAGAGGAATGTCAAGTAATTTTGACACTCCTCTTAAAAATTCGTTTTAAAAAATAATAGACATTTTAGTTACTCTAATTGATGTAACCGCACTTGATAACTAATAAGTTTGAATGTCACCAACACTATTTATCTAATAATATAGTTTTTGTTCTTCTAATGTTTTTCCCATACCAATCGCATGAAGATTCAATTGAAAGCCATCTGCAGTTTCTTGCCACGGTGTATCATTTGAACAAAAAACAATACTCTGAAAATTTCGCGTATAATACTGTTGTCTTACCTTTGTAATATTAATCGGTGAAAAATTCAAAGGATACAGTTGCCAAGAATTTAAATATTTCTAAGAAGCAACAAAAGAAGAATAAATTTCGAATGGCGTATCATCACGATCATATCCAACAAATCCTTTCATAGATAATTTTGCAAATATTTTCTAATCATCAGAAGAAGATGAATCTGGTAAATTTGAATTATAATTCATTATATTTGTAAGCGTTGAATCAAATATATCCTTTTTAATAATTAGTGGTTTATACCCACCACGAATTATATAATTGTAAGGGGTTGCGCCTTCATCTAGTTGAAACAAAGTTGGTGTTATTTTACAATCTACCTCATGTAAAAATCTACCCCAAATTCCATCTTGATTTGCATTTCCTCCAAGCGTTAAAGCATAATAACCAGATTTGTTTAAATCATCATCTGGCTTACTAATTGCCGCTACATTGGAAATATTTTCAACTTCATCAATAGTAGAAGTACCGCCCTAACCAATATAGATCGTTCCTTTCTCATTTAAATCATTTCTATCTAATGTTCGCACCCTATATTCAGATGCTTTTGTTTTATTAGGTATCATAAACAATACTCCTTTAATTTTTTCTTATTGATTCAAAGTAATCAGTTATAGCTTTCTTTTGTGCATCTGTTAAATTTGTATCATTCTTTATTCTTTCAACAGCTTCTTGATAGCTTTGATTAAAAATATCACCATAGTAGGTTTCGCCATTGATTACTTGATTTGCTGGTGAACCCTTCGCTCCATCGCCCCAATTATCATCGTTATTTGTTTTACCAGTTCCGTTTCCTTCTGGTCCAATTCCATCAGATTCACCACCATCAGATCCATCTTTGTCTCCTGGTTCTTCTTGTTTATCTGGAAGATCTTCACCTACGGAACTTACTTCATCAAATAACGCAATCAAGTCGGTGGAATAATTATCAATTTCTCTGAACGGAGAAACACAACCGTCTGACCAACCAATAAACACATATCCTTTATAAGGGAGTGCCATCAAAATATGTGTTTCATCAGATTCGATTCTATAAGAAACATCTGCAAAGTTGGCACCGTCTAAAACCATAGTTGCATCAATATCTTCGAAACATCTATAATTAACAGAAATTCTATTTGAAAATGCAGTCGGGAATTGTTTCAATTCAACTATCTCTTTGTTGTTAATTTTATCAATCTGATCTTGCTCTTGTTTTTTAGAAACAGCATTTATCAAAGATTGATTCTCATATTTAGAATAATCAATTACAAAACCAAGACCTTCCGCAGATACTTCAATTGTGTATTTTGGCTCTCCGTGAGCGATAATTGTTTCTCTAATATTAGGAAACATTAAAGACAAAGTAATTACCAAAGATGCCAACGCAGTTGAAAATATCGAAAGGAATGACTGTTTTCTATATTTCCCCTTCAAATCATTCGCCTCTACGGTTTTCAGAACGTTCAACGTATCTTCTTTTTGCTTCTTTGCAATAAAAGAATTATTATCTTTTAATTCAATCATTGTCAAAACACGTTCTTCTAAACCAAGATCATCAATTCTTTTTGCTAATTGAATTTCGGTATATTTAAACTTTTTGAAATATAAAACTGGAAACAAAACAGAAATCCCGATGATAAAAATTCCAGTGCAAATTATAAATTTATATTTATAATCCATAATCCAAAAAGCTATCAAAAACGGAATATTAAATAACAAGGAGATTGCTACAGAACACAACCCTGCCTTAATAATGTTTTGCTTTTTAGCTTTCTTTTTAAATTCAATCAATACGTTTTCCATAAACAACCTCCTTATTTAAAATTAACTTATTCAATTTTCTTCCAAAATAAATACGTAATATCTTCTTTAGTATTTGTATTATGATTTATTTTATATAATCTCTGATTTGTTTTTTTGGATTTTAATCCACCGAGCTCTTCTATGTATGGACCAACCTTAACATAATCAAATAATTCAAAAATATCATCATCACACTCTGTTGCTCCAGAATACAAAGCTATTTTTAAACCATTATTCTTACAAATATTTGCACACTCAAAAAGACTCTGTTTGTGCAACTCGTCATCTCCACCCATAAAAAGAACACAAGTAATAATTCCATTATATTTTTTTAAAAAAGAATTCAAAACAGACTTAACTTCTATTCCTTTCTCTTCTCTTAAATATTGCGAATGACATCCTTTGCAATTCCTTTTGCAACCAGTAATTGAAAAACTCAAACTAATTTCATCTGGAATTTCTTGAAAACAAATCATTTGGTCTGCATATTTAATTTGAATATTCTCCATAATATCTCTTTGCCGCTTCTTTTTGTCTAGCTTCGGAATACTTAGAAACTCTCTTCGCGTATCCGATAACACGTGTAATATAATCGATATCTGTCGAACCACATTCTGGGCACTCTTTCAAATAATGTTTTGAAATATGACCGCATTTATTGCAAATCGTATTAGGAATATTAAATGTAAAATAAGAGCAACCAACCTTTGCCGAAACATCAAGAAGTTTTCTGTATTGTTCTTTCGTTAAATGTTCATCGAGATTAAGATGGCAAGCACTTCCACCATCAAGATATTTGACAACATCTTCTCCGTGCATAATCATCTTATCTACTATCGAAAGCTTAGAATCTTCGACACGGAAGAAGTATGAATTATAGCAATCGCGAGGAACAAAATATCCATCTTTTCTATCCCAAGAAGCATTTTTAGATCCAAGATTCTCCGCAGGAACGTACTCGGTATTGAACATAACTTCCTTTGTGCGCGCCTTTTTATTCTCTTCTTGAATTGGTGCAAGAATAGATTTACAGAAATCAAAATATTTTTGATTAGCCGTAATATCAATTCCAAGAAACTCCGCAGCCTCTACACAACCGTTTACTCCAGTTGTTAAATACTGTTTTGGCATAGATATATATCCAGCATCATAAATTGGAAGTAATCCAGCTTTAAGTTCCTCTTTCAACAACTCATTGAAAGCAAGCAAATATTTTTGATTTTTAATAGCCTGTTCTCTAACTCTTTCTGAAATATCAGCTTTATCTTTTACGGCGTTTTGTACAAGACGATTAATATTAATTGTAATAACGGCTTTGGAACCAGTTGAAATTCCACCAGCACCAAGAGTAAACGAGAATACGTTATCTGTAATTCCGTTTTTCAAACGGCAGCAAGAACTCAAACTATCCGCTGAATCGCTCGTATAAGCGAAGAAACTATGTCCTTCCGCCCACATTTCAGAACAAAAATCAGCCCAATCTTCATCTTTATATTTCTTTGTTTCTTTGTCGAAAACAAGATTAGCCGTTTCAACAGGAAATGTAAGATATTGTTTCTTCCGTTCTTTATTGAACCATTTCATAAAGAATTTTTGAAGCCAGAACGTACTCTCCCACTTCGGTTCATCACCGTCTGGAAATACAAAGTCTTCAAAAATTGAATTGAAATAAGTACGATCAAAATAAGCAATATTCCAGAACACAGCCTGATATCCTCTCGCGGCTGCAGGAGCATTTAACGTATATACAACTTGTTCAAAACAATCTGTAATCAACTTTCCGATTGTTACTGGCCTCTTTGAAACCGAGTTGATAACCTTGTCTACATGCAAATAATAATCATCCCCATATTCTTTTCTGATAAAATAATCAAAATAAGTTAAGAATTCTGGAGTAGCAACAGCACCAGCAAATTGAGCAGACACAGCAAACACAAGGTTTATAAAACTTCCGATAAAAGAATTTATATTCGTCGGAGCACCAGAAGTTCCACCGATTGTTTTCAAACCATCGCAAATAAACGGGTACATTGTTATGCTGACACAATATGGCATTACTGGATGCGTTTCATCATGACGATAAATTTCATGAGAATCAAGCTGACGAATATATTCTTTTGCCAAATCTTCACCATATAACTCTGTAATCTTATTTATCATTCTAAGACGATTAATGCCAATCTCTTCTTTTTTAAACATTTCTGCAGATAATGTTGCAACGTTTTTGTTTTCTACGTTTGCATTAGCGTCAAACTTACTACCAGAAGCAGCATTTTTAGCCTCAGAATATTCTTTTATATAATCAAGTTTATCTTGATATTTTTTATAATCGTGCATATCAAATACCCCCAATCCACTTTAAAGCATCGGCATATTTCATCATATCCCCGTTTTCTAACTCAATCACTGGAGCATGATTGAAACCTTTATCCATAATATAATTCAAATCGTCTTCTGAATCGACAATATTACGTTCAATAATTTCAATATTTTTTTCTTTTAATTTTTTCTCAAGATTACGACATTGCGGGCAACCAGACGTATAAAGCAAAACTTTCATCATTTCACCTCGTCGGAAGAGCCGAAGCCACCTTTTCTGCCATTATCTTTTTCCTTCCCATAAACATATTTATCGTCATCGGTAATATAATACTTCGTGAAAACACCCTGTGCAATACGATCACCCACTTTCACAGAGTACGGCTCATCGCCTTTATTTTCGAGACAAACACCGATTCCGCCATCATTCTTTTCATTCCCGTAATAGGAGGCATCAATAATTCCGACACAGTTCTTAGGAACTACGCCGTATTTGCAACCAAGCCCCGAACGGGCATATATATTAAGCACGTTATCAAAGTACATTTGTGCTTTCACATCTGTCCAAAAAACGTGCGATTCTTTCGGATTAATAACATAATTTTCCTTACTATAAAAATCGTAACCTGCCGACTTCGCATCGCTTCTTTCTGGCAAACGAGTTTTTACATTAGGAAACTTCTTAAATTCTGGTTTTACTTCTTCAAAACTTCTCATATAAAACTGACCTCTTTTCTTAAAACTTTCTAAACCAAAGACTTTCACCCTTGGCTTTGGAGTATATTATAGCATATTATAACCCCAAAGTCAAGGGATTTCGCCTTATTTTCAAAAATAAAAAGTAACTTTTATTTTCTTTTTATTTGTTTTATTTTATTATATTTATATTATAATATTATAATATTATATATAATATATATTATTTAAATTATATTATAAAACATCCACTATTGCACTAACAATTTGAATTCCAAAAGGAGTATAACCAACCGTAATGCAATAAGATTTTCCTGAAACAGTAGTCAACTTTGCTTTGTCACTACTTAATCCATCCCCGATACACAAATACGTTGTAGAAGGCATATTTATTGCAAAGTTTGCACTTGCTTTAAAACAAATCTGTGAAACATCATTTATGCTTGTAAATTCAGCAGCGTTTATCGTAGGGAAATTGACCATCGATGAAACGCTTCCAAGCTCATAAGATTTACCGGAACTAATGTGATTAATCTCCGTTTCCTTCACAAACAGATCCGCTTTTTTGCTCAATTCATTGGTTACAGAATTTTGAGACATAACACTTGTCGTTGATGTTCCAGTTGTTTGAACAACGGATGGTACAGAACCAATATCGACAACTCCACCTACGGGAGAATGTGTTGTTCCATTTACCTTTACACCAGTAACCGTACCAGTTTTGTCAATACCAGCGTAACCGCTATCAGAAGATGTTGGCCATAACGCACTGATTGTAGTCCCGTCGATACTAATATGAGTGCCTGCGCTATATGTTGTATCATTATCCGTCCACGGAACAGAAACAGTCATTGCCCCGTCATCAGAAACATCAACGCCGTAAGTTTTACCACTCGTCGCACCTGGTTTAACACCACCGATTTCAGAAGACGAAGCTACTTTTAAACTATACGTTGTCGTTCCAGAAACACCACCAGAACCAGAAATACTTAAACCGGTTCCAGCAGTATGACTGTGTGCCGTATTCGAAGGAAGTGTATCTTCCGATATGGAAGTTATTTTTCCCGTCTTATCCTGTGTTATACCAGAGATATATTTCCCGCTAGATGCCGTTTGCGTTCCAGATAGATTGGACGATGTAACCGTAAGTGTATTACCAGATTTTGTGATATTTGTCACAACACCGCTGTTTGCGGTTCCAGATAAATTATTCACATAATTAGATAAATCTATATCAGTATTGCCAATCTTTTCCCATGAATAAGTTTTTGTCGTTGTCCCACTTTCCAACGTAATATATTCATCATAACCATCGTCAGAAGAATGAGAGTGTGCTACAAGGTAAATCTTTCCCATTGTATCTGCACTTGCCGTCGGTAAAGATACAACTACCTCATATTGGAATTGTGATACCCCACTTATAGCCGTATCAACATAATTCTTAACACCGCCAGAGGTAATATAATTACTGGAGTTAGCGGTTGGCGTTGAATCTTGTCCTGCATTAACAACCGAACCTAAACCTACGTCTGATTTTGTCAAAGAATTTTTGTATGCAAGAGAACCCAGTCCTTTTACAGATACATCTGTACCATCAACGGAAATCGTTCCGTCCGTGCTACCAGTTGTAATTTTTTGATGGGTTTGAAGTGCCGTGTCCGCTTTCCCAAGTGACGTTTGGACGTCGATCGCCAAATCAGTTTTGGGAATACCGTCAGTCGGTTTCGTGTATTTACCATCAATCTGAGCTTGATATCCATCATAGGTTGTTACCTTTGCAGACGTAATCCCAGAATTAACAGCGTTTAATTGGCTCGTACTAAGCTGATCTTGCTTTTTATCAAAACCAGTAACTTTAATATTATCAACAACAGTTGTACCAACAGTTAGTTTTAAAGTTCCATTATTCGTACCACTAGTCAAAGATATAGAATTAATTAAATCTTGCAAATCTTTCCCTGAAATTTCCAGAACGTTTTTACCATTAGATTTATCTATACTAATACCATTAATACCTATAATAGGTAAATTAAATTTTAAAAGTGGGTTATTTTTTGTTCCATCTGAAAAAGTGATACTGTTATTTATTTCAAAAGCAGCACCATTTATTGTATCATAAACTAGTGAAGAAATATCTGTTGATTGTATTTGTGTTACATCTGGAATTTCAGTAATTGCCCCAAGATCCTATGCGGTAATAGTAACTTCTCCTGTTTTTCCATTAACAGATGTTACGCCACCAGCAGTCACATTTTGGTATGTTATATTTTGTATAACAGTTCCTTCGCCAGTGGTATCACTATCTGACGAAGATATTCTTAAACTTTCATTTGTCGGACCGCATTTAGCAATTATAAACGCGTTCGACAATTGATTTTGAATCATATAAATAATGGCCAAATCCCCACTTTTAAAATCATATATCGATTGATTTGAAATATTTGGAATTATTCTAACAGATTCAAAATCCGAAAGCATTTTTATATTTACTGTACCATCTTCATTTACGCTGTCAATTTGACAAATTTCAACCCTGTCGCGTTTGTTTTGCTCTTCTTTGATAATGGAACGTATTATATTTAAAAAGCTATTAGCTTGTTCTGTTTTGTTCATACATCCCTCCTTATCTATTCGTAAATGAAAGATTGTTTATATTCGAGCTCGAAATCGACATTTCTCCACCATAATCTAGCGAGAAAGAAATCGATTGAACAAGGAATTTTTCATTTTCTATGCCATAAAAACTATCTGTAATTTCTATTAAATTGTTTACTTCTATTAAAGGGTTTAATAACATAGTGTTACTTACACTTGTTTTAGCAACACTAACTTTTCTTAATTCATAATCAGCTCTTTCCTATGCAAGATAATCTGAATTAATCGAAGAATCGTTAATTATTGATCCCGTTCTATAACCAATTCTTGATACACTGATTGGGGAATCTGCAGCATTATTGACAGCGGTTGCTCTACACGTGTTACCATTAACGTTCGAACCAATGACAATAACTTTATTTACAATATCCTCGAAAGAAAAACTATAATTATGTGTCATTAAATCACCGTCATCCGCATTGAAAGAAAATAAAATCGGTTTATCGGAATCATTAATAACTTCTTGTTTTGGAATTAACGTTAAATTACCGTTGACATTATAAAAAACTTCCGCAGAAAGCATTTCTGCAAGTTTTAAAATAATCGAACCATAAGTTGCTCCAGCAGGTTCTGATATTTGAGAAATTACTTTTTTGCCTTTAAATAAAGAATTATAAATTATATCTTTTGTGTCAAGTATAAAACCGGAACCATTATCCGTATTCAATATATTGTTTATAACTTCTTCGATATCTTCACCTACATTAATTGTATAAGAATATTCCAACGTACCTCTTTTCCCCTCTAAAACCGAAAATTTATCAGCTGTTTCTATACTAACCGTTTTTGTATCAGAGGAATTGTCAACGCTTTGGTTTTGGCAAGAATAAATTCCTTTTCTAAACCAAATAACACTATTTTCATCATTATTCATATTGAATCCAATATAAAAAGAAAATTTCTATCCAGTCCAAAAATGATTAATCGAAGGTGTATATTCTCCGTTGTTATTATTTAATTGAAAAGATAACGTCCTTCTCTGACCACTTTGATAATTTTCAGAATAACTTCCACTGATAATGTCTTCGTTTGGAATTTCATATCTTTCTGTTTCATCAGCGTTCAAAACATAAATTTTAAACCTTGGCTATATATGTTTATTCTTAATATAATCTTCTATATAATAAAAATTATAATATTGATCAAATAAATAAGGAGAGGTAATAGAAATTACCTCTCCGCTTCCCTGTAAAGAAAACTAAGACGAATTATAAATCATATTTACCTCTCCTTTTTATATTTTATCTAATGCCACAAACAGCATACATAACATTATCAACATATCCAAACCCTATGTTGTAAGAAGTGCCTTTTTTAGCATTAAGTTTTCCACCATCAACATCTCCGCCTATAATAGTTGTGTTTTCTGGCGGTGTATATGTGAAATTACTTGCAGCAGTAAAATTGATTTCTGCCTGTGAACACTGACGATTTTTATAGTATTCGTCATTAATACTACCAAATGTTGTTGTTAATCCATTAATAGAACCAAGATTATAAGTGATGTTGTTGTCTAATTTTACAGAAGGACTTGTTCCAGAAATAGACTCAATATTACCCTCTGCCTCCAAATACAAATCTTTATCTGTTTTATTTCCAACCAATTCAACACCGTTTATCTGTGGTTTATTCAAAAGAATATTATAATCCATCACTGGCTCATCTCCTCCACCAGAAACACTTCCGCTTGTATCGGTAGTGAATTCGGTTGTTTGTATTATTCTTGCATTGCTTGCATCTGCAATTTCCGTCCAACTAAAATTAACGGTTATCGGCTGCTTATCCCAAGATTCATTAATTGAATTCGAAAATTCAGTTATCTGTATAATAAACGATTGACCTTTGGAATTCTTATAAAGCTTCGGATTTCCAGAATTACATATTTTCTTCCACTCATTCAACATATCAACGCTGTCATTAGATGTGATTTTTGTGTCAAAAATATTAACAACACGTTCGTCCATTCCGCATTGGTCTAATAGTTTCTTCCAACGAGATTCTGTATATCCGCCATATACTTCACTTGTATCTTGTGTTAAACCCCATGAAACATTACCGTCTTCGTTTCTTGCAAGAACATAATTCGTTGTTAAAAAGTCAAAAGGAAGCATTTCGGAACCAAGCAAACAAGAAACAGAACTTGTGGTATAATTCTTTTTCCCATAAGAAAAAGCTGGATATTTACCAAGCGTATCTTGTTGCGATTTAGAAACATTCTATTGTTGCTCTCCTGGTTCAACGTTAAACTTAAATAACCAAGTTTCATTTTCGGATGTTGTATAAACATTCTGTTCATTTGTTTTGTGTAATTCAGAAATCGACCAATAATCCCACTTTGTTGTTATCGGAAAATGTATCTCTCTTTGAATTGTTTTATTTCCACTTTGATCCGTTAAATAAATTATATATTCATAATTCCTGTTTGTTGTTACATTATAGTCTATAACACGAGAAACATTATTTTGTAAAATAACCGGGTGTAATATTTTTTCATAATACACTTGGTTGTTATTATCTCTCCATACTTCTCTTTTATAAATAGACCTTTGTGGAAACGTTTTTAATTCTTTTGAAACAATTCCATCTGGAGGTGGTATTGGCAAACCATCGACTTCTTCATCACTTGTGTAGTTCAACGCAAATAAAAAATCTTTATCTTGCATAATTTCAGAATATTTTTTCTTTGAAAAAATCGCTGGAAAATTTCTGTTTGACGGAGAAGATTCGTCTTTGTTATAAGCATATAAATAAGAAACTCTTGATTTTCTTGACGGTTTGCCAAAATCTTGTGGTTTCTAACCACTACTTATACCGATCTTAATATTAGCCATTTTTATCCTCCCCAGTAACAAAAGTTAATATGCCAAATTTATCTGTATAACATTTAAATATACCAAATGTATTCTGATTAGATAACGTTGTTGTATCTAATTTTGAATTTAAAGCAGTTGTAATTACCCTGTTCTCAACTGGATTAACGGAAGTTAACGATAATTCTGAATCGACATCTATTACTCTTTGTGATACGTTCCCGTTAATACCGTATGTGATATTATCACTCTCTTTTCCACTCCACTGAACATAAAAATATAAAACTTTGCTATACAAACGATTTCTAATCGTATTCAACGAACCGTCTTGATTTCTTAAATGGTCAGATTGAATATCTTCTATCGTTATTTCATCTTCCCAGATATTATCTTCACCGTTTTCGTTTGTATCTTCCCAAAAGTTATCTGATATATCCTCTTGATGATTATTAACTTTTCTATAACAATAATAAACAGTATTAGTTTGTTCATTTATAGCAACTATTGTTGGTATGATTATCTCATCGTTTTTATCCATCCAAAGACTATAAACCTTATTTCCAGCAGGTAAATTTTCTATTGTTTTCCCGCTTAAAGACAAATCGTTCTTTATAAATATTGGCAAATTATAAAATACATCCTTATTCTACAATCCATCGGGATCGTCTAAAGTATAAATCATCTTGTTTATTTTTATCGGTTTATCGCTTATTATATCTTTAACGATGTTTTCTTCATCATAATGGATAAAATACCAAGAATTTGGATAATTTATAGAGGGTTTATTAGCTCCAAGTGGAACTATGTTTGAAGGAATATAAGACATATAGTAATTATTGGACTTGATATAAGAATTATAGGAAGCGGGGAATAAATCAGTTGTCGCGTTCCCATAAACATATATGTTCGGATTCTTCCCTATAGCATAATCGCCAATCTTATAACACTCGTAATTCGGGAAACCAACTTTATAACCGTCTGGCCACTGATTTGAACCTATATATAGGTCTTCCGGTTTCAGAACCAGGTTTTTTGTATTTCCGCCGTCTGTGTTAATGACAACATTCAGAAATTCTGCCGAGTATTGATAACTGTCTATTGTAACCCTCGTGGTAAACTCAATACCTTTTGTTTGATCAAAAGTCAAATTTTGTTTAGAAGGAGGATTCCAAGAGCTTAATCCGTCGTTGCTATACACACTGTCATATAAAACACCGTCAGATTCATCAAATATATTCATAACGCCACTAAAATATTCAACGCCTTTTGGATTGTCTTTATAATTATTATCGGTTTCTATCAAATAATTTCTATCGCCTAAATTCGGATATATATAACCGTATTTATCTTCGAACCACATATCGACACCAGTTAAATCGCACCGAAGCCCATAATTAGCCCAATCTTTATCTTTTTCTAAGGAAACATCAAATCCTGTATAAACAGCAACTTTCTTTGTAATAATAGTACCATATTGGTCTGTTAAAACGAGCGATATAATATACCAATGATGTTCTTCAGCTAAACCATAAAACGTATATTTTATCTCTTTGTCATAACCAACTTCTGATTGCAAAATAAGATCATTCGAGTTCAAATATTTCGTCAAAGCAGACTACGCCGCGGTATCATATTTATTTTTATCAGTTTCACCAGTTTCATCATTTTTATAAATGTTTGGAACATCGTAAAGAAACCATTGATAATTTCTCCACTGAACCAAATTTGTTTGATTATAAATAGCCTATGCAAAAATACTTCTCTCATAAGTCTCACATGTATTATTGCTGTTGATTGTTATTTTTGCGCCACCAGAAACACCATATAATTCCAAATCGACAGTTGGACGTTTGTATAAACTAAATTGATTTTCGCTGCTCGAACGGAAGAATGTTTTAATTGAATACGAATCGTTTGTTTTGAAGTCCAAAGCTGGTTCTTCTTGTCTAATCGCCCAGACAGTTTTATCTAACAGCGTAATATTAGAAGAAGAATTTTCTTTATTGAATATCTTATCGCCAACTGATATAGCTGTAGACGGAGAAATAAAATTTACAATTCCATTTTTTGTATCTAGTTTGTTTTTGTAAATACAGCCATAATTTTTTTCATTGAGATTATTTGGATAAATTTCAACGGATTTTTCCTCTTTGAATTTTATAGGCGTATCATTAATAGTACCAATTGTAACTTGCTAACCTTCTTGCGCCGAAGAATAAGCTTGGATATTTTGACCAGCAAACGTATCATAATCACTGCTAAAATTGTTTGTATCTAAAACAACTTTATTTGTTATTTTCCCCCAAGTGTCAGCATCAGAAGAACGATACCACTAGATTGTTATCTTATAATCTGTCCCAATATATTTATTATTCTCAGAATGATCTGCAAACTTTTCAACAGTTGGTGATTTCGGAATCCATATACCATTATAATTAGAACTACCTTTTACATTTGGCATTGCTGATGATAAACTTATTGTGCCATCTTTTTTATCTAACTCATTATTATCATTTTCTGTATTTAATAAAATTCTTGACTAACCAAATATAACAGTTGGAGATTCGTCTGTATTATAATCACCAAAGTTCTTATAACAATAATTATACTCTGTGCTCCATCTACCAATATTTTCAAAAAATGGTTTATTATAAACATTTTTTACTTTTTCCAAGGTTTCAGAAGCACTTGAACCAGTAACATTTGCAATAATAAATGTTTGATTTAAATATGCTGCTGACGCATCGGATTCGGAAGGTTGAAAATATTTTGGCACAAAATATTTATTGCTAATGCAAAAATCAACCTTGTCTTTCACACCTAAATCGTTAGGGTTGTTACTCATTTTAAAAACCTGGAAAACATTTGATATATTTAAATTTTCTTCAGATAAACCATCTTGCCCAGTTTGTAAATACAAATGTCCAAGATATGAATCATAATCTTTAATTCTGACTCTTGAACCAACTTGTTCTGGTTTTCCTGTGATTTCTGTAATTTGAAAATCAGAACCAATATTAACATCTGTAGCACTATATAATTGTATAAAGTAATCGTTGTAAATTTGATCACTTGGATAACTTTGAATTCTCTCGTTAGTAGATCCAAGAATTTTACCAGAAGCAACTGTCATATCATAATACTTAGTTTCTTCTGGTCTATTCTTATTATTATCGACAGCGTCTTGTCCGAGCTGATATAAAGTTATTGTCCATTTATACTGATTTCCATTGTTTAACTCAATGGAATTTCCAGAATTATCTGTTATTTTAGAACTTCCGTCTATATTATACACAACAACATTTTTTTTCGTTGTGTTTGTTAGCTTGCCATTCTAATCTTTATTTACAACAAACGGAATCTTTAAATAACTTCCATTTAAACCAGTATTTAAATCAGAAATTCCATCATCAGTAATAATTGATCCATTCTTCGTTGTATCATAATAAAGATCTTTGATATATGATATATTATCAACCGCGTTTCCACTATGCGGAAAAATTTTATGATTATCACTATCGTAAACAGTTATAGCATACCCGTCAATCTTTGTGTTTGACGTATCTATTTTGCATTGAAAATAAATTGGTCCTTCGTCCAAATATGTAATATCAAAAGATGTTAAATACGGCGAACAATTTGTCGGTTTAAAAACTGCCATAATCTCTTGCCTCCTCTTTTATTTTTTATATTGAGTTGTGGCGGGCGGGAGGTATCTCACTCGCCACACCCAAACTTATTGGTGTGATGTTTATTTTAAAGTGTAACATCACAAACCACTTTTATATTAAATTTTATTTATTAACTTTGTAAATTTCTTCTGGAAAATACTTTTCCATAAACGCAGTTCCCCTGCGAGTAGCATCTCCTTCAAACCAGATGGAATCATAATCTGGGTGTAGTCTGCCTTTGTGTTTCGGTGCTTCGAAAAATACAAGCCAAACAATCAAAACAATAGCGTATAAAAACAAAATACCAAACACAATAATTACTGGCAAGCAGCTTGTAAATATACCAATCATCATCGGAATAAAGAACGCCAAAGCGAACAAACTGCAAAAAATCGATAAAAACTTAATTTTATCTTTATCTGTATCGCAATCAAACAGCCCATATCTAACAACACTCGGTATACAAACAATAAACGGCATAAGCGGTCCCAAAATTATATTTTGTAAACCATGACCATGTTCGTGGCAATAAGTCGATTTTGGAGACCTTTTATCGCTGATAAAACCAAATCCCCAATTAGATCCGCCCCAATATTCACCAATAATATTATACGCACACAAACCAAATCTCTTCGGTTTCGTTTTTGTAATTAAGCACGAACCCAAAACGACAAACAACCCAATGAAACTCATTATGAATCCCCAAGTGAACGAAAGGAAATAAAAACCAATCATCATAAGAATTCTTTTAGATTTTTTCATAATCAATCACCAATTATGCGCCAGCGGCTTCGTAAGTACCCTCAATACCACAAATAATAACTCCCTTTTTAATATTTTCGGGAAGCAACGTAGCGGGTTTTGTTAAAGTTACAGAAGAGAAAACTTTACCTTCTGTCGGTGTAAGAACCTCGCTACCATTCGAGAAATTCGGCTCAACCGTCTTTGTTTCCGTGGGAGTAGCAGGAACGTTTACAGTTACTTGCGACAAACCATCATATCCGCTATCTGGAGTAACTTCCCCATTCTCTGTAGCTGTTTTAGCTTGTAATTTTGGAGTTGTAGGGGGAACATTAACCGTAACCTGCGAAAGACCATCATAAGAAGCGTCGGGCGTAACTGTGCCATTTGCCGTAACAGATTTCGATTGCAACTTCGGCTCTACATTTACAGTTACAGTTGAATACCCTTCGAGATTTTCGTCAGAAGCTTTATATGTTTTGTTCTCTGTTGCTTCGAGTGTACCAAGTACAGAAGGAATATCGCCACCTGCAACATAAGCACCGTTCTGAAGAACGTAATTCTTGCGAACATCGTTTTCAATAACTGTAACAATAGATGTTTCAAGCGGAATACCATAATTCGTACCATTACGTGTGATATATGGTGTATTTGTTGGAACGTCTGCGATATCTTCAGCTGTATCAGCAAAAAAATTCAAAATATATCTGTCTCCAACTTTTTTTGCGTAATCCAAATAATACATATATTTTCTCCTTATATATTTATTTTGAAATAACGCGATATATTTCAACCGCGTTATTTCATTATTTTATTTAATTGTTGTGTCTTGTGTTGCCGGCGGCAGAGCGCAAGTCGATCATAAATCTATTCATATCGAATCCGCTATCAGCATTAAATGTTGCATAAACAGTTCCGATATTCGTAGAATTATCATTGCTAGTAGAATTCGATTTAGAAACATTTGGCATCTGATTACGAAGAGTCGCAATAAGATTTGGAGCAATTTCGCCAAGAGCAAACAAATTCTTTGTGAGATCGGCAGGAACAATACCAGAATGAGAAGGAAGTGATGTAAGCGTACCTTGTGGTGTTACAATAGCCTCTGTACCAAGTTCATTGACATAGGTTTTTCCACCAGAATAATCATAAGAACCTGTTGCATGAGATTCGAAACTACCAATATTACTAACATTATCTCGACTTCCTGTATATTTTTTATACGAATTCCCGTTTTCATCATACGCCCATTCAAATTTATCTTTGAAAATATCACCTATATCTTCAACAGTATATAATTTATTATCTTTTTTATACCAAATTCGATTTTGGTTTCGCGTGTTTAAAACTAACACATCATCCGGTAAATCTTCCCATTTATAAAACTATTTACCAGTGTCATTATCTCTCCAATGCTAAAATTTACTAAAGTTCCCATCTTTATCTCTTTTTGCAAAAAATACTTGCGCTCCAGAAACACCTTCTTCGGCATGAAAACCAGACAAAGCAGGATCTGATGAAATCTTGTCATCGTCGTTGGTTATAGTTAGTTCTGTATTAACATCGTTCCAACTTCCATAATTTCTATCATACGCGCCAGTAAAGTTTACTTTTACTTTTTCTCTTTTTATTGCTTTATCATCTACACCAAGACTGCTATCTTTGGTCTAGTTGTTCGCATCTGCGTTTGAAGCACCTGTGTTGTTTTTTATAGAATCTACAATCTACTAACGAATTTTATCCGCATATTCTTTACTGCTCATTTTTTGTAAAGCATCAATAATATTGGAATGATTTTCATCAATACCAAGACCATCTTTAATTCCTTTAACAACATCTGTTAGCGCATTTAAACTTTCGTTATTTTGAATGGCTTCCAAAATAGCTTTTTGCTGATTTAATTGATCAATCTGATATTGTAAATCTTCTTCGGTTTGTTGTCTTTCTAATTCATCGACCTTATCTTGAGCTTCTTGAATCGCAGAGGTGTCCGCTTGCGCAACAAACCCAATACCAGCGCGATAAACTAACTTCTTCTCTTTCTTGGCGTTTTCGAGCGCATCGCGTGCTTTAATTAAATCAAGCTCTTTCTATCTCTACTTATTAATATCACCGAGCTAATCTTTTATTGACTGTAAATTATCGATTTGTTTATCCAATAATTTATTTTCAAGTTCAATTACTTTATCTCTCTCTTCATTTACATAGGTTTCAATAGGAGTTCCAGCGGCAACAACGCTCGACCACATATCCATCAATTCTTCTGTCCACTCAATATTAGCTGATTCAAAATCTTTTGCATCTTTGATCTTTTTCAGGACATCGCCGCTTATACCATTTTTTTCAGCAGAAGTTTTAAATATACCCCAAAGATCCGTCCTGGTTTGTGCACCCTTGGCTATTTTGCCAGCATAAGCTAATCCAAGACCGCCTTCTGGATTCGCAATCATAGAAGTAATATTCTTAATAATATTATCCTGTGAAACACTTCCGTCTTCGTCGAAAAGCAAATCGGGGTATTTAGAAATGATTTTCTATAAGTTTTCTGCTGTTAATTCAGAATCTTCGCTCAAATCAGAGAATATATTTCCAAGAGTTTCAAATTTACTTAAAAACTCCGTATCACTACTCATTACATCCCCAAGCGTAACAAAACCAATAAGGTCTTTCAATCCTCTCGCTTGATCTGCTGTGAGATTTAAAGCATGGGCAATATTAGAAATATTTTCTGGATTAGATTTATTTATCTTATCTATGATATATTTAGCGTCTTCATAATTAGCTACACCAAGAAAATCTTTTATCTTATCTTCGCTTTTTGTGTTTATAAATTGATACAACTCATTATAGCCGCTAATTCCATCTTTATAATATTGTTTTAACCAATCTTCGTTTTTAATTGAGTTGGCTAAATTGTAACTCTCTTTTTTGGTTATAACATTATAATTCTCATGATTTTTAAATTCGGAAACGATGGTGTCATAAGCACTCTTATAGATATTTCCATTTTCGTCAAAAATATTTGCCGTTGGATCTTTTTTTGCCCATTCTCTAGCTTGTTCGATAACCATTCGTTCCAACGAAACATTGCGTAAATCAGAAGAAGTATATGATGAAAATCCACCGCTATAAAACGCGCCTTTCAACATTGTCTCGTGCAAATTGTCGTTAATAGTTTTCAGTTTTATATTTAACTACTCAAACTATGCGACGCCCTGCTCAACTGTTTTATTGTATTTTTCTTCGTATTGTGCTCTTAATTCCAAATTCAGTGGATCGTCCTAAATGTCTTGTATTAATGAGTATTCAGCACTGTTAACCTTATTTAATAAATCATATCTTTCTTCTTCTTTTGATTTATAAGTTTCTTGCGCTTCCGTCATTAATTGGGCAGACTTATAAAGAGCAACCACTTCTGGAGTTAATTCATCTTTAATTTCGCCACCGAGCTTTTTGAAATTATTGTATAGCGAAGAAGATTCACTCAAAGTTTCGAGCATCTGTGCTCTATATTCTTTTTCTTGTTTGTACTCTTCAACGCTCCATTCGCTTCTATCTTTACTTGTTAATTCTTCGGCAGAGGTAATTGCAGATTCTACCTTTTGAATGGCTTCGAGTTGCTTCTTGGCTTCTTCTACGCGTTTACGACGGGCTATTTCATCAGCATGGAACCATTGATAAAGTCCCTGCCCAATTAACTGCCCTCCCATATTACCTATGATACCCCCAATCGGCCCAGCAATAGCAGTTCCGATACCAGAAAGTATACCAGAAGCAGCACCAGTAAATATTTTGTCGGCAGTGCTTGTAAAATCGCCATAATTAGCAGTCATACCAGAAGAAATTCCCGATACTATTCCAGTCGTAATACCAGATGCTATTCTAGCTTTTTTCAAAAATTTTGTTCCTTTAACCTTGCCTTTTTTATTAGGATTTTTTTGACCACCAGCTTCTAAGTTTTGATTTTTATCGTCTTCAGTATTCGGAGCGGCAGTACCTCCTGCTTTTTTGTTTTGTAAATAAGCTTTTATAGCAGCAACATCAGATTTAATCTAATCGGTATTAGACGCCGTTTTATCGTCTGCAGTATTTTCTTGGTGTACAGAACTAAGAGCTTTTCTTTCTGCTTCAGAAAATTCCTCATCTTTATAACCAAGTCCTTTTTTATATTCTGCAAGCTCTCTCAAACTTTCTTGTTCAAATGATCCACTTCGTCCGAAAGCCGCTCTAATACCTTTTCCCATACGACTTCCGCCGCCAAATAAACCTTGAACCTTCATTCCTATAGTAGGAAGGTGTTTTCCAGCAATAGCCGTCAACATCGCCACAATATTTGGAAGTATCTTATCAATATTTTCAACAACACCTGCAATTGCCTTAAAGAATGTTTTCACAAATCCGCTCGCTTGAAGTTTTTGTGTAAAACTTTCCCACGCAGTTTGTATTCTTTGCATAGAGGTAGCAATGCTATCCATAACCGCAGCGTATTTCTCGTCCGCCGTACCAGAAGATGTACGAGAAGATTCCAAGCTTTCTTTGTATTGGTCGTAGTTTTGCATCAAAGCTAAAAATTGGTTACGTTGTCTTACGCCAGCCATAGCAGTTGCAACGGCGTTTTGTTCGACATCGTTTAAATTATCCCATTTTTCAGCCAAATCATCGAGGACTTCATCAAAACCACGCATTTCTGTTGAAGTCGAACGAATCTAAATACCAATCGCATTTAATACCTTTTCAACATCGTTTATGCTTTCAGATGCGTCTTCCCCATCTTCTGCAATTCCAGCAAATACGCCAGCTTTAACATTCCCATATCTTGACAAAATCGTCTTTAAAGCATTACCAACACTACCAGCATCTTGCTGCGTAATATCGATAATTGTAGTAAGCATTGCTGCAGTTTGATCGAGATCAAGATTAGCTGCTTTTGCAGCGGCAGCCGTTCTTGATAATGCGTTAGCGATATCGCCAGCTGTAGTTGCGTATTCGGCATCGAGTTTTGTAAGCTTATCAACAATTTTAGATGATTCAGTAGCTTGAAGATTGAAACCTTTAAGAACAGCCGTCAACGATGTTGTTGCCGAGCTCATATCCATAAAACCAAGACGAGCAAGCTTTACAGAAGAAGTAATCAAACTAACAGATTCACTTGCAGTATAGCCTTGACGCATCCATTCGCTTGCAGACTTTGCGACTTCAGTTGTTGTTGTGCCAAGTTCTTTTGCAAGTTTGTTATAACTCGTCATTAAAGAATTCGCTTCATCAACACTCGCACCAGTTACAATACGAATATCTGTCATTGCTTCGTTGAGCTTTAATATATTTTGATATACGTTCGCAATTTCTTTTTGTACTTTATTCAAAATACGAGCAGTCACACCAAAATATGTAATTCTCTAAAAAGCTCTCTTGATGTCATCGCCCATAAGGTCGAAGATATTACGCGCGCCTTTATCTTTTGTATATATTGCAGCGCGTTTAACAGAAAATTGACCTTGTAAACCAGATTCTATAAGCGCAGCATCTTTATCCGTAACGGCTTTTCTTTTTTCTTGAGCTGTTACTTGCGCTATTTTTAATTGTTTTTGTGCAATATTTATAAATTCTTGCTAAGATTTTCTCTCTCTGCCAGAAGTTATATTTGACTTACGTCTTGCATCATCAATCTTTAAACGAAGATCGTATACTGTCTTTAAAGATTTTGCATATTCTTGATTGTCTCTCTTTCTTTGAGCTGCAGCTTGTTTCTCTTCTTTTTCTTTTTGCTTATCTTCTTTAGATTTGCCTTTCTTGCTACCGCCAGAAGTTCCGCCACTGGTAGTTGGAATCTCTGGTGGCATACCACCACTAGAAACGGGTGGTTGCTATTCCATTATATTGACAATTTTTCCAGTGTCTTCTTTAATCTGTTTAATTACATCAAGCTGAGACGATCCACGCTTTCCGCCGTCTTGTCTCTTTTGAACTTCTTTTAAAGTTCTACTTACTATCTTATTTTCGGCATCAACCGTTATACCAGTTTCTCTATATGTTTTATTTGGATCTAATTCTCCACCTTGACCAGCTGGATAAACTGGAATTGGACCACCAGAATATTGAATATTCCCAGAAGAAGAATTGTTTTGTAAACCACGCGAAGAAAGTTGTTTTGCAGACAATCTTCTACCAGTTCTAGACCAAACATAAGCACCATCTTTTAAAACAGGTTTATTTTCCTCTTGGTAAGAATCCTCTAATTTCTGCATTGATATATTATAAGATTTACCAAATTTAACTTCTGGTTTTAAATACTATTTCTTCTCAACACTTTTATTGATTTCTTCCGTAGAATTATTTATTGTATTTAACGTAGAATTGATAGCATTTTGCGCAGCCTATTGTGAATTTTCGACTGTTTTCTAAGATGATTCTTTTATTTCTTTTTTTTGTTTTTCTTGATATTCTTTATTTTGCTTATCTAACTAATTAGCCAAAGATAATAATGCGTCCAGAAAAACAGATTTAAAAATTTCAGCAGATTTCTGATACTTTGATATCATATCTCTATAAGCATCTTCAAATTCTTTTTGTTTTTGTTCAATAGTCTATTCTAATAAAACCTCATTATCTTCGATTTCTGACTATATAGGACTCTATACAATTTCAAAATCATTTTCTTTTCTATTAGCTTTAATACCAATGGCTTTATACAATTTTTTAAAATAATCTATATCTGATAACTCAAATTGTTCTTCAATATATTTTTGAAAATCTGGTATGTCTTGTATCCCCGCTTCCTCAATTGCATCATCAATCAACTAAAATAAACTATTCATATCTTCATCAGATATTTTCTTTTGTTTACCAATTTCAGATAATCTTTTTTTGAAATAATCTAATTCATTTTCCGGGGAATATTTATTTCTGAGTTCATCTGCTATTTCATTCTTGCGTCTTTCTAAATATTTCTCATCTACGACAGGTGTTTTGTATCTACTTCTTTCTTCGGCATAAGATGGATTTAATTCTTCTTCGGCATAACCAAGTTGCTCTCCCGTTAACATTGAGCGAGCATTTGAAATATATGGATAATTTGGTTTATAAAAATTTTCTGCCCAACCTAAAAATCCTTTTTTAACCAAATCAATAAAGTTTTCATCCGTATAACTTCCATCTTTGTTATATGTTCTTAAAACACCAGCTTCTTTTATAAGATAGAGCATACTTTTAAGTTTAGATTCTTCATTTGAATCGTCTCTTAAATTATCGATAATAAACTACCATTTTTCATCTTCGGTACCTTCTTTCGGAAATTTACTCAGAAGTTCTTTTGATCTTAAATACCTGTCCATATTGTATTCTTGATTGGTTGTTCCAAAAAATTTTAAAGTAGCCTCTTGAACACTATCTTCATCTAATTCTGGATGTGTTTCGATAATTCTTTGAGAAATAGCGTCATATTTATTCGCTAAGTCAATTATTCTTGCCAATCTTCTTGCGGCAACTGGAACCATTTGAGCGGCAGTTTGTGCATCTATCGGCTTTCTATGATTTATGAAATCATTAGTAAGATTCATTATGTCTTGTTCTTCGGCTATATCAAAAACATCTGGCTCATACATATCCTTAGAAGCTTTTTGTCTACTTTCCATAGTACTTTCTCTGGGAATGCTTATATAAGAATCCGATGCTTTATCATATATAGTTGTTCCGCCAAGATCTTGATTGTAATAATTATAACTTGGCTCATTTTCTCTCAATCGTTTATACTCAGCTAAAAACGTATCTCTTAAATCGTCGCTGTTTCCAATATCATACCAAAATTGTCCTTTTGTTTGGCCAAATAATAAAGATAAAAAAGAATATTTGTCTTTTTCTGGCAAAGAATTAATCATTTGCTCAGCTTCTTCTTTTTTGCTATTTAGCCAAAATTTAAACTATTTGCCATTCCAATAAGTTGTTTTTTTCTATTCACCTTCTTTGTTTGTCCATGGCTTTTCAACGGAACCACCAACATACCATCCTGGCAAATTTACATCTTTATAATCTTTTTTCCCTTCATAAACATCTAATTCATCGTGCATCCATTTAGCAATTTCGTCATAAGAACGAGTTCCAATTTGAAACACCATTGGAGCACTAAATGCGTCTAAAGTTCTATTCCTAGTTGTTGGAGCATACATAACATAAGAAAACGCCCTTTTATCTAAATCTCCGCTTTCAAGACGCATTAAATTTACGTTACTAGCCGTTTGTGCAATATTATAATTAGGTTTAAATCTTGAAGTAAATTTAGTATCTTCCGTTATAATTTTATCTTTTTCCTATTTCGAAGCATCAGTAGTACCAGCTATTACATAAAGTTGCCCATTGTGCCAAGTGGCTGCCATACGTGGAGTTTCCCGTTGAGAACCCTTAAGAAGTGGATATTGCTCCTCTAGTTTTAATGCCTGTTGCGCCACTACAAACTATTTTCTAAAATTCGTATCTGTAGACTTTTGCGTTCTTCCTAATAATGTCAATAATTCTGGATAAATTTCTCTGTTTTCATTTATTTGTTTATATATTTTTTTTATAGAATTATCAACATCATATAGGTCTATAATACCCTTCCCATGTAACTCCATTAATTTATGAGCTTCTGTTCCGACGGGAGATTTATTGATACTATTTCGAAGCTCTTCTTCTTTATTAAGTATTATTTCCTGTATTTCTTTTTTTTGTTTTCCAATTGCTTTTTTTTCTTGTTCTTTTAACGCATTTAATTCTTCTGTTAAACCTTTATATCCGGTCTCAGAAAGATGGGCGAGCTGTGTTGCAGAAATTACTATTGCTTTCTGTTGCTCCAAAAAATCCTATAAAAATTTATTTATAGTTTTATAATCGTGTTTTCCAAAGCGAGTATCTAAAAAACCTTTTAAAGAAACAAAATCTCTGGTATCTTTAAGATTCGTAATTTCTTTAATTATTTTATCGGCATATTCTTTAGAAAGTTCGTAATCATTTACTTGATTGTCTGAACTCAATTTAATTTCAATTTCCTTTTTATCCGCCATTATTATTTCCTCCTTAATTTGTTAGAAATATATTGAACAAACTCTTTTTGAATAAATTCCACTATTCCCTTATAAGTTCTATCAATAATCCAAGATTCTTCTTGTATCGAAGATATAGGCAACATCCAATATTCATTTAAGGTTTTAACTTCTTTTGTAACAAAACCATCGTAATATTGTTTGTTTAAAGGAATACTATGTACAGATTCGCCCTCAGAATCTTTCCAAGTGATTTTATCTTCATCTATGTGTATTTTACAAGAAGGAGGATTTATATCATATACCACTGTAACAGCAGACAACATTTCTTCCAATGGAACGTAATTTCCTTTTAAAATTGAAGTATTTATCCTATAAACTTCTTCTATATTACTTTTAAAAATCTTCTCAAGATTTTCAGTTAGATATTTCAAAGCATCTTCTAAATCTTTTTTATTTAAAGATTTTAATAACCCTAAATCAAGGTGAACATCTTTCTATGATAAAGCCATAGGACAATTACCTCCTTATATTATTTCTTTTCTTCGTTCTTTTGCTGTTTTTTATATTCTTCAACGGCTCTCGCAACATTTTCTTGAATTGAATTTTTCACCGTAGCTGTCATTGGATCTACGAAATCAACAACTTTTGCCAAATTTGCAATAATCGATGGATCGATATTTGTTCTAGTTTCATTTACTTCTTTTGTCAATCTGTCCAATGCTTCGGTATCAACGCCATTAAGTGCGCTAAATAATTCTTTCAAATTCGAGAAATTCAACATCTGATAAACCATTTCTTTTAAATGGCTATAATCGTCTCTGCAGAATTCCAAAATATAATCTGCAAGACCAGACATCCAAATTAAATCATAATAACCATAATCTTTTAATGCTGAATCAATCATCAAATCAATGTTGGTATACGCCATCAAAGCATTAAAAGTTAAAGAAAGTTCGAGCGCGGAGCAATAACCGTATAATTCGTCTCCATAACTTTCAATAGATGCCAAAACTTTTGTTAAAACATCTTCTTTAAACAAAAGCGGCAACATTTTCCTTACAACAAGTTTTTGCTTCATATTTTCAAAATTGTCGATATTTTCTTGTTTTGTCGGATTGTCAAGATAATCTGCACAAATATCCAAAACATCAGTAATTTTTAAATTCTCTACGCCTTCCATAACTTTTAATCTCCTTTTTATTCTTCTTTGTTTTCTTCTTTTTCGTTAAGCTTATCGAAAAAGCTATTCAATGATTCTGTTTCACTAATGTTAGAATAATACTTAACCATCTTTGGATCTGCCCATCTAAATATAGATTGAACAACATCAATCGGATACCCAGCAAGCTCCAAAGCAGTTGAAGTCGTATGTCGAACATTATGCGGAAAGAAATCTTCTCCAAGATAATTTCCGATTGTTCTCGCAAACGAATTAATTGTGGCAACGTTTGCCTGTTGATAAGAACCGTCGTGATATGCAACAAACATCCACTCGCTCTTAATACCAAGTTCTTCTCTCTTTTGTTTCCACAATTCAATATAATGATCGAGGGGAACAAGTGTTCTAAAAATAATTCTCGTTACGACCTTTCCTTCTTTTCCTCTACCTTTTGTTCTAATCTTTTCGGATTCATAAGCTCGACCGCCATAAACCAATCTGTCTTCTGTAAAGTCACTCATTTTCATTTGAACAACTTCGCTTTTTCTCATACCACTACCAGCTAAAACAGCAAGACAGGCGGCAACCTGATATTTCTTCGCCTCTTCGAGCTTTACCAAGCATTCTCTGATTTGATCCATTGTCAAAATTGGTCTCTCTCTTACAAAAGTTTTTGTAACAGGTTCGAGCACTTTTACAATATTTCTGAAAGTTGGATAATCTTCATCCATAATTCTTTCAATAAAATTTGAAAGACTGCTTAAAACAGAACGAAGCGAACAGACTCTGTTTGGACTTACTTTCAAATCATTTGAAAAATAACCGAAAAATTTAATTAGTTCTCTTTTCTTTAAGTCAACAAAAAATTTGTTTTGATTATGCTTTTCATTCCAGCAGAAAAATACTTTTAACTGTTCATGATATTGATGAATTGTTTGAGGGCTTTTATTAACCGATACGAGATATTCAACGAACTCGTCAACCAACCCTTTATTTTCTTTAGAAACACTGTCCCAATTATCGGTAAGACCAGCATTATATACAGTGGTGCGCTTTCCCATATTCAGTCACCCTCCTTTATTATTTTTAATGAATTTAATTTATCTATATAATTGAGCAATTCTTGCTTCTTTTTTTCAGATTTAAATTTTTTAATATCTTTATTTATGCTTTTAATCTCTTCTGTAATGTCCTTATTCCACTTCCTATCGACGAGTGTGAGCGTAACCGCCAAACTATCCGTGATGTCCAAAGGAAGCCCAGAGAAGTCATATTCCGCGCATAAAAAGGATATTTTATTAGCAATATCTTCTTTGGTGGGTTTTTCTATTCCAGTAAGTTCTTTAAAATAAGATTTTACGGAAACGGAGTGAATTCCGTCATAATCATAAAATTCAAAACCACAATTACCGCAAGCTATATCTAAAATAGCATGAACTTGTGCCAAAGCTTGCAAAGTAGATATTGTTGAGAACCGACCATTTTGTGTCGGCAATTTTTCTTTTATAACAAAAATTTTCTTTTTGTCGAACTTCGAGGAAAGTTCGAGCAATAAATGCTCGAACTCCTCATAAAGTCCATACCAAAAGTTTTCTTTTTCCTCTCCGATAATCATTCCAGTGAGAATTACTGTTTTATCGGAGAGGTTATAAAGTGAATATCCTGTGTTATGTTTTGCCAAATCAAAAGATAAAACATAATCATATTCATTTATACTTTTATTAAATTTAACCATAATAATTCTCCTTTTATCTTTTATAATTCTTCAGAAACTTCTGTTACTTCTTTTACTTCAACTTTCTTTTTACGAGGCTTAGCAATCGGTTTAATTTCAACTTCTTTTAAAACTTCTTTTTCTTCTTCCGCCGCTTTCGCTGCTTCGGCTTCTTTTTTGCGTTTTTCTTCAAATAATTTTTTAATTCTGTTTAAATCACAGCAACCACAAGCCATATTTTACCTCACTTTACAAAATCGCGTTTAACTTCCGCAAGAGCGACTTCGATTAATTCTTTAATATCTTTAACACCAATTGCCTTTAAAAGCATTTTATAAATCATCGGTGTTTTCTTTTTAAACATGTCTTCAACGAGTTTTAATTTCTCCGCGCCCTTACCAGAACCAAGTTCTTTTTCTGCATAAGCAACTAAACCCTTGAGATATGTAATAACCATCTCTTTCCTTTCTTCGGGTTTCATTTTGGAAAATTTAACAATATTTACAATTAAATATGATAATACCCCAACACAAAGTAACCCAAAGACAATATAAATAATAATATCTTCCATATTTATCACCTTCGTTATATTATTTTGTAACTATATTTAAATAATTTAAATTATCAATCCAAATTTTAGCTGTACCAAAAGAATTTTCTGACGCATAAACACCATCTGAAACCTTATTGTTTAACGCTGCCGTTACAACTTTGTTTTGAACAGGATTTTTACTGCTTGTCGATAAGTGATCATCTACAACAATTACATCTGCCATATTATTAATCTCCCTCCCGATTATTTTTACTGTGCTGTATAATTACAAACAATACTATACTTATTACCAGCTGCTGTTACAATTGTTTTCTTAACTGGATAATATCCGCCAACATTATAAGGATCGTAAGCGTTAAGATACCATTTACTTTCAGTTGCTATACCATATGCGTTGCCGGTGGCATAAGAAGGATATGTCCTCATCTTTAACTTTAAGGCGTACTCAACTATTTTAGTAGGAGCTGATGGGTTATTGTATGGAAAGTTAGTTGGATATCCCTATTGATATTGATTAAATACATCATTAGCAATACTTGCTGGAATTATATCACTACCATCCCAGTAATCTGCTTCCGAAGTTTGATTTAAAGCACATGTTACTTTAGCGTTTTGCAGGTTGTTTTCGGCAATCCATTCAGTTGTTGCTTCTGGAAGAATGGTGTCTAAATCTGATAACGTTAATTCCCCTATGGTGTACGGACAATCCGTGGGAAAAAGAGGAGCCGTAGTTTTTAAGTTATAATCATCTGTTTTATATATTCCAGCCCAATTACCGCTAGTAAAAATATAATCAGGACGAAAATCGCTGTAAGAACTATTCAGATTACACAAAATGTTCGGATATTGAAGACCTGCAAAACAAGATGTATCAAAATAAGTTATATTAACCTCTGCATTATTTTCACCCTGTACAAAATAATCATCTACAGGACTCTCTGTCTTTTCAAGAATATATTGTAATCCCCACCCCGTAAGTATATAGAAATCACAGGGATTAAGTGCATCTAACCATGGATTTTTAATTCTTATCTCCAGATTTATGTTTACATTCCAGTAGGGTTGAGCAAGGAAATTCTCATTTGGAATTAAACGATATAGTTCATCGGTTTCTTTTGGATGCGTTACTTCGTCCTCATAAAAAGGACCGAACCATGGCACATAAACATTAGAAAGAGCATCTAAAAATTCAAATCCTCCCCAATTTTCAGCACCAGTTATAGTTATGTCTCCGCTGCCAACTGTTGCCGTTACACCAAGAGCGTCAGATATCGCTTGTGCTATATTAGCCTCTGTTATAGGCTCGTTATTTGGATTTTTTATCACAGAAAGATCTGCTAAAACAATAGTCCATTTACCATTGCTGGAATCATAATTTATATCATAACTACCATCATCGCTTGCACTTAAAATCTTTGTCGAAGCAAACGTAGCGTCTTCTTTTTTATAAATAAGAGGAAGACCGGTTAACATAGAATAAAGAGGTGTTTGACTATGTGGCGAAGTAATTGTTATTGGATCAGTATAAGATTGTAATAGTGTTTCCCAATTAGCAGCTGAAGTCTCATCAATGTATAATCTACCATCGGCATTGAAATTAAACATCTTTGTGTCAGTGTCAAGCGCACTTGCAGTGAATTCCTATCTCGTATATAACATCCAGGCAGATCTGCAAATCGTGAATTCGTTTTCGGCTGTCATTTTAGCCATTTTATTTGTTTCAGAGGATGGATCTGCAGCTGTCCAAACGGCATTATAAGCATTAGTATAATCAGACCAGTTTAATGCGCCAAAACTAACCACAACGGTTCCATTAAGTTTAATACCTTTACACCCTTCAATTTTAGTTCCGTTATAATAAACACCTCTAAGTATTATAGGTGTTGTTTGGTTATTAAAATATATTTTATTAGTAGCCATTATAACACCTCCCGATTAGCCTTCTGTTTTAATATATAAATAATTATCTGTATTATTTAACCAAATTTGTACTAAACCATAGGTGCCTTGTGCAGCATGCGTAGTATTATCTACTTTGCCATTTAATGCTGAAGTTATTACTTTATTTTGAACAGGATTTTCAGAGGTATTTGATAATGCAGAATCTACAGTAACACCTGTAGGAATTTCAACCCATTGGTTAGTTGCTGGATCTTTATACTTTATAGTTGCCATTATTTCACCTCTAACTTATTGATTTCTTCTCTTGCTTCTTTTCGTTTTGCAAGTTGTTCAGCGTATTCAGTTTTAATCGCAGCTACCGCTTCCGCATTCCCGTCCACAAGGCACTCTCCCATTTTCAGCACGATATAATCTGTATCTTCCAAATACTTCTTATACTCTGCAATCTTATTTTCTTTCTCGTAAGCCGCTTTCTCCTCTGCCGTAGGTTCATATACCTTTGGCTTTGTCAGTTCTTCAAATTCTTCTTTTGTGATTTGAATATAGTTCTCGTCGATCTTTGGTGATTTGAGATTGAGGAAACCCGTGTTATCTTTGTTTTTGTAATAAAATCTTTCCATTGCTTAATCCTCCTTAAAGCTCGGTTACGGTGTCAGATGCAAAAGTAACTACACTCCCACCACCGGGATAGTTGACATACCCGTTAATACGCATATTCATATTGCTATCATTATAAACCAGTGATGCAACGTGTCCGTCGCTAGTTGAACCCATATAATTAAACTGCACAACAGGAATCCCTTTGAGCAATTTAATTAACGAAATCACGTATTCCTCAGTATTTGTAGAACTATTTGTAATGACATGCCCAATCCATTGCATCGGATCGGTATAGCCCTGTACAGTTAAATTATAAATAATATCGTGCCTATACACTTTTCCACCACTACTTGAGCCGCCTCCGCCACTTGTACCATCGGGATCAATCCAAAGAATTTCACTTCCTGTAGGATCAGGGGTACCTACATAAACTTCTGATTTACCTGTAATACTAGTTAAAGGTTTAGTACTAACCGTACCAGAAGAATTTATTACAACTGCAGAATCCGAAGTGGGATTAGCAGGTTTATTTATTTTTCCATTTATTTCATTTTTTAAATCAGTAGACAAATCGGCTTTAGAAACAGTAGCATCTGTAACACCAAATAATGTTCCTGCAGGAAGTGTTCCTACTTTTGCATTAAACTGCTCTTCTGTTCCGACTCTTAAATCTACCTGACTGTAATTTTCATTTTGAGCCATGTAATTTCTCTCCTTTTAAATTAGTTTTTCTCTCCCTCCCTGCCTACTTGATAAACAAGGAGGGATTAGGAGAACTGTTTTTTACATATATTTATACAAGAAATTCGCAGATAAAACTGCCTTTTTATTTAATGAATACCATTATTACTTGGTATTATTCCTAGATCTAAATATCCATCTGCTGTTTTATATTTTAATCTCTTAATATTCTTATTATTTATTTCTAGATTCTTTAATTCTATAAAACCAAGAGGAGATACTTTTAATTCTGGATGATCTTTATAGAATTGATCTACTGTAGTAGGTTCTTTTCCTGCTCCATACATAAGAGTTAAATCATATAATTGAGGAATAATTAATGTGCTATTAAAAATAGTATCTTTACTAAAATAATAATACGCTATTCCATTACTATGATCATAAGTTACATCTTTTGCATAATAACCATTTGATATACTACCATCTACAACACTACCTCTGAGATCTTTACCTAAAACATAATAATTGAAATAACTATTAGCTGTAGCAGTACCATCAAATGTATATGAACCATCATTATTATTTGTAATAACAACACCATTTACAGTTTGTGTTGCACTATACTGCCATTTATTTAATAAATTCCAAGTATGTGGTTGATAAGTCGTTACTTCAGTTCCGATTTCTAATTGAATATTTTTATAAGTAGCAGAAAAAGATGATTCTGTAGATGAACTCAAATCAATATCTTTATTAGAATAAAAACATAAACATAAATAATCCCCATCTCCAGGATTTTCAGGGATTGTTCCAGTTGCGGATATTTGTATAAAATCAGAAGAAGCGGAAGTATTTTTTGTTTCAACCATCTTTCCTGTAGCAAGTCCATCTGATTTAAACCACTGTATTCTTAAATTAGGATTATTTATAGATGATGTCTTTGCTAATGCAGATAATGTTACTGTCTTCCCAACAAACGATTTATCCAATTCCACCTCTACACTAGTATATGAATTTTTGTGTGTCTGAGTGGCGATTAGTGTAAAATCTGATTGTTTAGATAGGGTAGCTGCACCTAATATTTTGGATGCTTTATGATAATCGAATAAATTTTTACTTTTATTAGTAACAAGGCGCATTATTAATCACCTGCCTCGTAAATGGTTACAGAGAATACTTTTTTATTGTTAATATCACTCGTTGTTGCTAATTGAACCCAACCGGTAAAAGTTCTATCGGTGTCATTCAAAATTTGTGCCATATACATATCATTGGATGCTAACTCTAGTAAATACGTTCTATAACCTGCTGAATGAAATACTTCAAGGTTAAAGTAACCACTATTATCTAAACCATAAATTTTATGAGCAAAAATCCCATACAAACCTGTATCAAGGTCTTGCAATTGTTCCTTAGAAACAGTATCTCCTGTCGTAGGAGTTAGTTCAATTTCCGCCTTATTAAAATACTTACTATCGCCATACTGCTTATTTACAGAATCTAAGTTATCAATAGGAGTGTTTGTTCTTACAGTTCCTAAAGAAGTATATTGCACAATTGCAGAATTGGCAGGAGATTGAGAATAACCAAGAATGTTATCTTGCCCCGTTGAATCAATGGAGTATAGTCTATCAGATACTCCTGTTTGTTTCTTTACAAATCCATCATCTACATATTCTTTAGTAACTGGAATTTTATAGTCTGTACCACCAATGGTTATGCCTGTCAACTCCGCTTCTGTTCCTGTAAGAGTAGGATTTGCTGTTGCTCCGTTTAAGATAGTTTGACTACGCCTCCAACTACCATTTGACGGCAATATCTGCATGGTAATATCATAAGCCTTGTCGTTTACAAGATATAATGCTTTATATTGTATAATCTCATCATCTTCGTTAAACGAATACTTTAAAATCATTTCTGAAGTGCTGTCATAAACGTAATAATTATGCCCGTCTGGATTGCACAACTTTTGTTTTGCGTCAGCGGTAAGCGTTCCAGTGCTAGCACCATTAGGAATAGTAAAAGCTTTTACGAAATTTTCACTACTTTTTACATATCTTCCATCAGATTCGGTTTTCGTGTAATAATTTTCTAAATTTTGTTTTCCAGAAACTGCCAATGCTCTGGCAACAATATCGATAGCCATATTTTACCTCCTTAAATAGTTTTTACAGTATCTTCGAATATAACACCTGCCAACAACTAGTCCGTTCCATTAATTTTTAACAATTTTAATTCAGTAATAGCCATCACTGCCGTACTATCGACATAACCAGTGCAAGATTCTGTAAATTTGTCTCCGCAAATTAATTTTAAGTCGTTAAGGCTATTTACTTTCGTATTTTTGCTTGAATATGTGGTAAAAAACGCTTTGATATTTTCGCCAGAAATAACAATATTATGTTTATAAATATCAATATTTCCATTTCCAACAATGTTTTGATTTCCAAAAAGAGTTTTAAAACTTGTAGGATCTTCCATTGTCGTGTGAATATCTTCTTTTGTCGCAATACCGCTCTTAGTGTTTAATACCCAAGAAAGAGTATTTATTGTAACAGAAATTACTTTGATAACAGCATCATTATTTTCATAATCAAGAAGAGAATATTTAATATATCCCTCTGTTGTACTTTCATCAACATAAGTATATTTTTTGTTATTAAACATAATATAATTACTTGTTGATGCTTGTAATTCTGCAAGTTGAGCTTCTGTTATTGTCCCATTTGTCGCTGTAGGAAGCGCTTTGAGAATGACAGCTTTTGCACCACGAATATTTACAAATTCAGTATCCGCATCTTTATCAATAGTAATTCCATCTTTCCCCTAAATTGGAATTTCTATGCTCGAATCAAAAGTATCTTCGCCAATCGTATTTACAAACTTAGTTTTACCATGAATAGTAATGCCGTCTGTAGTATCATAAGTAACAGTTGTTTGTCCATAAGTATAATCTGCGCTTGTTGGAACATGGAGTAAACCGAATGATAAATCGTGCTTGGTAATAATCAATTCTCCGTCAACAAGAGAAAACATAAAAGACTGTGCTCTTACTCCATTATGATTATAAATTTGAACAAATTGTGCAGAGATGTTGTTTATATAAGAAAGAATGTAGATATCTTCTCCATTTTTTAAATAAATTCCGTTTCCCTCTTCGTAATAATTTTTAATTTCAGTAAACGTATAGTTAGAATAGTAATTACCGTCTTGCGCTTCTTCAACAGAAACATAATAAACAGAGCTTAAAACTTCTCCTTTTCCAACCAACTCCCATTGTAAATATTTGTTGAGATAGTAGGTTTCGCCAGTATCTTCCAATGTTGCCGTTGATCCAACCGCAGGAACACCGTAGTCGTGCCCCATACTTTCCCATTTAGCACCACCAGACGGAAGTAAAACAAGTTCGTCTGCCGTGTCAACAGAAAAATTTAAAATATTGCGTCCATCAGCAAGTTTCGCGCTTTCTAATAATGAGATCATATAGAGCCTCCTTTTTATTAAAATTGTTGATTTTTGTCAATAATTCTTTTGTGCAAATTGCACAAAAATGGTCGTATGTTTTTGTAAAAAATATACGAAAAACTACCATATTTTTAACAATAAAAAAATGCTTTTATTCACATTTTTAAATAGTTAAAAAGAGATGGGGTATTTTTCAACCCCATCTCGCAAAACGTATTTCAACGTTTTAATTTTTTATTTTAGATTACGCTTCTGCAATCGTAGCTGTTTCATTCAAAAGTTCAGAACCATCTGCTTTATAAATCGTAACAGTAGCAGCACCAGCAGCTGTCCACTTACCACCAGCATAATTCGTAAACCCGTTCTTTTCGCCAGCAGTCATTTCTTGTTTCTCAATGTTTTCATTAGGAATCAAGAAAATAGAACCATTTTTAGAAATTCCGAATACAACCGGTGCCTCACCAGCTTTAATGTGTTCGGGATCGATAACGATATCCTTAAGGTTGGTTCTCCAATCAGCACCTTCGGCTTTTTCAACGATTTCAGCATAATAATCTTCGCCGCCGCAATCACCGCTGGAAACAGCAAGTGCTGTACCATTAAGAGCGATAGAAGCCGCAGAAGTCATATTCAGCGTAAGATCGAACTGACCATCAAGCTGGAAGCGAGGAATCTTGATAACAAGTTCGCCAGCAGGTTTACCAGATTCGGGAGCGGAAGCATCTCCAGCAAATTCCTGAACAGTTGCAATTGCAACAAGTTCGGCGGGAATGAACTTCGCTTTGATCTTCATAAGAGTTGCAGAAGGATCCTGAACAAAATATGTTACGCAAACCTTTTTGCCTGTATAATTCGTCAAATCAATCTGATTCTGCTCATTGATTTCAAACGCTTCGTCATCGCCTTCGCCTTCGCAATCAGCAACGTGCCCCCAAGCAATCTTGCCATCCATACCGCAAAGACTACCCATAGCAACGGGAGTTTTTGTAAGTGTAGCAAGCGCACCACCAGCAAGTTCCTCGGTATAAAGAACAGATCCACCAATTGATTTTTCTGCACCAATGAGAGCGCGAATATAGTCGATATCAAACATTGCATCGGTCATTGTGAAAGTCATACCAGAAGTATGAGCGAAACGACCATAAAGCTTACCGCCCTGACCAGCGCGAACTTCTTCCATTGAAAGAGTGAAACCGAACGCGGAATCGGTAAGAGTTTTAGCGGAAGCAAAGTGGGTTAATACGCCGTTCTTTTTTTCGAAAAGTTCAACGTTAGCAACGGAAGCTAAAAATCTTTTTCCCATAATATTTTCTCCTTTAAATGATTTTGTTTTTATATAAAAACAACCCCGTTGACCATTTAACGGAGTTTATTTTTAATGTAATTACATACCCTTTCCGTTTATCTTATTGATAAGCGAATCGGCATCAACAGCACTTCCATACATGCCATTGTCTTTTTTGTAAATCCAATGTTCAATAGTTTCGCCTTTTTTAAGCGAAACCATACCGGTCATCAATCCGATTTTAGTTGTTTCGTACTCCATGGCATCATTAACAACATCAAGAAGTTTAAGAAATTTTCTAATCGGCATATCATAAACGTCTTCCAATTTATAATTTGTTTTAGCAACAAGGCATAACATTTTCCTTTCGGTGCTTGCAGTTCCCTGTCCTTTGGACATAAGTTTTTGTCTTTCTTCTTGGTCTTTTCGTATAGCTTTATCAACCCAAGAATCGTCTTTAAAATCTGGAAGATTTTGATACATAATAATCTTTCTTAATCTATTAAATTTTTCATTATCAAGTTCAATTCCATCAATTATAAGATTATATCTCTTCGTTTCTTCGTCCTATCTAAATTTAACAACTTCGTGAAAATTTCCACCACACTCACAAGTTAATGTTTTCAATCTTTCCTCATCTGTTTTTGCAGCCTGGTATTTCGGAAAAAATTCTTCATAAGTCATAATCTTTCCGCATTTATCACACTTTAACCCATTTTTTACGTGTAAACAAAGTTCCACAATTTGGGTTAATCTCAAAGACATTTCCGGTCCTTCTCGTTCATCCTTTAGCTTATTCATAAGATATTCAAGGTTAGTATATTTCAAACCTTTGATATCATCATTTTTATTTAAAGTCAAACAAGCAGTGGAAACCATAAACTGTTGATAATTGCGCATAGTTACAGGATAAATAGTCAACCCGTGAAATGGAATTGGCTCATCATACGTAAAATATTTATCTTTATAATAATTGATTTCTTCTAATATCTTCTTTTCACTTTCAGGAATTTGTGCCATTAATAACCACACCCCGAATTCACAGATGCACCAGAAAGCAATGTCGAAACAATCGTGGAAAACCCGTAAAATTTACGAGCGTTCCAAAGTGACATTCTCGCCACATCTTCTGCATGGAGCTGTGTGTTAAACTGTAACATACCAACACCAGCAACCATTTGCCCATTGATATCTGCAAGAATACTTTTCAACATTGTCGAAGCTCTGTTTTTATAAATTATTACTGGATTACCATCTTCGTCTAATTCAGAAGGGTTTCCATCTTCGTTTTGTGCATCGCCTAAAATATTAGAAATCTTATTATGAACAATAGTCTCAATACCAATATTTACCTTCGAGGTAATATGGTTTTGAGGAACAACTGAATGTACAAAAATATGCAGATGACTACATTGGACATCCCAACCGTCATCCGTAAATGGGGTTAAAAATACTCTGAATTGCGTTGAATCCCCATTGTTTTTATATAACAACGCCATTCTATCTTTATACGAAACATCTTGAAGACTTAAACAATCTTCTGTATCATATTTCAATATTTTCCATAAATTATTTGCATATTTCGTTTTGCTTTTTGCAAGATAATTGACTATTCTATATTCAATATTATCCAGATTTACAAAACGATTATACGCATTGCCGTCTCCCGACCTATTCATTGGCATCATATCACACCACCTTTAGAAGGGACGTAAAGAAAGATCAAATGAAACTTTGAGTTCTTCTTTTTCTGGCGGAGTAAAAGTAAATGTCACAACGACCTTTCTTCTTAAATCCACCAAACCTTCATTCTTTATAATTGTATATGTATCAGTTTCTTCATCATAAGTATAAAAACAGAATTTATTCAATTCGTAATCATACGTTACATCTGGATTAATATCTTTAATTTCGATATTAAATACTGGCTTATCGTTTACACTTGGATTACCATCGATCAATACCTGCGCTTTAACATCAATCTCGTCGAAAGTAGTCGGAATAGATTCTGGCTTCACAAGCACAAGCTCGTAATCACCGTCTGTTTCAGAAGGTGTAGGCTCTTCGTGTCTACCATTATAAGCCAATCTATTTTCCATATCGTCAAGTTCACCGATTTGATCCATTTCAAGATAAATTCTCATCACGCCGACATCTTTCGCTTTATAAGTAGCAAGCGAATCTGTCTTTATGATATTAGTAACTTTATAAACTCTGTCATATCCAATAACAAATCTCTGGTTAATGTAATATTGTTCCGTATATTTATTATGTTGCGCTATAATTGTTAATTGCCCCTTAGGATCAACCGCAACTTCATTATATAAAAAGTTCGCCGAAGTAAGTTTGGTTGTTTGGATAACGGGCTCCTCGTGAACAGAGGTTTTTCCGCCGTTTCCACGATCCTCCCAAATGCTTTTAATAGTACCGTTACATCGACAAATGACCTGCGAAGCTGTTGGACTAACACTGTTTTGATTTAAAGCAATCCAAATACTTTTATCGATATCTGGCTCTTTTAAATCAAACTCATAAGAAAAACGATAACGCATGCCGATTCTGTGCGGATATTTTATGTCTCTGAACACAATATTTCTCCAATCATCAGAAACGACCTCGCCTTTATCATTTTTCACTGTCTGTATAACAACTTCAATCGGACTATATTTTTCAATTCCGATACCATCTTCTTTTTCTATCCATACGCGATTTGGTCTATACTCCCAATCGGAATCAACCTTTTCTTGTAATTCATGAAGATAATAATTATCCTTTACAAGATTAGGCGGTGTTTGTGTTATAAGATAATAAGGATCTTTTACATTGGAATTATCCATTATCATAACAAATCACCTCCCTTTCAATTCTTTTAAAAGGAAGTTTATATTCTTCTTAATTTCAAAAATTTGTCTCTTAATTTCGGCAAAAGACAAGTTTTCATAGTTAGAAACAATTCCGTTTAATTTAACAATAATATTAACAAGTTTTCCGTCGAACAAATCATTGGCAGAATTTAACTCAAAAAGTCTGCCAAGAATAAAAAGTTCTGGCGAATAACCAGTATCTTTTTGTTCTTCGATTAAGTGTAATACTTTAATCATTTGCCCGCGTAATCCTTCAAGATAATTAATTTTTGCTTCAGTTGACAAAGAGATACTTCCATCAATTTCCATAGAAATTACCTCCGTGCCACCGACGAGCATATAAGCTCCAACTTAATTCACTTTGAAGCGTATCTACCTCATAACGAATATGTTTGTTCCAATCCACTTTTGCACGAATAGAGTTCGCTGGACTGTAAATCTTAAAGTCTGTGTCTGTTAATATATTTTTAATTTCGAGTATCGTATTCTTTTCAAGGTCGGATCTTGCGAGAACACAACAATTCGACAAGATACCAAGTATTTTATCAGCAATATAATCAGCGGAGCAATTTGATGTCGCGCAAGATGAAAAATCTGTATTAAACTGGCCGCAAAAATACCACTGAACCATTGCGGTTTCACCAGTTAAAACTTCTCTCGAAAATTTAACCGTTTTGTTTTCAGCGTCATACACAGCTTTCTCATCAATCACATTGTCAATCGAAAAAAGAAATTCGGAATTGTCTAAAGGCGAAATAGTTGTAGCATACGTATCGCCACCATTTCCTTCAAACGTTTCGTAATCGCCCTTTGGAGGCTCAATATCCCCAAGTGCCATCACAAGTTTGGAGGGGCTATGAAAAGAATCTATTCCGTTTACTAAATACGGATACATTAACTTTTGAAATCTTATCTTATTTTGAACATAAGCACGATTGATTTCGGGATCATCGAATGAGTGAACTGCTTTGTCATAAATTGTAGAAAATAAAAGCATATACGATGCCTCCCTTTTTAATGTATTATTATTTGTTATTTAACGCGTTTTTTAGAAGCTTCCTCTGCTTTAATCGCCGCGTTCTTTCTGTCAAGAAGAACCCCTTCCATACCGCCATTGCTCAATCTATTTAAAAGCTCAATTTTATCAATATCGTCAAAAGCAGGAACTTTTGCAAGAATCTTTCTCTTAAAATATTCAATCAAAAATTCTCTGTGTCCCTGTCCCATCTTATCCCAAAGTGCCTTTAACTGATAAAGGTCGAGTTCAGGAAGTCTATCCAAGAAATCAGATCCAGCAAACGAATATTGAGTAACTGTTTTAAGATTTAATCTCTTCGCAAGATCATCGGCGTCTGCTCCAAACGCAAAAATACCGAGATCAAACCAAGAACGATATTTGCTTGCAAGCTCTTCGGCTTGCTGAACAGTAAACGTGTGTTCTTCACCGAACGTTCTAAAGTCAAGAATAACGCCATTAGAAAGTTCAATATGAGTAGAAAGTCCAGGTGCTCTATCGACGAGGTGAACAACCGTAACGTAACGGAACAGCGCATCTTTTGCACTATTTGTTTCCGTCGGTTTATTGTTCATATTCGCCATCATTACTTTCATAAATTCCTGCATTTGCGCAAGCGACGCTTCAAGTGCAGCAATCTTTGCATCTTTATCATCTGCAACAGCTGCGGGTTGAGCAGCAACCTCTACTTTTTCCTCTACATTTGAATCTTCTGCAACAGCAGTTTTTTTAACGTATGCCATAACTTTTAATCTCCTTTTAATCAAATAAAAACAACCGCGTGAGGCGGTTGAAAAAACTTAATATTTTTAAGTTTTATTTTGTCCATAAATATTTTTTAGAACCTGCGCCCCATATAACGGCTTCTGCGTTCTCTTTATATTCTTTATGGTGTGACGGACTACGATGTTTAACATCGCCGTTAATAATCCATCGCAAATCTGGACCAGTATATCCAATAAACTTCATCCCGATTGCTTCATATCCTTTCCCATCAAAAGTATTAAAATCACAATAACTGAATACTTGATTTGGATTATAATTTTTTATAAAATGTTTAAAGAGTTTTGAAACTCCGCCAACAACAACATTATTAGAACCAGGACAACCTCTGATAATTTCCCATTCATATTTATTATGTCTGGAAAAACTCATAAGTTGAACGAGTTCATTATTATAATATAAACCATAGGTTATTGCTGCATTTCTATGCCCCTGAAGATGATTTTTGTTATTGAAAGGTTTTGCAATTTCGTTTGTTATTTCTCTAACTTCACAATTTCTTGCATAAATACGAGAATCAACTTTGCCAAATGTTATTTTCAAAACAGATTTAAGTATTTCTCTTAAATTTTCATCTTCCCATTGATATTGATAAATCTGTATTAAACGAATACCCGCTCTTTCGGCGGCTTTCGCTTTATCTTCATGATAAGATTTTTGTTTTCTCAAAGAAGAGTGCCAATATGTTCCATTGAATTCAATCCCGACTTTATAATCTGGACAATAAATATCTATTTCATAAGGCGGAATTATCTGTCTGGTATGTTCTGTTTTAACACCAAGAGATTCTATAAATAATCTTACTTCATGCTCTGGTGCAGAACTCATAGGATCTATTAAGTCTCTACAATTATAAAAAGCAATATATTGCTCTATTGCAGAAAGACCATATCCAAGCATTTCTGCTATTTGAACTGTCGTATGAACATCTTTATCTTTTACAAATTTTTCAAAACTATCTTTAGAAGAAACAATATTATTAACTTCTTCTATCGTCAATCCAATGCTTGATTTATTTGGTGATCTTCTTAAATTAGACAACCTCATTTTTTCTTGAATTTTTTCGTTTTGAGTTGGGTTGACATACCCATATTTTTTCAAATTAGTTTGTTTTCTTTTGTTAATTATTTCTTCTCTTGAAGTTAATTTCCCAAAATTACTCTCACCATATTTTTCTGAAATTGTTTTATTTGTATTAAAAATACGATTTTTGTCTGTTTTTTCAATACTATTTTCACGACAAATTCTTTTAAATACTGCAAGAGACAAACCAAGACATTCGCAAACTTCTTTTCTTGTTTTATTTTCATCAATATATAACTGTTTTAATTCATTTACTCTGTCAAATTTATATGTCTTCGACTTTCCGATATTTTGATTATGAAGTTTTCTATCCTTCTTCCAACCATTATCAGAGCAAATCTTTTTCAATTTGCTTTCCGAAATACCAAAAACCGAAGCCGTTTCTTGACGAGAATGATTTTCAACAATATAATATTGATATATTTTTTCATTATCAATGTTCTGCATAATAACCTCCACAAAGGCAAATGTTTCAAGGTGGTAATCCATATGTTGTGGCATACAGAAAGGATGGCCGTCCCTGTCCCACCAAGAACATCTATATTATATCATATTATTTTTGTATTGTCAAGCAATTTTAAGCTTACGCAAGCGTAATCGTACCGAATTTCGAACCAACAACAGCGTCAACACCGACGTGTTCCTGAATACGAATCTTATACTGTCTATCTGTGCACTCATCGGGAATAGCTTCAACAACGGAGCTTGTACCTTCGAATACAACTTTAACAGGCTTGTATGCACCACGAGCAATGAAATAAATCTTGTTCGTAGGAAGCAAAAGCTGCGCTGTTGTATTTACAGTACCAGGAACCATAGCCTGATCGATAGCGATAAGTTCGGTAGCAAGATAACGATCAAGCTTACCTTCCTTAACGATTTCGCTGCCAAGACCATACTGAAGACCAACAGTTGAAGGGATTACTTTGTTAAGAGCTGCAAGGGTACCAAGCGCAACAACAGGCATACCGCCGTTAGCCGCAGATACTCTGTCAACGATGTTCGTCCAGTTAGCTGTATCAATACCAGCTGCCTGATAAGCCGCACCAATCTGATTCGTAGCAGCAGTAAGAGCTTTCATGATCTTCAACTGGATATAGCTCTGGAAGGACATCGTGTAACGACGGCCAAAATCACCCCAATCGAACACACCAGCAGCAACAGGATACCAATCAATAGCAGCCGCAACTTCTGTAACTTTGCAGTTTACAGTGAATTCGTTGTTATAGATGGGCTGAAGAACGCCACGGTTTACACCTTCGGCAACTTCGTTTACCTGATAAAGCTCATTTGATGTAACTTCGAATTTCGCTGTTTCACCCCAACCAACCTGACGGATTTCCGCGAAGAACTGGTTGTAAAGCTTCGACGTAACGGAAGGAAGTGCGGAGTTAATATATTCGGAAACAACAACGTTGTAGTTATCGCGAACTTCTGCATTTTTTGTAACGCGAGGATCTTTGAAAATTTCAACGCCCTTCTCTTCGAACATAGATTCGAAACGAGTACCGCTTACAGCATACTTAGCAATTGCAGCGTTGAGGATTTTGTTTCTTTCTTTGTAGTCAGCAGACTGACCTTCGATGTTTTCGTTGAACAATGCAAGGCACTCATCGATAATTTCGTTGAAATCTGCATCTTTACGATTATAATTAAACATAGTCATCATAATAGTTTACCTCCTTAAATTATTTTACTTCGCAGAGGTAAAGCTGTTCATAACCAGCATCTTCCGCATAAGCCGACTGACCAACGGTAAGACCTTTGGAAGCAAGCACTTTGAGCTTAAGACCAGCTGCAGGGGCTTCCTGGCTGGGGGTAAGTAATGTGTTGTCAGCTGTTGTACCAGCAAACTGACCAACGGCGGGAGCCGCTGTAAAGAGGCCTCTACCCATCCACATTCTATCACCCTTCATAAGTCTACGGCAACGAACCGCAATACCTTCACCAGCTTCAAGATCAACGAGTTTGTTACCAATCTTCATGATGTTGCCCTGAACTGTCGCTTCGTTGATACCAGCAAGGTCAACGATAACAACGTCATCAGAAGCAGCGGCGGGTTTAGTAGCCTTATAGATGTTGTAGTCAAGCGTACCATACGCATCATTTGTGTCAAGATCGCCAAGAACAACGAGCGCACCGTCGTGGATTTTCGCATACGCATCGTCGGCATAGAATTTAGCACTTACGCAATAGCTCTGAACATCTTCAGAAGCCATTTCAGCACAAGCAAAAACTTTAATAGCCATAATTTCTTTCTCCTTATAAAATATATTTTATAATATTTTCACGCGTAGCTTATCCACGCATAGAAAACAAATTTTAAAAAACGATTATAATTTATAACCGCTTTATGTTTTAACAATTATTCTTTAATACCTGCATATTTAGCAAGTCTTTCTGATCTCGTCTTTTCTTTCTTCGGCTCAACCGTTGTTTCAAAAGGCGAGTAAACGGGAATTGCAGCATAACCCCCATCTTTCTTTTCTTCTTTCTGTCCCATTGGAGCTGCTTTAAACATAGCATATCCAACAGCACGGGCAATTTCTTCTTTTGAAGCGTATTCACCCTTGGAAGCTTTCATTTTAATTTCTTCTTTATCTTCGTCAATAAGCATTTTGCCAGCCATCATTTCTTCTGCGGCGGCAACCATCTCTTTACAGAAAATGTCAAAAAGTTTTCCTTCGGCAGTGCTCAAACGAGATTTGATATCTTCGTAATCTTTGCAACCTTCGAGCTTTTCTCTGCACTCGCAAAGCTCTTTCTCGTAAGCTTCGCATTTTTCCTGTAATTTACAAAGATTTTCCTCATAAGAAGCGCATTTTTCTTTGAGTTCACAAATTTCTTCTTCACTCATTTTGCACTCTTCTTCTGGTTTGCCTTCAGGTTCGCAATCGTCACAGTCATCATCGTCTTCATCGTCGTGATGATCATCGTGCTCATCGTCATCGGCAGAACATTTACCCTCTTCGGAAACAACGCTACACTGCTCTTCACCCTCTTTCGGTTTATCCGTTTCAGGCTCTTCTGAACACTTTTGCGCTTCATTTTCTTCGGCAGGTTTTTGTTCTTCATAATCATCGCAGAAATCTTCGCAAGCATAAGATTCTTCCTCATCTTCGTTCAAACCGAGATGTTCATAAATCTTTTTAAGCTTTGACAAAATTTCCGTTTCGTTATTCTTTTCAGCATAAGCTTTAGCAGAACCAAGACCACCGCGATTATAAACAGCTTCATCGCCATTAATTTCCATTACTGGATATTTTAACTTTGAAACTTCGCCTTCTTCCCAGCCTTCACGAAGATCAAGAAAGATATCATCGGCGATTTCTTTAAAGTTTTCGGCTTCAACAACTTTTTTTCTCAAAGCCGTCTTATCTACCGAACCCCAGTCTTTATCAGACATAGCTTCTTTGGATTTATTAACTTTAATAGAACCCATTTCCATTTTTACCTCCTTGTCTTCATTATAATATTGATTATCATCTGTCGTATCAATTTGTTGATACGCAAACGTCAACATTTTCTTTTGTTCATTAAAAGATTCATTTTCTTCTAAATCTTCTAATATTGAAAGGTGGGCATCTGGAATAGCTTCTATTACTTTTCGCCCATTTTTTGTACCGAGAATTGTTACACCGTTAAGGACAAACTCGTTAATTTGCAACACACCTTTCTCATCTTCTTCCGAATTTTTGATTGTTATTTCGACAGAAACTTTCTTTGTTCTGTCTTTTAATAATTTTCGTACTTGTTTATAGCAATATTGAACCCATAAAATACATCTGAATTTAATCCAATTTAAGCCGTCTTTTTCAACGAGTTCAACAGGATCGCTTTCTCTAATTACACCAAGAATTCGTTCACCACTTTCAACGTTCCAAAATTGTTTATGTAATTCGTTATCGTAATCTATCTTTCCAGCATGGTCAACAAAATCATCTTTTTGAAACAAGCCAACAATTGGTTTGTTTTTAAAAGTCGATAACGCATTTTCCATACTTTCTTTTGTAAAGTGACTAATGTTTCTGTTCGGGTTAATATCTGAAATAGCCCAAACCTCAAGTTCTAAGAACTCTTTATTTAATATATCCCTGTATTTGAGCTGTTTGGAGTTCAGCTCAAATTTCATCGTTTTAATCTCGTTTTCCATTAGCCTAACCTCCTAAATGCCCTAATAACGCACCAGTAATTCTTAAAGATTTTCTATTTAAAATTTCTTTTGCTCTATCTAAATCAGCACAACAAATCGTAATAAATTCGACAACAATAAAGCCGACCATTAAACCATCTTCTGTTTTTAACGCCTGACATATTATTTGCTTTGCGTTGTGAGATTGGAATAATTGATAAGTAGCACCGTCCTCTTCTTTTATATCATTCAAATCCAGAATGCAATAAATATTATTTTTAGCAAGATTTTTAAATAAAATCGAGAACATTGTTCTAGGTATATTCTGAAAATCACCCATAACAGGAGCAGTCCAACTGGAATCTTGTTCATTGGTAATTGACATCTTTTGGAAACCTCTTCCTAAAATATCGGTACCACCATTATGATAAGAGAAGAATAAAGCCCTATCTGCTTTAATTTCTCTTATAATGCAAGAAAGCTGTTGGTCTATATATTCATTTATAGCATGATTGCATTGTTCATCTTGCACTGTATGAATTGCTGGTTTTTTCACTTCTTCGACAATTTCTCTCAATTCACTTTTAAAATTATCTCCAAAATCTTTCATTCCTTCTTTTACAGCTGACTACATCAACTGTAAATTATTTTGAGCATTTTCTGCATTATTTTTTTCTGTGTTTTTCTTACTAAGACACAGAAACGTTATAATAAGAGCAGCCATCATGACAGGGTATATTCCGTATTGTATAATTAAATTAATCGTCTCTGCCATAATGTACTTTCCTCACTTTACTTTTTAATTTCTATAAAAGTAGTGAAGGTTTCCATTCTCGCCTCGAACGATTTATAATTACCCTCGTATCTCTTAGCCATTTCAGCCCAGATATCTGCTTGCTTTCTATAAGGAACAAATCCAAGTAAAAATTCTTCCAGTTTAATCTTTACCTCATAATCCCCATTAAACTCTGCAACTTCGATTGTGTCGATAATATCTTGTCTATATGTCTCGCACATTAAAAGGTTGTCTGCAAAAATAGCAGATAAATCACCTTCATAGTCTTTGTCATATCCGTTTATTTGCTTTCTAATCGGTCTTGAATCTAACCTAATCATTAAATCTGAGACTGTATCTGCAAAAACAGGAAACTCGTGTGCAAAACTATGATGAAAAATATCGGCGGTAACTGGATATCTTGCATAATCAATATTATAGGCAAAATTATCTGTTTGAGCGTTACAATCAAAAGATTTTCCAAGCAAATAGTTCATTTTGTCATAAGTTTCTTTGGACATCTGCATAATCATCAATACCTCCTTCTTTAAATTGAATATATTTATTATTTTCTTTTATAAATTTGAAACCTTTACCACAAATCGGACAAAATCCGAAATATATTCTCGGCGTGGTCATTGTCGCAAATTCATTTTCAATTTGAATAGAGGTAGTTTTTGAATTAATTTTATGATTACATCCCATAATAATTAAACCTCCATATATTTTTCAGCACATTCTTCGCACAAAATTCCATCAGAATCATTACCGCAAATTACACACTTGCCTTTTTCCAATGACATTTTCACATAATCTCTCATATCACCAGTGTTTGTTCCCTGATCAATTGATTTTGCCGTATTATCATTATCAATTTCTGATTCTGTTTTAGAAGGTCTCCCAACCTCTTCTTTTGCCGAAGAATCATCATTTCCTTTTACATCTACTCTGGTTTGTTGCGTTACTGTAACAAAGTCATCATAAACATTTAACGATTTAATATATGCGTCGGTTGCTTTTACTTCGTGTAAATCCATATCAAACGCCGAAGCAATGCGCGGCATTAAGAAAGTAGCACCGCCTTGCCACATCTCCTTCATACGCGCAACGTCATCTCCGAATGTAAATACGCCACCCCAAAGATGTAATTTCCATTCATATTTACAACCAATAAAGTGGTTTATAATATAATTTAATACAGATTCAAACTGTCTTGTAACATAATCTTCTTGCGCCTCTTCAAGATATTGTGCGGCTTTAACTTGTGCTACAGAAGGTTTATCTGTTGCAGTAATCAAACCACCCATTCCAGCCATTGTAATTACGTTCTGTGTAGCTTTTGTAACAAGATCGGAACTGTTTGGCTGCGAAGGTAAACTTTGTAATTTGATATTTTTTAATGGCAAACCAAGTGCTTCTACATTTGTTGATGTAATAGCATTAAAATTATTTACGGCACCAGTAATTTCTTCAATACCGAAAATACTCTGGTTTGCACCAGGACGAGCATCTGAAATTGGCTCAATTTCACCGGTAAGCAACGCTGTTAAAGGCGTACTTGCAATCAAACCAGCCAAAGTTGCATAGTCCGAAAGCTCTCTCAATTGTCCCAGAAGCCCAGTTGTATCTGGAATCTTCCAAGGGTGAGAAGCATCTGACGAAAATACATAACAAACTTCTTGCGGTAATTGAACCCAAAACATATAATCTGTTTTACGCCCCATACGAACGATTTGTTTGATACCGCTTGCGTTATTATAATCGTAAAATTCTTCTGAGTTTAAAGAATATCTCACCACGTTTCCGTTTGGTCCAAACTCACTCGGAGAAATAACCCCTTTGTTGATCATATCATCGAAAATATCTCTTATATAAGGAGGATAATAATCTAACGAGAAGACGGGGTTTAAAAATAATAACATATTTAAACTTACCAGATACGTCTTTTCTCCAATCCCAGTAATCTTGATAAAATTATCTGGAAGCTTTTGCCAAGTGCAATAATTTACTTCCCCTTTTTCGTAATCAACGCTATTTCTAAGAAGATAAGCTGCTTTACCAGCACGTTTAACTTCCAAAGCTGTTGTTTTTAATGTTTTGACAATATCAAACGTTTGAACCCATTTTCTTACATATTTATCTTCTTTTTTAAAATCTTTTGAGTTATAATCTTTTGCTTCTAAATATTCTGGTGTAATATAATGCTTATAAAGAGGAACGTCTGCTGACATTCTAATCATCTTATAATAAAGATATTGATTAAAAGACTCCTGCCACGATTGTCCCTGTAAAGCATTTTCACTACCATCTGGGTTTGATATCGCTTTATATAAATCTTCTTTACTAAGTTGCTTTCCTTGTGCAGTTAAAGTCTGTCTAAGTCTGTCTTCTTGCAAAAACGGATTATATTTATTCCAATCTACAAGACTTCCTTGCACGCCTTCCTTTGTGTAATAACCATAAACTTTTTGATAAACAGAAGTTAAATCTCTGCGCAAATCTTCGACAGTAACAAAATTATCACCGCTGTCTTCCATACGCAGTTTCTTTTCTTCTTCGTTTACAACAGGTGTAGCCTGTACTTTCTTAGGTCTTCCGACTTTCTTCTTCTCCGTATTATTGGAACTCGCCATATACAGACCTCCCTTTTTATTATATTAATTTGAATAGGTATTTTGGATTTGGACCAAAACCATTTTGTGCTACTTACACTAATACCTAATACAGAGGGAATTTATCCCTCTTTTTGTTCGCAAGCAATTCTCTGTTTTATAAAATCTTTTGCTTTTTGAATATTTTTTTGCATATCCACCAATTCTTGTTGATGTTCTGATTCGAATTTCTTTAAATAACTTTCTGTATACTGTTCATGAAACCAAGTAGAAACAAAATCGTTTCTGCAATCAACATCTTTTAAAGATAACTCTTTACAGTATACATCTGTTATTCCAATTCGTTTTAATTTCGACAAAAGTTTCTTTTTATCGATACTTTCGTCATTTGACCATATATATAAATTGCTATTATCTGCAATCATATTGTCGATAAATTTAATCTTCATTATTTCGCTTAACTTTACATTACTTAAATCCAGAAATAATTCAAAACACATCTTAATTAATATCTCCTCGCAAAAGGATTTCTTGAACCCAAAAATGGATTAACTTTTTTCTTATATGCTTTACTGACTTGTCCTGGTGCGTGTTTATATAAAGCAGACATATCTTGCTTTACATCATTACCGCCGAGAGCGTCTTTTCTACGTAATTGTGATAACAAATAACAGAAAGCTGCGAAACAGTAGGCTCTATCATCGTGCATACGGCGTTCTTTTTCGCTTGATAATCCATAACGAATATTTCCCGCTTCTGTCTTCGTTCTTTTAATTGACAAGACTTCTTCTTTCAAAAGATCAATTTCAACCAACGCTCTTCTTTCCTCTTTTGTTAAGTCAACCTCTTGTCCGTTTATAGTAAAGTTTTTAGAACCGAACGAATCTGTGTAAGGAAACTTAATCAAATCTTGTTCACACATTGTTGTTACCGCACTGTAAAACTCGTTTTTATATTTTGTTGCAGTATACAAATGCAAAACATCTCTTACGGCGAGCGGGAATTTGTTTTGTTCCAAAGCAGATTTCTCATCTTCCAAATCGATTAAACCAAAGTGTCTAATTCCATATTCATCGACGAAATTTTGCATAAGAATATCTGAATATATATGTCCACCACCACCAGAACCAGGATCTATAAATATTGTTAAATTCTTATACTCTGGTGCGTTTCCATTATAATCGATAATCAATTTCTTTAAACGCTCGACTTGTTCAACTGCTGTCAAAATTTTCTTTTCTCCATTATTTAAAGATTCGATAAGATTGATACAGTTTACTATTCTTCCAGTCCAACCAACTCCGTCTTTTTTCGTCAATTCTCCAATCAAAATAATTGAGTTATCTGACATCAAAGCAGGATCGAAACACAAAGCATATATTCTGTCTCCTGGCACAACCGTGTTGTCGTTAGCAAAAACAGGAAGATACTCTTCTTCGTTTCTCATAATAATAGTTCTATTGATAACAGCATCGTTACCACCAGTAGTATCAAATATATTATAATATTCTCTCAATGCTTTATATTCGTTTACACGCATAGCGTCATCAACAACCTGTTGATTTAACAGTGGAGCATACGGCTTACCGCCTTTTGTAGGGTGTAACGGAATTTCACAATTTATATCTGCAACAAACCAAGTGTTATCGCCCATCATCATTCTCTTCGCGCCTTCTTTATAAATATCCCATAAATATGAAGAAGTATCTTCCGCAGAAGACATATAAAGAAGTTGTGTCGGAATCATTTTTGGAATAACGTTCAAATCAATTTTTTCACCAGTTTTGAAGTTGGTATCTTGCGTTGCAAATGGTTCTGTTAAACCATAATATTCAGCAGAAATTTTACCAGCTTCATCATATACGCTCAAATGGCTTCGCATACCAACGGTTGTTTCTGGTTTGCCAGCCAACGTTGTAATATGAGAACCATTATAAAGTTTTACTTCATGGTTTGATTTTTGGTGTGTGAAACCGTCGGAATTTGCCTGTAATTTTACGGTTTCATTCATAAAAACATCACTTGAACCAATAAGTGAAGGTATATTCTTTTTAGCGATATCTTCCAACTTTTTAAATGTTGTTTGTGCCTGATTTGCGCTCAAAGACATAAACCAACATTCAAAAGACGGGAACAACAACGCTTTTGTCATAGTATATAATGCACCCATCATGGATTTACCCGCGTTACGAGAACATACCCATATCGCACGCTATTTAGTCCAAGAGTTCATTATAATATATTTTTGATAATCCAAAAGCGGAACTTTAAAAATCTCTTCTATAAACCACACTGGGTTTCTTCTTCCGTATTGAATTACTTTATTATATTTTTCAAAAATTTCAGCACGACGAGTAGTTACTTCTATTTCGGTAGAATTCTTATATACGCTTATCATTATACAACTGGTATCCTTCTATCTAATTCTTCTTTAACAGCTCTATCTATTTGCTCTTCGTTTAAACCTTTATCTTTCAAATCTTTTTTATACTCGTCTAATAATTCAGATTTCAAATGTTTTTCGCGAAGTAGTCTTAATTCTTCAGCTTGTTTTTCCATCGTTTCTCTCATTCGATTAATCATTATCGATTGATCTTTTATCATAGCAGCTTTATCAGAATCGCTAAGTGCAACTTGTTTCGCCATTGATGAAGAACTTATATCCGCGACCTGTTTCATTGCCGCCGCTGTATCTATATCAAATTTATTAACAGCACCCCTATCATATCCTTTCTCGTTCATTTCCTTTATAATATAACCAAGTGAACCAGAACCTCTTGATTTCGCAGTAGCGTATTTTTCGGCAAACCCATGGTCTTTTGAGAATTGAGTTACCAGGCTTGTTTCTTTTTGTTTAGTTTCAGACAATTCTTTAATCTCTTTTGTATGTTCGAGCATTGTATCTTTATCTGTTTGTAATTCTTGTAAAGCTTTACTAATTTTATCAATACGATGAAACGAACGAACGATTTCGATTGCCGCCTTTTGACGAACCATATCGTCCGCCATTGAATCGTCAATCATTGTTACAAGGTCATTTTGTAATTTAACTCTATCCAATAATTCTTCGTCTTCAAACGGATCGCAGTGAAATACTGACAAAATTGTAATTCTATTGTTTTTGTCTTCGTCAGACATTAAATCTTCAACGCTGTGTTGATTATGATATTTTACAACTTCCTCAAACATAATATTATCAGAATCGTAAAATGTCTTATCAGAAAGTATCAAATCTTCGCGAATCGCTTTGTTATAAAGCAAACCCCAGTGATAAGATTTTGGAACTGGAGTATTATCGTCATATTTATGCTCTTCTTCTATAACCCTGTGTGCAAGCTTATCGTCGTAATAATAACCTGTATACATACACATACGATATAAAGCTTTGTATTTATTTCCATGCGCCTCTTCGGTATATTGATCTATTAACTTTGCAAAACAATTTTCGCAAAACACAAAGTGTTTTTTTCCGTTTTTATCCATCAAACCCCAGCCGCTTTTTGGATGAACGATGGGATAAGATGAAATTTTTCGTATTGCCCCACACCCAAAACAACCACCTTGTTGTCTTACGGTGTTAAAATTCCCAAGAGGAGGGTATTTTTCAGAAGATAAACCATCTTCATCATCGCCAGCAGCATCATACTTTTTATCTACTGGTGTTTTTTTAAAAATCATCTTCTATCCACCTTTTAATCTGTTAAAATTATAACCCCTCATAAAGAGGGGTTATTTGAGGTTATTAGCCCAAATTTATATCATACAAACATTTAACAACTCTGTCTGCGTTTGTAAGGAATACGACTTGTTCTGGCGAACCAGAAATACGCATATTGATACAATGGTCATCAACGCCTTCAAAACTGCCGTTTTGTATAATTTTTACATTATCGATAGTATTATACGCGTTATGATGTCTATGTCCCATAATTACACCGTCAGGTTTTCTTCCCAACATCATTGTAAGTCGTGAGGCAACGCCCTTTTCCGAGTCTTTATCTCCGTGGGTTATATAAAACAATCTTCCCGCGCGTGTTACAATACTATCTATAGTAGAATCAATCGAACAATCTTCATACACTTTTACATTTGGTCTGTTCATAAACATAACATTCAAATAAAAAGGAATTAAATCGTCGAGTTCTTCGCCTTTCAAATGATCTTGTTTGTTCGGAGAAATTCTTGAATGATTTCCTGCAACACTATTTACTTGAATTCTTTCAAACAAATTAGAATCATCGAGTGCTTTAATAAAATCGCCAATAAGTAAGGAGGCAATTTTCACTTGTCTAATAACATCTTCATTATTTTGCAAGCGCATATTAACATGAATTAAACCACTAATATTATCACCACCAAGCGCAATATAACAATTTTTACACTTGTGCAATTTTTGAATTTTTAATATTTCAACCAAATATCTATCGAGTCTTTGCTTTAAAATATCAGTATTAAATTTGTTCCAGTAATTATCGCACACCATTCCAGTATGTAAATCACTCAAACAAACAATCATATCGTCATCGTACGTTTCTTCTGGAAGAATATAAACACCGTTATCGTATGGCTTAACTTCTTCTTGAATTACGCGACGTACCAAATCAACAAAAGATTCTTTACGCGCTTCCTCTCGAATAATCCGCATATAATCAATACGCTCGTCGCGCATTTTGATTTTTTCTTTTTCGAATTCCCGAAGCTTAACAGTAATTTCTTCTTGCGATAAAGAAGAATTATCGTTTTCCTCTTTTGCGATTTCATAACCCTTATTCATTCCTTCGCAAAAACGCTTATAATCAGTGCGATACTTTTTTTCAGAATAACTTCTGTCTGTTTCTTCATTGATTATATCGGCAACTTCCTGCCAGGTTAAATTCTCATCTTCGCGCATTGAACAAATACGAATTGTATATTCGTCGGTATTCTCGCCGTCTAACATTTGAAATTTTTCTTCAATCATTACTTCTATCTCCTTTTAATCTCAATCCACCAGACGGCGGAAACCATTTGTAAATGGAGCTTTCACTCGGACTTGAACCGAGAACCTGCTGATTACTGGTGAATGAGGTGGGTTTCGAACCCACACTAGCCGTCTACTGCTTCTTCAGCTTTTCGGTATGAGACTTCAGGTATCAAGAAGTTTCTTCCTTAAGTCTTTAGGTTTTTCCAATTAAACTACTCAGTCAAGTCAGCTGCTCTGCCAATTGAGCCATGAAAGCAAATTGACTCCGCGTGGTCCGCTTATCTTATACGCGTGCGGAGTTCTGTTATTTTGAAAGAAACGTTTTATTCACATTTTGTGTTTTCTATTTCTTTACTCATAAAGGAGAGGGGATTTCCTGTATAAAATTATGATAATATTTAATTGCATTTATATTTATTTGTTGTTTTCTATATTTGTTGTAACATCTTTCACACAAACAAGTCTTTCCGCGAGAACTCGGTCGAAACTCACTTCCGCAATTCTCACAAGTTTTAATAATAGGAAACAGACATCCTAATTCTTTTACTTGATAGCCATTCCATATATTGCAAACAACTTCACCGTTCTTAAATTCGTGAATATTGAAATATCTGCTTGTTTCCCAGCAGCCTTCAATATCATCCCATTCCTTCACTTCAATCATTTCAAATAGCTCGTTTTTAATCGCTTCTTGCGTCATCGAGTAAGAAAGGTTTTCAGTAATATCTTTCGTTTTCTTTCCGATATATTTCGCGAAAAGACCGAGATTGATTTCGCTTAATCTGAAATTATTCGTCATTTTCGCATAAACCAAAATCAATAACAATAACTGCTTCTGCCAAGTTGCTTTAACATCGCATTTATTTACTCTGTCAATCTCTTCTTGATAAATCGTCGCAATATTTTGTTTGTTTAAACGAACAGTCGAAGCAGAAGTTTTCCACTTATTCCAAAAAACACCAAGGTATTCGCCTTCAGAAGATTTTTCATGCACTGTTTCATAAATCGGAAGCCAAATCTTATATGCTTCATCTTTATCTTTTCCCTTCTTCTTTCTTAAATAATATAAGAGCCAAGCATCCTATTTATTTGTACTTAATTCGGGAACATAAGATTTATTATTCAGCATATATTTAATTGCTTCTAACTTATTCACAATTTCCATAAACCAGCCTCCTCATTCGTTCTTTAAAAGTATCGTCGAAGCAACTCCACGAAACTTCTTTTCCTACAACCCCATTATCAATATGAAAAGTTTGCGTTGGTTTTTTACTTCCGCTTACACGAAGTTGAATTCCATATTTCAAAACTGGCGGCAAATCTTCGCATTTTAGCTTCTCAATGCCCGATAATTCACGCAATTTATCTATATCATAACTATCCCAGCCGCTCTCGTGCATATTCAATTTATGGAGCGCATAGAATGAATAAAAGAGTGCTTTCATATCTTTATTTTCAATTGTTTTTATGAAATCATCTTCCTCTTTATAAAACTTTATCAATTTATGTTCTTGATTTTCAACATTTACATAATTATCGTAAAGTTTATTTAAAATCTTTACTTTATAATCTCCATCCGGCAACGAAGGTAAAGATTTTTCAAATTCTTCTTTACAATTTGTAAAGATTTCTTCAAAATTTTCATTTTTATGTTTTTCGAATATATCATATACATCTAAAATTTCTTTTTCCATTTTTTTATCTTTCATAAAGAAGACCTCCTTTATTCATAATATATTATAACATATTATTAAATATTTGTCAAGTTAATTCAAATGATTTAAAAAAAATATTTAAAAAATTTCCTGAAACTAACGCAAAATCACTTGACTTATTTTTAGATATATGTTATAATAACCACAAACTAAATAGGTCCACGTTGACCAAGGGTAGCAAAAATGTTTATCTTCCCTTTCACAAGTATCGGTTTGCTTACATAAGTCCCGAATGCAAAACTAATTGGTGTTGCGAGCCTGACAAGAGATATTCGCTCGGCTAATGAATAATTGCCGTTAGAGGACCGTGGTTCCCAAACTATACCTCAAATAAAAAAGACGGGAGGAGGAATTACTTAAAGTTTAAGTAATGTGTCTGTAAAAAGATAATCGTGATTATAATAATTTAAATTATAATCTATATTATGGGCAGAATGTAATGAATGATTATCTTATTCTCATATTTCTAATTTTAATTCTATTTTTGTTTTTGGATTTAGAAACATGAACTTCGAAAATTTTTCGAAGGAATTATTGGGTGGGTTTTTCTTTGGGTGGGAAATCTAAAATAAATTAGAAAAATATATATAAATATTATATAAATATAAGATTTATATATATAATAATATAATAAAAACGCGCGTACGCACGCGTATATACATGTGTCAATAAATAAAAAATAAAAATAAAATAATTGTGAAAATATTTTACAATATACGTCGAAAATAGTTGACAAATTCTGTAAAATATGATATAATAATATCGTGGTTAAGATGAAGCCACAGAAATTAAAATAAAGGAGAAAATGAGATGGTAACTCTATATGTTGATGCAGATGATACAATCTTAGATTCGTCTAAAGCTGTAATTGAAATACTCAACGAAAAATACAATCTTTCTCCTGCAAAAACTATTTTGGATTTAGAAGATTGGAATTACCATTCCATTTGCGACGAAGTAACACCAGCAGAAGTTACAGAAATTTATAACTCCAAAGATTTTTTTGACAGAGTAAAGATAAAAAAAGGATTTGAAAACTTTTGGAGAAAACATAAAAATAAATTTTCTTTAAAAATCGTAACAAAAGGAACCTCTGAAAATCTTCGGAGAAAAGAAGAATATTTTTCAAAATATCTTCCAGAAGCTGAAGTTATTGGAGTTGGATTTAATACTGATACGCTTTCCGATTTTGGCAAAAGTCATATTGATATGACTGGCGGAATTCAGATTGACGATAGAACAGATTCTTTGAATACAAATGCACCGATTAAAATTTTAATTACACACGGGATGCAGCTTCCTTGGAATCAATATCTAGGCGAATACGACAAAGAAAGTGTATATATTTTAGAAAACTGGGATTTAATTGAAGAAAGTTTACTTTTCTTTTATGAACATCCAGAATTTATAAATTAAGGAGAACCTTATATAGTGAAAAAGGTTATTTTAATCTCTGGCAAAGGGCGGCACGGTAAGGATAGTACCGCAGAAGCTCTTAGAAGAAGATATGAAGAAGAAGGAAAACGTGTTTTGATTTATCATTTCGCTGATCCGCTGAAAATGATTTGCGAAAACGCCTATCATTGGATACGAGGTGATAAAGGCCCTGTTGGAAGAACAATTCTTCAACACACGGGAGATATTTATAGAAGCAATAAATCTGATTGTTGGGTAAAAATCGCAAAGGAATTTGTTCTTGGCTGTCCAGAAGAAGTAGTAATCATTCCAGATTGTAGATATCCAAATGAGACAAACGTTGCGGATAAGGAAGAAATTATTACATTGTTTGTCGATAGACCAATCGAAAACGATTTGACGGAAGAACAAAGAAAACATTCTTCTGAAAATGCGATGAACGATTATGATTTTGATTTTTATATCGAAAATGACGGTACGCTTGAAGATCTCGAAGATTTAAGTTTTAAATTATACGAATTAATTGAACAAAGATATAAAGAAAGGGGCGTGTAATGGCTCGCGAACAAGTTTTATATCAAATTATAAAGTTATCTTCAAAGTTTATTTGTGAAAACAACCTCGATATACCATCGTATGATGCTAGACGGGCTGCTTTGGACGGGAATCTTGTTTCTCTTGGCGATAACATTGCTTTTCAACAATCTCGTTTCATCAATGGCGATAATCGAAATCATCATGAGATATTTAAAGAAATAGAATTCCTTCGTGGTTCAATGAGACGTGCAAAGAAAGAAGGTCGAGCAAAAGATGCAAGAATATTCTGGTATGCAATTTTAAATAAGTTATTTGTTAAAGACTTTGTTCTTGTTACAGTAAATAAAAAATCAGAATATAGAAGGCTTGCAAAAGCAGGGTTTTATTTAAACGGTGTAAGGTATGTTCGTTTCAGTGCCAGCGCAGGACAAATCCGACACAATACAGTGCAATTCTGCTCGGAGCGCATTTACGAAGAATTATTTACACGTTTGATGTGCGATTTGAATAATCGTCTCGAAGAAACAAATATTGCCAAATTGTCTGCGTATTTCTCTCTTTCAACATCTTCGATCATGTGGGTTTCGAAACCACGTGTTTGTATAATCAAAGATTTTGAAACAACATTAAAAGATCAAAAAATCGATTGGATTATAAACACAGAAGATGGGAAAAGGGCAGTCGAGGAAAGAGTTCAAGACGTAACGATGAATAGTTGTGACGGACAGGGGCTTGTCTCTCCAGAAATGGCAATGAAATGGTCTGAGGAAATGGGGCTTGATTATGTTGCCAGTTCGTACGTTGTCCGTTCTGTGTTTATCAAGGGTAATCTTGTTCCATTCGATTTTAAAGCGTATGCAGCCGAACACAATATATCTATTATTTATGATAGATGGGGAATACCGCATAAAATAGAAGATATAGATTGTTTGATTTCAGAAAGTCAATTTAAAGAATATAAAGCTTATTCAAGCTGGGAAGATTTCGATTCGTATGCTACTAAATATAATATCGGCTGGGGCGTATCTCGATACAACAAAAAATATGATGACGAATGGGTTCTTGCAAATTATCAATATATTCAAGTTTTAAATATAAAAGAACAAGATGTTAAAGAATTAATTCAGCCCACCATCGATTGGCTTCAGAAAGTTTGTAGCGGAGATGATTTATATGCTATGTTATATTCGCTCGGCGGGTTCAATCAAGATATGGAAATTGAATATTCTGACGTATACACAAGAGCGCAAAATCTTGCCATGAAAGCGGTCGTAAAAAATCCAGAATTTTTAAAAGATTCTTATGTCCAAAGAAAAATTTATAAAAACATAGTTGAATCAATTAATAAATCAAAAATCGGAAAAATATGGGTTAAAGGAAATTATTCGTTTATGATTTCCGATCCGATAGCACAGTGTCAAAGCGCATTAGGTTTACCCCCTGTAGGAGTGTTACCCGGTGAGCATTTTTATTCGAATTTCTGGAAAAATCGCGCAAATATTGGCGATGAGATAGTTCTTTGCCGCTCTCCGCTTCTTGATAAACACGAGATAAACCATTGTAAATTGTTTGATAACGAAGAAACAACCAAATGGTACAAATGGATTGAAAGCGGAATCGTTTATTCAATATATGATTTAAGTACTTTAAGACATTCAGATTCTGATTTTGACGGTGATATTTGTATGAGTACAAATAATCCGATATTCTTAAAGGGTTCGATGAAAGATTATACAAATCCTATCACATATAAAAAGCAACCGGCGCCTTCTCATAAAATTTGTCATAGAAACTTCATAGAAACAGATATTCGTGGGTTTGGTACAAAGGTTGGAACTTACAGCAATTATTCAACGATTATTGAAGCAATGTTGCCAATGTTCCAGCGTCCAGAGCAACAAAGGCAACGAGAAGAGCTTCTGCTTCGTATAAAACTCCTTAGAGAAATCAACGGTCAAGAAATTGACAGAATTAAAGGCGTTGAAGCAAAAGGTCCTCCGAAGGACGAATGGCTTAAAATTTGGAAAATCGACAAAGATGATACTGAAGAACAAAGAAAAGAAAAATATTATCACAATTCACTTGTTATTTCCAAAAAACCTTATTTCTTTAGATATTTATATCCAGAGTTAAACGAAAAATATAAGAAATATGAAAATACGTACAACGAAACATCAAAATGTATATTTGGAACGAAACTTAAAAAACTTCTTATAAAAGAAAATAAAACAAAAGAAGAGAATGATTTTGTAAAAAAATATCATAAGTTTCTTCCTCTTATCAATACAAACTGCACGATGAATTTATTGTGTCGTGATATCGAATCCATCGATTTTGATATTAAATATAATAAAAATTGCACAAGCATGCTCCCATATTACGATTTAAATTCTTATATCATAATTCCAGATATTCTTCAAAAGTTCCGTGATATGTATCGTAAATATTGCAATAAAAAAGCAATCACTCTTATTAACAGTATTTATTTCGATGTTGACGATGAAGATTTTAAAGATATAAGATTTGGCTATCTTGACATCATCAAAGAAGAAATTCAAAATGATTTGATGACGCTCGAACTTACCACAATGGAAACGCTTACCTATATTAAGGCTTTATCACAATCATATACGAAATTCAATTGGGATTTTGCTTGGCAGATACTTGGCGATGACATACTTGACTGTATCGAACAAAAACAAACATACGTGCCAATTGAATGCGAAGACGGCGAAGAATTCCTTGGAAGAAAGTACAAACTTATGCCCATTTCAAAAGAGGCGCAAAGTTTTTTAATAAACGAAGACGGAGAAATTGTTTATGAATAATAAAATTAATACACCTTGTATTGTAGTAGACAGCAAAAAATATAAGTCAGAAGAAGAATTATGGAAAGCAATTGCAAGTGTTTGCAAAGTTCTTCTTGAAAATGAAAATCAACTTTTATTAACATACGAAGGTATTGGCATTTATTGTATAAGTTATGACCACGATCCATTGCATGGAGAGTGGGGTGTAAACAGATTTATGTATGTTACAGCCGATGAATCGGAAATCATTCTCGACAGAAGAGAAGAAAATTCCGAAGAAAATTAAAAAATATATTTAAAATTGCTTGACAATCCCTTATATTTATGATATAATATAAGGGACGAAAGTCAAGAGAGGTTTTCATGGCATATCAATATAATAATAAAAACAGACAATATAATAAATTCGGAATTTCCGAATTTATTCATAAAAATAACAACTTAAACCAACAAAATCGTTGGAATAAAAACGGAAATAGCGGTTCTAAAAAACCTTATCAAAAATCACAAGAACAGCTTGATTATGAACAGTCCTTGCGCGATATGGGGATTACTCCAAATTGCGATATGACTTCGAGGCAAAGATTTGATAGAGTTTTGTCAATGCTTGAAGGACTGGAATGTGAAATCGATTATATTGTAAATGTCAAGAAAACATGGTGGGAAAAATAATTTTATATGGCTAATTTTTTTAAAGATTACAGAGAAAAACAAAAGCAAAATTTAAAGAAATACAACGTTACGCAGGAAGAAATCGAAACGATTATGAATAATATTAATCGTAATAAAGGCGAAGACCATTCCGATCATCCAGAATGGACGAAGAAAGATAAAACGGAAGATGTTTCGTTTGTTTATGATACTGAATACGGGTGGGTTCCAAATGAACAATAAATATGATAAGAAAAATTTAAAAATTATTCAAAAGTCATCGCCCATAGTTGGAATCTTCCTAAAAGATGAATTAAAAAGACAGAGCGAAACAATCGAACTTATTGCCTCGGAGAATTTTTGCTCCGATGCAATTAAAGCGGCTTGCGGAAGCGCATTTACCAACAAATATGCTGAAGGTTATCCAACGCATAGATATTCTGGCAGAGAAATGAGATATTATGGCGGATGTGAAAACGTAGATAATCTCGAAGAATATTGCTGCGATATGTGGCGCAAGGTATTCAAAACAGATTACCACGTAAACGTTCAGCCGCACAGCGGATCACAAGCTAACTTCGCAGCTTATATGTCAGTTTTAAATCCGCACGACAAAATACTTTCGATGTCGCTCGACAACGGCGCGCATCTAACTCACGGAGCTTCTGTCAATTTCAGCGGAAAGCTTTATAATATGAGTTTTTATAATACCGACAAAGACGGTAGAATTGATTATCAAAATATTTACAATCATATTATTTCAGATCAGCCCAAACTTGTCCTTGCTGGCGCGAGCGCATATTCGAGAGAAATTTATTTCAAACAAATCAGACTGATGATTACCGAAGCAACCGCTGTAATCAGAGAGCGAATAAATAAGGAATATCAGACTCCTTATTTTATGGTTGATATGGCTCATATTGCAGGACTTGTAGCTACAGGTGTTCATCAATCACCTTTTGGTGTTGCAGATATTATTACAACGACAACACATAAAACGCTTCGTGGTCCGAGAGGCGGATTGATTTTCTGCAAAAAAGAACTCGCAAAATCTGTTGACGGTGCGGTATTTCCAGGTAGTCAAGGCGGTCCGCTTGAACACATTATAGCTGGCAAGGCTATTTGTGCCGAAGAAGCTTGTACAGAAGAATATAAAGATTATATTCGAAAGGTTGTTTCGAATTGTAAAGCTATGGCAGAAGAATTTAAAAAACTCGGTTACAAAGTCGTTACAGACGGGACCGACAATCATTTGTTTTTGATAGATTTACGCTACAACCACCAAGCAATTACAGGTCTTCAGGTTCAGGAAGCGTGCGATAGAAATAATATCACATTAAACAAGAATTGTGTCCCGAATGAAAACAGAAGCCCGAAAGAGACGAGCGGTATAAGAATTGGAACAGCGGCGATGACAACGAAAGGATATACGGAAAAAGACTTTATTGAAGTCGCGCATAAGATTGACAAAATCATTTGTGAATTGGACGGTAAGAAATAATGACATTTTTTAAAGCGTTAGAAGAATTAAATAAATCTATTTTAAAAAAATTTCCCGACGATTGTATGGAATACAATTCAGATGACGAAAAACAACTGAAATTTGTAATGACACCAAAATTAAAAGAAAATAACGGAGAATATCTTCCTTTGAAAAAAGTTGTGTTAAAAGCGAAAATAGGTGATTACTTATTTTTAAAGGATGTTGAATGGTATATGCTTTTTCAATCAACACTCGATGAACAACTTTGGAAGTGCAGTCTTTCAGATTTTCCTATAACATCAATTTCAAAATTATTTCTAAAAGATTGTGATTGGGAGACAGAAACATTCTTTACTGCTTTGGAGAAAGATTAATGAAAGGATATTGTGAACGAAAAGACAGATTTTGTGTGTTTACAGAAGGCGAAGATGGGATTTGTAAAATAAATTATGATTGTACAAATCCAGATGTAAAAATGAATACGTATTGTATTGACATTTGTTTATATAAGGACGATGATTTGGTTGCCAATTCTAATTCGATTTATGTTAAAATACCTGAAGCAAGAGCAGAAAATCTTTTATTGTTTTTTAAAGTTTTAAACGATAACAACAGAGATGTAAAAATCGCAATGGATAGAATTTAAACTAAATATTTATAAGGTTCGCACGAGATGTGCGGGCTTTTTTGTTTACGCTCGTGTGCGGGAGGCACGGAAGAAAACGGGGTTGGGAAATTTCGAATTTTTTGGGATTTTTGGGAAATTTTGGAGTGGGATGAATTGGTTTGAGTTTTTTGGGAAATTTTGGTTTTTTGGGTTTCAAAAGGGATGTAGATCACTACATATTCTTTTTTAAGTGTAATATATATTAAAAAATGTATATTACATTACGTTACTTTCTCTTCTCTGTAACGTAATACACTACTTTAAAGGAGGTATACCTCATGCTTAACATGCTTAAGATGATGAATCTTATCTATATCAACGGTCGTTTGGCTTCCAACGAGGATTTAAAATCCTTGTTGGAAGACGAATGTCGTTATGGTGAACGTGCTCTTCGAACCGTTCATTATACACATACAAACGTTCGAGTAATTAAATATTCGACTCGTTGGTGAACCAAGGTTTTCAGACGTTTGTCCTCAATCAAGCGTCTACCATTGTCTTTCGTTTCGATGATACTCACCGAAAGGGAGTTAAGCTCGGACGAGAAAGGAGACATTATTTTATTACTTAACCTCGAAGACGCGAGAACGCTCGCAGACATCATCGTAACTGATCGTGAAAACCGCCAACATTTCTACACCGATTTAGATATTTACGACCTTTCACGCAAACATAACCTCGGTTTCGTTTCGATGAATTCACTCGTTCACGCGTTAAACGAGTGTAGGCAGGTTAAGGAAGCCGATATTTCACATATTGAAATCGGCGGTGACGAAACAATTGACGTTGTTGAAATCTGCTACGCCAGTTAACTTCACACGTGGAAGCGATAACCACGTTAAAAACACTTCTGTAATGCAGCCAAGGACGGTTCCAAGCCCGTGTAAATGCAGAGGACAGGACGATACGAAGCTGTTGAGCGTATCCCCTTGGGTATAGGGTTGAGCCTCGTTTGTGTTGAAGCAAGCGTTAAGTATCTTCAATGGGACTTGCATCTCGTTATGCAAGAAACACCGTCCCAAGTTGGTGTATGTTGAACTTGGGTATTCCCGTAAGACTAACCGAGAGGAAGAAAAAGAAAGTCGGTTTCGCGGAACAGTTGCATTTCCGTTCCAATACGTTGGGTGATACCTAGTATGGATTTCCTGCGCACGTTGCGATACAAAAAACGGTGCGTTTGCGAGCAGGAAACACGAGGGAAGTACCAGCGTAAGTGGAGAAAACCAAGTTTGGTTGTCAGAGAATCAAACATTGGAAATATGTAACAGCGTTGTCTGCTGAAGGCAAAGCGGAATTTGCATCCGTACCGCTTAACAATACGGATGTTCCATCAAACAAATCGGTTGATTGCGATAAAGGGCAACGTACCTCGCACAACCAATGGAGGTTTGTTATGAATACTTATCAAAAGAAATTTGCCGATATGATAGAAGAAGCAAACAGCAGAGAACTCGTTGAACAGTTGTATGATCAATGTTGTTCAAATTGCACATATAGATTTGTGTGCAAAGAACGTCTTTGTGGCGTTACATGGGCAAGGGATATGTCCATTGAACGCCTGAAAGACAATGATGAGATGCTTGTTCATCTGCATATTGTCTTCCCAGAAGAGAAGCCGAAAGCCTCTCCCAAGCTGAAGACAGCTGAAGAGAAGGCTGCGAAAGCCTGTATTCGTTTTCTCGATCGTGTTTACGATAAAACGGATGATGAGGAACTCAAAGACCTCATCGATGACGTTACAGTTCAGTTGTGTCTGAACGACACAACGGCAATCGACAGGCTGAAAAAGAACTACGAAGTCTTATATTTTAAGTTGGCAAGACTTTGGTGGAAATACGTGGACAACACAAAGGAGGTAAAGTAAGATGCTTTGCGTTTATGATTTCAATGAATTCAGCTACCTTTGCAAAAAGAAACTGAATATCAGAACAGTTAAGGACTTGAACAAAGTCCTTAAAGCAAGCAAAATCACAATAAAACAACTTTATTGTGTGTTAAATGGCGGATGGATAGACATCAACAAATAAAAATTAAAGCTGCGTTATCGGCTATACGGACAAAGGAGTATAAAATGAACAAAGAACTTTTACGAGAATTTGCTTATAGGTTAGATAAACCTATTCCTGTAACTCGTAAATTTACTTATACGCGATGGGTTGAGATTGGTTCTTTTATCTATCCTCATGAAGAAACAGTTAGTGAAACAATTTTTGTCACTTTAGTAAAGATTGGAAAAGGACATGATGGAATTATTAGGGATTTTCAATTAACAGAAGATGATGGAACTTTTGTTCCTTGTAAATGTTGTCCCCAACTTTATCAATCTTTATATGAAAAATACACAGGTTTGAAAAAAATACCTGACTATACAGGAGGTGTGTAGTATGACTTTATATCAAGCTTATGCATGGAATGGGACGGTCTATCGTCCCATTTCTGTCCCAAAGAAGAATAAAAAAAGAGCTTATAATGAGGCTTATACAATTTGCATGAGTCCTTATCCAGAATCAGAAGTAGAAATTAGTGTATGTCAACACTGGAAAGAAAAAGAACTTTTAATTAAGGAGATAAAATATGACTAAATAAAAATTTGTTCAGAAGAAAATTATAACAAATGGTTTAAATAGGAGGATATATTATGTTAAACGAAAAATTACATGACGAACTTGCAGCTTTCTTAAAGGAAAACTATCATGAATTCGACGAGGAAACCAAGTGTTTCTTCGACGAAGCTTACACCGATTATGAAGATCGTGTAAGCGACAAAGACCTTGGAAAGGTTCTGGATTCAGACGATCCAGAACAAGCGTTCGAAGAAATGCTTTGGAATTGCTATACAGATTGCGAATGGCAATATCGCGATGATATTGTATCGGAATTTCTCAAAACTCCAGAAGGTTCGAAATACAACTATGAAGAAGTCGATGACGAACTCGTCGAAATATGGTACTTTAAAGTACCTGAAGATCATTACTTTGAACAGGAAGTCAATGTCGATATCGTCGTTGATACAGGCGATATGAACTACGACTACACGCTCAATGCGGTTTATCCGCATTACAACGGTCGTGAAGACGATGAAATCGACAATAAAGCTTCTCTCGTATGGCTTGCGAAAACGCAAGGTTATACGAGAGAGCAGTTGCAAAATTACCTTACAAACGGTAAAGATAAACGTGATGCAAAAGGGTTTTTGGAAACCGTTTATCAAGAAGTTATCAATTGCTCGACGAACTGTCCTGCATTATTCATTCCCATCAAGATGACTGTAAGACAATTGTTGAAAATCAACAAGATTATCAACGCTCGCGACAAGAACGGTTATGTTTATAATCCTGCCAAACGAAAAGATTGTGGATCGCTTATAATCGATAAAAACGTCGATTGTGCGCTTTATGATTCTTGGAAAGGTGGCGGCGGTTGCTGGGGTATCGAGCTTGAAAAGGATATTGAACTTCCTATCAAGTTTATTCATAAAGCAGTTCCCGATGGATGTCTTGACTACTCTATGAAAAAGTGTTACGGCGTAGCTTCCGATTGTTGGAAGGATGCGCTCAAACAAATTAAAGATTAAAAATTATGCTGTCCTAACGGCAATAAACGGGGAAAGGAGATTTATATATGTTTACCAATTACACAGAGGTTATCAAGGTTCCAGACAACTGGACGGATTTCGACAACGAACGCGATGAACTTCAACAGTACATCGCCGAAAAGCTCGACAACGGCGAGAAGGCTAATAAGATTATCAATATTATTGATAATCATTGGTGTTTCTTCGCCGAAGAAACAGCAGTTCTCGTTGAAGTTGAAGGTTACGATTGTTTGACAACCGTAGACGAAGATGGAAACGTCAATGAAACAGTTTATCCATTTGATGAAAAACAAACATACTATATGCAAAAAATGGAACAAAAACTGTATTTCAAACGTTATTAAAAAAATAATTGGTTATAAAAACCAAAGGAGAAAATATCATGAAAAATATCTATTTATTAACTATTGATTGGGCAACCAGAGACGATGCAAACACGGTTGTGTTTGCTTATGCAAACTTCGAAGACGCGAAAGCGAAATGGGAGGAATGCAGGAAAGACATCGTTAAAGATCCAGAATATGAAGACATCTTAAATTCGGATGGCAGTGTTGCCGAAGAATGGGAAGACACTTACGAGTGTCTTGAAACTCGTGAAAAAGAAGAACTTTTTTACGAAATTTATCAAAATGGTTATTATTGCAGTGACCATTATACGGTAAAAGTACAAAAACTTGAAATAATTGATCATAAGGAGTAAATATCATGAAAAAACTTTATTTAAACAACTGGAACGTAAACGCAACAAAAATTCTCGACGAAATCGATCGTCAAGTGAAAGAACTGGGTGGTGAACCCGCAGCCGAGCTCGGTCACGATTATTATTTTGCAAAAGAACCTATCGAAGTCGAAGCAAAAGACGGTTCAACGTTTATATCGAAACACGCAGACGTGTTCGGTGTATATACGCATTTCGTCATTGGAAATATGTATTATTACATTGAACTCGATGACAATCCGTTTATGGATTTCGCTTTCACAAAATCAAATCGAGATTATAAATGGAATAATCGATATGGAGCAATACTTCCGAAGAATTTGTTCAAATATAACGAATTTCAGTTATATACTGATGAACAAATCAAAGAAACCGCAAAAGCAATTCTCGATTGGGCATTACAAGCAAGAGAGAATAACATCTGTCGCGACGACAAACGCGTATTCGGTAAGTTAATTACCGAAAGCGAATGGAAATCAAAACAAAAGGAGGTGAAATAAAATGCGCAACACTATCAAAGCAAAAGTAGGTTATGTTGTTTGGTATCGGAGAAAAGAACCTAATAAAGTATTCGTATGCGATGGCGATGATGTCCTTTTCGAGGGCGAACGCCGTTCGTGGGAAGATTACAAAGAAGAGGTTCTCGACGAAGGGAACGAAATGGCACACAAGGTTGAAGTATTCACGACAGTGAAGGGAAATCAATTCATTTACTGGCGTGATGAAGAAAACGATGAAGACTTTGTAACAAAAGTCGAACAAAATTAAAATTAAGGAGAAACTAAAATGAAAACTTATTACATCAGCGTAACAGAAACACTCAACAAAATTGTTGAGGTTCATGCAGATAGTGAACAAGAGGCTTTACAAAAAGCAGAAGATTCGTATTACAACGGCGAAATCGTGCTCGATTCGGAAGATTTCGTTGATACGCAGTTCAACGATGAAACTGAAGAAACGATTAACAACTACGAACTCGGTGGAATGCCGAAATTTTACGAAGTAAAATAAGGAGAATTGAAATGATTAAACTTAACAATTTTCAAAAACGTATCTTAAAGCAAAATCTTGTGGAAATCGCAGCGAAAAACACAAAAACGTATTTCGGCGATTTGGTATTCGCGTTCGAGTGGATTGACAACCACGAAGAATTCAAGGAAAAGACAATCATCTTTATTTCTCGAAAAAATGGTATCGAGTTGAATTACCTCGATAACCCCAGAATTCAAAGTTATCTTGGATGGGGCAGGGAGGGTGATCAACAGGCTTACACCGTTGATTTGTTCAATCTCGCAACCATTCACGATGGTTGGGATTCGAGAGATGAAGCACCTGCGGCAGACAAAATCGGTCATTATTCTTATCTTCGTGATGAAGACGATGATAGATTTTGTTGTATTCGCAAGTATTAAACGTTAAAAACAGTCGGGGTTGCAAAGTCAACTTAAAAATTAAACCCAACTGTCCCGAAAGGGAAAGGAAAATATATTATGAAACTTATTAACGGAATGGAACCTGAACGCTATCTTGCCTCTTTACTTCTTGCCAACAGCAGTTATAAAGGAGAAAAGTATTATGAAAAAGAAGATGAATATACGGAAATCATCAAAGAAAATAAACATCTTCTTTTGGATAACAACGAAGATGGGCCTATCGATGAAGAAGACGCTTTCATCTGGAAAGTTTCATACGGTGAATATGAACTCGCAGAAGACGGCGGTATCATTCTCGATAGCACCGCAGCAAGCGTATTTTACGTCGGTGATTTGGTCAAAGTCGTATTTGAAGACGAAGAAGACCAAATCGGTATTTACAGAGTTGTTAAAGTAACGGACACGCAATGTATTTGTGAATTCGTAAAATAATCAATAAATCAAATTATACCTTGGGACACTTTCCTGTTTAGAAAGCCGAAAAAGGATTTATTATGTTTAGTTTCAAAGATGCAATTAAGAAAATTCAGGAAAATTATCCTGGTTTTGAAGAAAAGGAACTCACCAATATCGATGAGTGGTACGGCAAAGAGGAAAATCAAGAATATTATAAAACCAGTTTTCCGAAAAGCTACGAAGCGATTATGAAAAATTTAAGCACAGAGCGCAAGTTCATCAATCTTTATGATGGACAAGGCGATGAATTCAGCGTTGGCTGTTATGGTTCAATGCGTTCTTGGGCGTTCAAAGTCCTCGACTGGATGGATTCGGATGGTTTTTACGACGATGAAGCCGAAGTGGGTGATGTTGAAACAGTCAATGGTTTCGTTATGATGGATCATTTCCGTGAAGAAACGCTCATCGGTTTAATCAACGAAATTTGGACGCTTGAAATCGTGGAATACAGCGAAAAAGTTGATTCCGCGCAACAGAAAGCAACTCAATTCTCGACAGTTGAAGACGTACTCAAACAAATGGGCGCGTTGAGACCGTTGAAGAAGAACGGTGATTTGTCAGAAAAAGGTTGGGTAGCGTTTGAAACGCTTCGAAACTTTTTAAAGTATCTCGCACAGCAAAATGTTGTTAAATTCTACGAGGACAAACTCGATGAATTTATTGATAAAGATTAATTTATAAGGAGAAAACAGATATGAAAGAATATAACTACTCTTATAATGAGGATACAAGGGAACTCACAATCTACGAAGACAACTGTGTTCTGGCAACAATCAGTGATGTCGAAGAAGAACAGACGGACGAAATGTTCAAAGAAGTTGTCTTCGAACTCAGAGAAATAAAATTATAAATTAATTGCATGAAAGGAGGTAAAAAACATGCGTAAAATCAACAACAAAAACATCAATGGCAACTTTTTCATCGAAAATTTCGATGAACGCGAAGAAAAAGATCGTGTAAAAATATACGATTCTGATGAAAACTATCTCGATTATCTTCCTATTGAAGAAGATGATACGCCCATTGAAGAGCAATACAACCATTATGTTGAAATGCTCGAAAGCTTCAAAACGATTGAAGTTCTTTTAGATTGGCTCAATTGTGATTATGAATTCTGTGGAACAAAAAAGGAAACAATTCAATATTTGCACGAAGAGCTTAACTGGGATTTGCCGAGCAAAGATTACAATCCGCTCGATAATGAATGGGTAAACAGAATCGGTAATATTTACATCGTTGTTTCGGAATATTAAAATTTAAAGGAGATAAAAAATATGAAATACCCTATGTTTGACAAAAATAACAATGCAATCTTATATGAACACGAATTCCCTATTATTCTCAAATGTGAAAAGTGTGGGAAGTCTGAAAAATCTTCGGTTTATTTTTCCAATCATATTCCTACCGCAAAAGCATCGTTTAAATACGAATACGGCACGAAAAAAGACCAAAAAGGTAAATATTGGTGGATGTGCGATTGCGGCGGAAGCATGTATGTAACAAAGAAATTCATAAAAAGTCGGAATATTAAGGAGGTATAATATGTTTGAAAACTTTCACGATTACATCTTTCGCGTCAAATGCAACGACGGTCCTTCTATGATAATCACACTTGTCGCAGAAAATTATGAAAAAGCCGTATCGTATGCAAAAGACTATTATGCTACAGATCATTCAATTTATGCCGATGATCGCTATAATCTTTGGCAAATTAAACCGTTATAAACAAAAACAATCACGTCGGGACACTCTCATGCGTTAAGAGCCGAAAAAGGAATTTATATTATGAACAAAAAGACGTACAAAGTAGCAGTTGCATTGAACAACGGTATCGAAGGAATCAAATTCGTTAAAGTTGAAGCTTATGACGAAACGTATTTGATACATGTCCTTAAAACAAGAAATCTGGAATTTCGTTTTATCGATTCTGTAACCGAAAAACGTAAGTATTGCGTTAAAACTTACAGATTCGAAAGAGGAATTCGTTTGCAAGATACGCATGAATTCTATGAAGAATATAAAGATGCAAAATTATTCTTCAATAAATACGCACTTGAGAACAAATACGCAATGCTTTGGCTTTGTGAAAACGATGGAAGCGATATTTGCGAAATCGAATCTCATAAACCGACTCTCAAAACGAAAGAAGAAATTCTTGCGTTTATGAAAGAAAGTTGGGGCGAAGAAGCCGTAACAGAATATATTTCTCACGACGGCAAACAATGTTATCGTGTGTTTGGAAGCATAGCTCATTTCCAAGATTTATGCGAACGTGCACATATCGAATGGAAATGGGTTGACGATTTCAGACAGGTTGCAAAAGGTTCTGATTTTGAACTTGAATATTGCGAGTATGACATTATTCTTGCGTTTGAAAAATAATTTAAAAAACTTTGTTTCAAACGCTTGACAGAATAAATCTGATTTGTTATAATAAAATTGTAACCGACCTGCGGCGGTATATCCGCAGGAAAGGAGTTATTATGGAAAACTTTAAATCGGCACTTGAAATGTTTGTGGAAGAGGATGTAAGATATCGTGCTAATTTCCTCACGAATTGCAAAGGCTATCTGTCTGAACGAGACGATGAAGATTTATCGGAATGGCGTTTCGCTTCAGTACTTGAATACTACGAAGATGACAGAATTCCGACAAAAGAAGAACTCGAATATCTCGATAAACTCGGATTCAACTTCACGGAGTTTGCAGCTCATTACGAAGTTGTAACGCTCGATGCACCCAACGGAGAAATCTGCACGGTTGACAGCACTTGCGACCTCAAAGAAGCGTTGAAATGGTATAACGAAGAAATCAACGGATATGTTTATATCCAATTCGTTGATCACGATTCGATGCTTATCGAAGTCTTGAAATGCAATTTTTAATTAAGGAGATATAAATATCATGGAAAACAAAATGTATTTCGCGTCCAACGTGGACAAAAACGGCAACACCTATCAGGTAATTGTTGACAACGACCATAAAACCGTCAGAAAAGGTTATTTCCTTTTCAGAGGGAAAGATCAAATCAAAATGCCGAAAACTCAAATCAAACAAATGATTGAGCAGTACAAAAAGCAAGGTTATAAGGAGGTTGAAGACTGATGACATACATCAAAATCAACAGACAAGAAGCTCGCAAATTGCACGAGGCAGGAGATAGCGTATATCTCCTGCCTTCCAAGGCAAATATCAACTCTGTTTGGTGGAAACCAGCAGAGTTGGATAAAGAACAAGATTTCGATAAATTTTGCAAACAGTATCATTATTATAATTGCAATCTTTTCGAAACAGGTAAACAAATCGCTTTTTATAAAAAAGAAAATTAAATTTTAAGGAGTAACGAATATGAAACAGTACGCAAATGTTAGTAACACGAACAGCAAACTCGGTGGACAGATCTTAAGCATTAATATGCCAGCAGGAATTACGTGCAGACCAGACGCACCTTGCTATAAAGGTTGTTATGCAAAACACGGACATTGGCTTTATGGAAATGTCCAGAAATCGCTTCAGGAAAATCTTGAACATTACAAAGAAAATCCGAAACTTTTCTTTGATAGCGTTGCAACGCAAACTGCTTTATCACGGTTTGTACGTTGGCACAGTTCGGGTGATATCGTCAGCCCCGAATACTTCGAAGGAATGTGCAGAGTTGCAAGAAAGAACAAAGAAACTCATTATCTTTGTTTCACAAAGAAATATGAAATCGTAAATTCTTATCTTGATTCTGGAAAGAAAATTCCAAAGAATTTGACGATTGTACTCAGTGCTTGGAGCGGTTGGCTTCCTGAAAATCCCCATCATCTTCCTACGACTTATGTTTATGGAAAAGATTTTAGGAATGAGTTAATACCTCAAGATAGTATTCCATGTGTTGGTCACTGCGACAAATGCCAGGCTTGCTGGCAGTTGAAAAAAGACATGTCCGTTTGGTTTGTCAAGCACTAAGCTAAATTAAATTTTAAGGAGTAAATAATAATTATGGTAAACAAAAACGATTTCAATGCAAAACAGTTTCTCAAAGGCTTCGACGAAGAAATGCAAAATCTCATGGAGATTGACAAATTCTATACGAACGATGGACGCACAGAATGTGCAAAAATCATCGTTCGCGGGAAAGAATTCGAAGTAAAATATTGGAATACTTTCGCTTATTTCTACGGCGAAAGACCAAGAGGATATAAGAATTATATCCGTTCTTACACAATTACGGAAACATCGATAAAAGATGGTTCTACGCGTATTGGTTTCAGTATGGAAACTTTCGAGGACAGGAAAATAACTCTCAAGTTAATGAAACAATATTTTCCAGAATTAAGATAAAATTAAATTTTAAGGAGATACAGATTATGATTTATCGTAAACGCACACAAAAAGATGTAACCGACAGCAAAATCATCGAGATTTGGAACGAATGTCTCGGAGAAGCCAAACGGCTTTATCCGAGATACTTCGAAAACTGCACACCAGAACTTTATATGGACAATTCTCGCTCACACCTTGGAAGATGTGCTTACAGCGTGATTAATCCGTATGAAAGAAGTGTTGACAAAATCAGATATTCTCGGTGTATCATCACGGTCAGTTCAAATCTTAAACAAGATTATGAACAAATTCGCAAGACGATTTGTCATGAACTCGGTCATTTCGTTACGCCGAAAGAACATCATTCATATTTGTGGAAGGTTCGTTCAGATAAAATCGGCGAAAGATGGGGTTATAAAGCAACTGTTCGTTCAGATAACGAAACGTTCCACAAAGCCGTTCTCGAAGCACCAAAGAGAACCGCGTTCAAATATATGGTTTACTGCCCCTGCTGCTTTGAAAACTGGAAATATAAAAGCTTATGCGGTATCGTAAGAGATCCGCAGCGGTATCAATGCGGAAAGTGCAAAGTCAAATTACAATCAAAGAAAATTATTTTGGAGGACAAATAAAATGACAAAACTTACAGAACTTGAAAAGCAGAAAGCAATCACTTGCGTTTGTTACGTTGAGGGACAATTCAGATGTGACCGTTATAGGCTCGAAGCTGAATATGACAAACTCAATCATTATGACGAAGAGTTGGACAAAAAGCTGGAACACGCAAAAGAAATGGAAGAGTTTTACTCGGAAATTGTACGTAAATTACAGGAGGTACTTTAAAATGTACGAAATCGGAAGAACAGAATTAACTTACAACTTAAAAGACGCAGAACGCAAGGGTTGGGAACGGAATGAAAGTATTATCGTCTTTCACGTTCCTGAAGAAGAATACAACATTTTGAAAAATAAATCTTTGGGTGAAATCAGAGATTATCTCGAAAAAGAATATGGTATGCACGACGGTTCTGATTATTATGTGCAGCCAGGCGCAAGGTATACGGATTATGTGGTAGAAGCCATATATGAAGTTGGTTGGGACGGACAACTTATTGTTCGTGAAATCGAAGCATTAAATGTTTAAGGAGATATATTATGAAACAAGAACGTTATGATAATTACAAAGACGAATACAAAGAACTTTGCGAAATCTTCGGTGAAAAACCGAAGGTTAACGTAGACAAACTTTACGATTGTGAAGTGCGCATTGAGGGCGAGATCGAAAAGCTTCTTAAACATCAGAATAAGAAGCTTTACAAACAAGCCAAAGCAGAACTTGAAGCAGAAGGCGTGAAATACAATCTTTCACCAGAAAAGAAAATGTTTATCTTAAATCAATTCAAAGATTTCTTGTTTGATTTCAGAATTTTCCCGAAAGTCGAAGATTATAAAGCCGCTTTAAAATGCGACAAGCATTCGCAAATTATTAAAATTCGTGAAAAAGTCAAGGAGGGCTGGAGTTATGACTTATGATAAACTTGTAAAATTTCTCTCAACGTACAAAAAGTGCTCTTATGTGAAGATCTTATATAAGATCGATGTAGGAACCGACAAAGCAAAATTGAACCATTACAGCGTAAATAAGCTCGTAAGAATGACTGTCCGTATCGGGTTAAATTATAAACCGACGGCTGACGATATATGGTTCTCTCCGACGGATATAAGCGGTATCGTAAAAAGTAATTACGATGAAAACCGTTTGTATCTGCAAGCGTTTCTTTCTCCAAACAAACCAAAGGTGAAATATCTTCTCAACGGTCAAATTGAGAGAAAATCATTTTTGGTTAATTACGGATATTTGAACACGAAGCAACTTCTGCATTCAAACGGAAATATGTTTACGCTCAATATCGATAATATTATCAAAATCGGAAAGGAGGTGATGTAAGCTAATGCTGATTAGTCTATGTTTTGTTATTGTTTGCTTTTGGCTTTGGCTCCATGGTGCGTTTCCACCAAAAGATCCACCAAATTAGCAAACCGCTATCGAAGAGCGAGGCTTCGAACAAATCTTATTATTTGAGGTGAATTATGATACTTTTAATTCTTATAGGTTGGTGTGCCTATCTGTTTTGCAAAGAAGCAGGGGAGACGGTTAACGAAATTCGTGGCGTTGTCGGAAAACAAGCGCGCGAGCACGAAGCAGAGATCGTTGCAGAAGAAATTCTCAATGATCCAACTACTCAAATTATTGAAATAGGGGAGGCGAGAATATTAACGTTTATGATTGATGGATATCAAGAAGTTATTATACTCAACTAGCAATTGACGGGCGGCGGATAGGAGAATAATCTTATCCGCCAAACCTTAAAACTTCACAAGCTCTTTAAAGGACATAATAACGCTCAAGCGCATCGAACCCCAAAGTTGCGCTATACAAATAATAAGATACGCGAGGGCTTATTATGCGAGGATTTACACGCCACAACGAAATAGTTTGAAGGCCGCCCTTGAAGCATTGATAAAAATGGTTGACCATCGGTTTGTTTATATATAACAAAAAACAGCCGATCTTCCGACCGACTGTTTTTCAAGGAGTAACAAATATGAATATACCAAACAAAGAACGAATCGCAAACGCTCCTGCAAGGCACTATGATCAATTTTAAGAGAGGGAGAAATCAAACTTAATGAATGTAGAATTTCAGGAGGATTGTTATGAACGTATGGATCGATTCGTCCCTCTCTTCTATAAGCAAATCCGAATGGTTTTGAGATTTATCTCTCAACCTTTCGACACGTATATTGTACCATATTTCTTTAAAAAAGTCAACTGATTTCAGTATATTTTTCAAATATTTTTTAAAGAATTTTCGAGCCGACCGATTGTTTTTTAGCCGCCGCCCGCGCAGGGCAATATAATCGTTCTTGGTTTACAAAACACCGCCTAATTTTGTGCTTATAGCTTTGTCCGTATAATCTATCGGGTAAGATAAGATACGCAGCGTTGGCTTATTTAAAACCGTCTTTGGGCGGCGGATAATAAATAAAGAAAAAGGGCGGCGGATAGCTGCCCTTTATGATTATTCATATCTTACTGGAAGAAGACAATATTCTGGAATCAGTTCTTCTTTCCCCTCGATAAACCGAGCGTCTTCATCATCCCAATGCACGATATAATAATTCTCGTTGCTATATTGTCTCCAATCAATAACCGTGCCGTAAGACTTACGTTTAACGTTAAACCCTGTTTGTGTCAAAACAACTCTATCGCCAAACCGATATTTAAGATGTTCGTCCCAAATGTTACGATAACGCTCACAGACAACTTCAAAATCTTTTTCTCGAAATGCCTTAAGTGTTACCTTGTTTGGTTCAAGAAATACAGGAATTACCGCAGTATCATGTCCAAGACAAGTTCCGATACAAGTTACTCTAAACCATTTGCCTTTCAGTTTATCGGTATATGGATTTTTAAGCTTAATCAGACACCCTGCTTCCAAAGGCGGAGTGAGATCCATATCGTCTACTGGCGAATGAGGTGTTGGCTATTCTTTTTCCACAGTTGACCATTCATTGCTCACTTCAGTTGCTTCAACAGGCTCTTCCGCCGCCCGTGCAGCTTCTTTCAACTCTTCGATTTCATCAAACGGAGATTTTCTACCATAAAGTTTTGCCAACGCTTCAACAGCTCCGATAAACTCATCATATTTGTCTTCATGATAAAGACCGACTTTAACCTTCTTCCCCATACTTTCTGCAGTTGTAATTTTATCAAATCCGATATTAATTGTAATGGCTTTGCTCGGAAGCATACTTGTATGTGCTTGTTGAATCACCTTATCAATTTTGAAATTATGTTGCAATATTTCTTGTTTTATAACAAACGTTGTGCGTAAACTCTTTATTCCTTTACCACTTTCTCTTCTTTGCCAAAAAGGTATTCTTGTTATCTCCCATTCGTCATCGGGAAGTTCCTTTGTGATTTCAAATATATCGTCATAACAATCCCATTCTGGCTTTGTACATTTGACAAACGCACCGACTCTCATGTCTTCGAGCTTCATTTTTCTCTCCTTTCGGGCGGCGGATAAGATTCAAAAATACCAGTAAACACATCTTTCTTTTTAGGATTTTTTATCGGTATAACAATTCCTCTTACACCATTCTGAATTGTGTTCATATAATCTTTAAGCTCTATATATTTCTTTACACAGTCATCTCTTTCTTTTTGAATTTTATCTGAAATACCCTGATAATCTTTAACGTGGTGCATATCATAAAATTCTTTTTCATCGTCGGGCAAATCATCTATACAAGTTATATATCCTTTTTCTCTATCTTTGTTTTTAACATATTCTGAGTATTGATAACCTTTGTTTTTATTGAGATTGTAGAAATATTCTTGTATCAATTTATTAAGTCTATCAACGTTATCGCTTTGTTCAGAATTTAAATTATCATAAAAGTCTTTGTCAATATATTTCTGTGATAATCTCAAAATACCAGATTTAACATTGTCTTTAATAACCCAAACGTCAAGTTCTTCATAATAATTATCAATGTCATATTGTTCTTTTAAAATCTTTTTTACAATGTCATAATATTTTTTCTGATCGCCTCTTACGATTGCTTCGTACTCATTCTCATAACCCAAAGAATTTAATACTTGACCTTCAATTCTTGTAATCAAAGCTTCTTCGTCTTTAGATGCAATTTTAAAATTACCGTTACGAACAATCCTTGTTTCCCAATGATAATTAATTTTTTTGCATTTATGTAAACTTTCCAATGCGTTCTTCAGGGTGTGTCCGAACATCGAAAAAGCATCTTGATAAAATTTCTTTTGTATATAAGTTAACGCTCTCGGATCATAATACATAAAGTCATTATCTTTATAATCGCCTGGGAAAGCAAAATTTTGAAAAAACAAATTATTAGCAAACCCAAGTAATTTATACAAATTCCAGCGCGTAGTTCTAAACTCATAAAAGTCAGAATCATCTTCGTTGTACATTGATTTATAAAGTAATATCAAAAGTATCTGATAAATATAACTATTGTATTTGCCGTTAAACTCCCTTTCGTCTTCTTGACTAATATAATTTCCATATTTCGGTTTATCGTAAATATATAATATTTTATATCCTTTATATGGAATCTTTTCAAAATCAAAATAGCATTTCCATGCTCGTTCTTGATTTGTTCTACGGTTTGCATTACCAGACCATTCTTTATCGCCCATAAAAGAACAAAGTTCTTTATAAGTATAAATTACGCCTTCATGTAATCTACTGCAATCTTTCGGTCCAAGTTTTTTCTCGATTCTTTTTTCAGTTGCCTTATCAACGGCGTAAGATGAGAAATCATAATTTCTATCCCCTGGCTCATAACTCTCTATTTCCCATCTCGGTATCTTTCTTTTCTATAGCATGATTTGTACCTCTTTTCCTACACAGCTAATATTAAAGATTGGTTCGCTTCGCTCTCTCAATCTTTAAAGCCTTCGGCTGATATATTTTTACATAAAACAAAGTTTTAAATTCACTTTAGTTGGCTAAAGAGATTTGTACCTTTTTTACTCCTATATAATATATATAATGTATATAGTGGTATTTTATATATTAGGAGCAAAAAGAGTACAAATTACTTTAGTTGGCTAAAGTATCCTTTATACAGTACTATTATATTATATTATGAAATATTTGTCAAGTAATTTTGAGGGGAAGAGAGGAAATTTTTGAGAAATTTTTAGTTTAGGGTAAAAAATGCTCTTTCTGATTCTCTTTTTTATAAAGAAAAAGAGAACATATCATAAAATCATCATAAACCAACATAAAATCCCTATAAAATCATATATAATCATATAAATTCATACCAAACAGCACACTGAACCAACTATAAACCAACATTAAAAACTATCCTATAAACATATACATAAATACCTATTCCTCTCCATCTCCATCCACCTCTCATCCAATCCTAACCCTCTCCAACCCCGTATTTTTCACACCGAAGGTGTTATCCTTATATAATCTTAATATATCAAGTCTGACCACTATCCATATAAAATCATCCAAAAATATATAAAAATCAGCTATTTTTGACCATTTTGTACTTATTTTGGAATAAAAACATATAAATTATATTATATCATAACCACTCGTATAAATATACTCATATTTATATCATTCAATCCAAGTTACAATATTTTCTTGTTACTTCATTAAACCAACTGCCTTTATCTTTTTATACTTATTTTAGTTAGTATCTTTAGACCGTATTATAAACACCTTATCCCGTCTAATATCAAAAGAAATGCGTTAGCATTTCCGTTTTAAATATTTGCGAAGCAAATTTCTTTGGAGCAAGAACGGAGTGATTGCGGGCTATGCACGATCACAGAGAAGAGCGAACGTAATGAGTCTCTTCGAATGATCGTATACTGAAAGATAATTTTAAATATATATAATAAGATAAAGTAAATATCCAGTTGGGTAGTATCACTCACCAACTGCACTTACAATATCTCCTCAATTACATTATAACAAATTAACGTGTCGTTATTAAGACATATTTCACCACACGGAACTGTAAGTTCATTTTCATTACAGAACTTTACTCCTGTGTGTTTTGCGTAGTAATCAAGTCTTGAGAAAGATTCGGTTGGATCAATAAGTTTATCACCAACCTTAACAACATTCGTACCTGATTCAATCCAAGATTTTACACCAATCTTTTTAATAAGTTTTTTTGCATCTTTGAGTTCCATTGTTCCACCTCTGATTTTTCTTTACGAATAGATTATATCATATAAAATTAGAAATGTCAACTGATTTCATACAAATATACTAGAAATATTTTTCTCATCATTTAACATTTATTTTGTTATATATCAAAAAGAAATGTTCAATTACCCAATTTAAGGGCATTTTAAGCGATTGTAATAAAGAGTGGGAGATTAAGATGATTAACTTACTACGTTAGTTGGTTTAAAACTCTCCTACGTTGACAAAATGGGCTCAAATTTCAACGAGAATGTTTGAGTGGTATAAGTTATCGATTGAGGTATGTCGTTTAAATTTGACGTGTTAGAACGCAAATAAAAAGAAACGCCCGATTAAAAGCGTTTCCTATTTTTAATTATTAGTTATACCATGTGATAACAAGTTCTGTTACGAGTTCGTAAAAATCCTCATCCTCGCGTGCTATGAATTTGACCGTATATCCCAAATCGGATAAAAGAGATTTGATTTTACGAATATTTGTAATATAGATATTCGCAATAGAAGCCGCAGCATCATATACTTTACTTTTATTATCTACAAAACACAATTTATACAAAAACTTTTTCTCTAAATCACCAAAAATATTGTCGAATGATTCTATTCTCTCAATTGAAATCAATTTTAGTTTCTTAATTTTCAAAGGATTTTCGTAACCTTCTGACTTCGGAAATAATTCTTCGTATTTATAAATACCTTTATTCGTATAATAAATCAATTCTTTATCTTCAAAATAATATTTACTAAAATTAAATTTAATTATAATTGGCTTTTCTTTTTTCATATTACACCTGTATTATTTATTATTCTTCATTTTTTTCTCTTTCTTCCAATCTCTTGGTAATCTCGGCTTGCTTTTTATAAAACTCTTCCAAAATCTTTTTTAAATCAATGCAATTAAAATCAATACAGCACATATCATCTATCGTTTTACAATTGGCACGCATACCGCATTTAATCTCGGCATTCATAGTTTAACTTCCTTGGCAACTTTGATTTCAGCTATTTCGCGTTGTTTTGAATCGAGGGAGGATTTTACTCGCTCCCTCGCATCATCTTCGTTATTGGCTTCGACTTCAATATATTTTGGAACGTTTATTTCAACGATATATTTCATTTCTTACCCTCGATAAACGACATAATCTTCTCAGTGGTATAAGCTGTGATTATATTTGCTTTGGTATCGAAGTTAGTATCGATAGGCTCTTTTGTGATAATATAATCATCTTCGCCGACACATTCTTTCGGATCGTTTACTCTTTCTCCGACGTTCTCAAAAAGCTTGTAAACGTTCAGATATTGAGCAAGATTAATATATTTCTTCACCCACGAATTATCTTTTGTGAACGAGCAACGAGCGTTAGAATCAACGTTTTGATTAAGCCAAATCATTTCTCTTGTTTGCAAATCAATCGCAAACAAAGCGCAAAACGTTGAATCTGACGTGATGTTGAAAGCCGTCTGAACTGTTTTAGGCTCATAAACTTCACCGCTGTTAAACTTGTCGCGAAGCATATAACCAGCTCTGCAGAATACATCTTTGAATTTTACGCCAGAGAATACGTTGTTAAAGAAGATCATATAGCGCGATGTGGAATAAGTTTTAAGAACATTATCAATATCAATATCGAAATACTCACTACCGCCGTTATAACCAGATGTCTGATCGCCAGAGAAATTTACGGCATTTAAATCCCAGTTTCCCTGATAACCATAATTTCTGAAGCTGCTCCACTCACTCCAGTTGAATTCTTTAATGTTGTTAAAATCTTTATCTACAAGCCAGCAAGATAAATCAACATCATTTACTTTTTCCCAATAAGTGAAAGCACGGACGATTGCACCGTTTGAAATCGTCATACGCGAGCCAGTCGGCAAACAACCAACACCGCCGTTGGCGGTAGCCATATCAAGTGGCATAGCGATATCTTTCATTCCGTCTTCAAGATAAACTTTACCTGCTTTTTTCTTGCTCATCAGTTCATAAAAAGCTTTGGTGAAATAATCTTTAAGATATTTTACTTCAAGTTCGTCAAGATGCGATTTGCTTCTTTCGATTTCGTAGCCAGTTTCTCTGTGGGTTTTCTTCATATTGAATTTATTAAAAGAAAAACTACGTGCTTCATCTGGCTTACGATTATAATCACTATAATGCTGAATAAGCTGCATCAAGATAATCGGATTGAGATCTTCTTTAAGCAAACCAAGAACTCTTTCAATCTCCGAAAGCTCTTTCGTTCTCGACACGATATAATCAAGATGACGAAGAACCGCACTCGTTCCTTTCCGATACTTTAAAATCGAAGCGGCACCGTAAGTATTCTCGCCTTCCATAAACCATTCGAATTCCGACATTCCAGAAAATACTTTCGAACTATAAATAAAAGAAAGTCTATCATCTTTATAATGCAGGTGATAAAGGATTCCTTTCCAGATAGCTCGCTTTTCAGCACAAACTGCCATCTGATATTCGGAAATCAAATTGGAATCGTTATAGCTATTCGTAATCAAAATTTTCAAAACATTGATCAAAAACTTTCTGTCTTGGTTTTTAAGATTAAGCTTTTTGATATTCGTTTTGTGATAAACTTTATAATTAAGTTCTTCAACGATTTTAGGAAAATGGCTCAATTCGAGCGGCGCAGAATATTTTGCTGCGTATCTCAAATCTCTCGTTTCAAGCAAAACTTTAATTGCCGTATTCGCCGATGCAAATTCAAACATAAACATATCATATTCGCGAATAGCTTCAATAAGCACTGTGAACTGATATTCGCTCATAGGTCTTGTTTGATCACACAAACCCTGCAACAAACTTTTAAGTTCTTTCTCCGCATCTCTTTCGTTTAAAATTCTCACGTTCTTCGTTGTAAAAGATTTGAGAAGCGCAATTCTTTCAACAGGACTTTCGCAAACCGAATGCTGTTCTTCGGAGAAATCTCCAAGACCATAAGTTTTATAATAAGACCAGAGCTGGTCAAACAAACGTTCTTCTGGGCAAAGTTTTTTAACGCTTTCGGGAAATCCTTTATAAAAAGGCTCGGTCGGCTTAGCGATATAACGAATTTGTTCCGCTACGTAATTAAGTACTGGCTTCGACATAAGCTCTGCGCCAGAAACAACGTTATAGCCATATTTAGCCATAAGAGCCGTGCAAAGCAAAGATTCGAGTTCTTCGTCTTTCTCTTCTGCACCGTCATTAACAAGAATGTTTTTGTCAAACAGATATTTTTTAAAAGTTTCTTTCATTATTTTTCCCCGTTTCAGCAATTTGCTGAATATATTATAACATATTATTTTTAGAATGTCAACTAATTTTGCACTGAAAATAAAAAAGAATCGAGATTTTCGTAATTGTCGCGCTATATTATCCGTTTATAGGAACAGTTTATATTAAAGTAAGCTCGACTAGCTGAAAATCTCGATTTAAAAAAATAATTATGTCGCGGAGCTATCAAATATATATTCGTCATCTATTTATAAAAAGTAAGTTCCGCTAGCTGCGACGTTTTTCAGGACTGAATTATAACACTGATACAAATTAACAATTTGTCGCTATAAGCAAAAGTAAGCACTATTAGCTGTCCATATTTTTTGTCGCGATTTTTGACTTTGTTAGAATTACCCAAGATGAACCACGCGGAGGTCAAGTCATTCTCATCTCATCAGACGGAGTGGTTAGCTCCGTCCTACATCTTATTATAGGAGGTACAAATGTTGCAATCAGTATCGGTTGGTGTTTAGGTTTGGCTTTACTCTCAACTGATTACGTGTATATTATATCATATTCAAATCGATTTGTCAAACGATTTTAATAGGTTTTTCGAAAAATTTTAAAAATTTTCCAAAAATAAAAATGTACTTTTATTTACACGAAATTTTAAATGGTGTCGTTCAGCTCTTTAAGAATTTCTTCTTTCGACAGATTTGTCTTATCGCCTTTGAGATAAAATTGTGCCTGTAAAGGTTTATCTGAGTTTTTGCAATGGTAGACAATCGTGATTTCGGTTTTGTTTGTAGTCACTCCGTAAACTATATCCAAACAATCGATTACAATATCTTCTTCCGATTTTTTATCAAAATTGTTTACAACGAGTTTTGGTCCGTCATAAAACGGTTTGTCATCGTGTATATCAAAATCAGAATACGGATTTTCATCACCGTTATTATCTTCGTCTGTGAAACAATCGTCTTCGTCAGAATAATCTTCGTCTGGATCGCGTTTCACTTCTACAACGATACAATCTTTATGTGCGTAAATATTTTCTACTCCATAAATATTATCTGTTATATCTGTTGCCGTAACAACCACGCTCTTATCGATGTTAATTCCGTTTTCCGAAATTACTCTGAATTCAATATCGGTAGCCTCGTCTCTTGTTCCCATAATCGCTGGGAAAAGTGTTTTCAGTCTCAAATCAATTTTATACATAATCAGTTCCTACTTCCGTTATTATTTGACAAATCATCTTTGCCTTTTACTTTTTCATCTTTGTCCCATTCTTTCGGCTGCTGATAATCACTTTCGAAAATAAAACTAAATGCCAACAAACCTAAAATAATTACTGCGGACAAAATTCCAAGAATGATAACCAATACTTTCATTTTTTCTTCCTCTGCCATTTATGATGATAGTTCCAAACGTAATTTACGAATTCACTCCACCGATATTCGAGCTGATCCCAAACATCGATTTTTACTAAATATGGATTAGTTGTAAGTTCTGGAATATCTTCCACCTGTTTAAGTGCAAATTGCACCCAATCAAAATTGTCTTCATCTTCGAATGTTACATCTATACGATAATTACCATCTCTGCATCCACACCAAGGTTTAAGCCAAACATTCTCGTCTCCGATTTCGAGAATAAGCTCATATTCTGCACGGGCCCAAAATCTTGATTTGCATCGAATTTCAAGTTCTTTTTCAAATTCCTCTTTTGTAGAATATTTCTTTTTAAGTTTTTTAATCTCTTCTTCACGATATCGAAGTATATTATATTTCTCAATCTTTTGTTTGTTACAATCGAAATTAGTTACTAACCATTTGAAATCTGGATTATTTTTTATCATTCTACGTCTTCTCCCATTTTATATACCAAACTTGCTACCGTTAAAACCCCAACACCTTTTGGAACGGGGCTGATAAATGAGCATTTCGGTGCAACCGATTCAAAATCGACATCGCCGCAAAGCTTTCCGTTTTCATCACGATTAATTCCTACATCGACTACAATTGGTTTATTATCGCCGATATAATCTTCTGTGAGGAATTTAGCTTTGCCGACCGCGCTTACAATCAAATCTGCGGTTTTCGTATAAAGCGACAAATCCTTTGTGTGTGAGTGGCAAACCGTTACGGTACAATTATATTTCAAAAGTAGATCTGCCATTGGCTTGCCAACGATTTTCGAACGGCCAATAACAACCGCGTTCATTCCATCGAGCTTATCAAGTCCTACATAATAATCAAGCATTTTGATAATTCCGAGCGGAGTTGCGGGTGTTTTAAACTCTGTCGATAAATCTCCGTCGAAAGCATCGATGTCAAAACTTGGAGCCGATTTCATAATATTTTCAAATTTACTCTCGTACTGTTTAAGGTGCTTCGGGATTGGCTGCTGAATAATAATATAAGGATTATAAAATTTATCCCAATTAAAAATTTTAATATCTGCTAAATATCCCTTAATCTCTCCTATTGTTGCATTTGAAATATCATAAACAATGCAGGGAACACCAAGTTCTTCACATTTCTTTTTCTTATTATTTACATATACCTTACTTGCTGGATCTGCTTGATTTGAAAAGATATAAAGGCAAGAACCTTCTCTTGCTTTAAAACCTTTTAGCATATTGTCCGCAACTTCTTTTCCATACATTATAACTGGTTCTGACATTATACAACTCCTTGCAATTCAAAGTAATCTAATAGCTTATTTCTAATCTGCTCTTTTGATAGATGATTTTCTCTGCACAGTTGATTTGAAAAATAATATGACAGATCGGTAAATACCTCTACGACCTTATCTAATAAAGTATCTGTAATTTCAAATGCTGGATATTTATATCTATAATCGATAAGAAAATTATTAAGCACTATTTCAAAATCGGACTTACAATCACCACTTGCCAGTAGAAATTCATCCTCATAAAATTTCTGTTCAAATTTATTTCCGGATTTTAGTTTTATATTATTTACCTTATTTATTTTATCAGCAACTTCATCTGACCAGTGCCATAGATTATTTGTAGAGTTTCCATAAACAATGCATTTTATAAGATGGTCTCTGTACGGAGGTACCTCCCTATTTATCTTGTCTATTGCTTCTGATCTATTAAAAGCCATTTCTTTCAATAATTTCATTTAGTTACACCCCAAACCTAATTAATTATTTATTGCACTTAACCGGCTCTCTTTCTCTGATCTCTTTGCACCATTTTTCATACCAAGCTTTATAATCATCAGATTCATAACAACAATTATCTTTTACATCATCCGGAAGCTTCATCCCAATATTATTATAAGGATCATCTACTATATCATCAGGAGGTTTACTTGCATAGATAGTAGTATTAGGATCTACTTTGCCTGTAACACAACCCGATCCGAGCTTATTAACATCTCCTATAGTGGTGACTGTATTTGGGGTTACATATTGACCTGTTGTAGTTCCATAATTATAACCAGCATCACTAACTTCAACTTTATAAGGCGTTGTAGTTGTATGCTTTCTTATATCATCTACATTAATCTTGCCTGTATCAAAATTACATGGAGTTTTGTCTTTCCAATCTATTTTGTTAGTTTTACCAAGATCCATTTTAATTGCCTTTGGTCCTATATGTGTAATCGTTGTATGGCAATACGGGCAACTAATATAATCTAATCCACTCAAATCACTTAAATCATACTGAAATTTACATCCACATCTGTCGCAAGTTCTAGTAAATGTTTTCTGACCTTGCTCAATTATTTTTATCATTTTCTATTTTCTCCATTGTCAATAAATAGTTTATACATTTCTCTTTTCATTTCTCTATCCGTCTTTTTATTCCAAATACGTAGATAGATGCCATAAGGAAGCCAAATCAAGGCCGTTAAATTCCACCAGGTATAGTTATCATAAATAAAAATGCCTCCAATAAATTTTCCAAACTCTTCAACTATCAAATGATACTGATGAATAAAAGAAATAACTGGTCCTGTTAAGGATAGTGCAGTTATTAAAATCAATATAATTATATTAAAGATAAAACTTAAATTATTCTTTGTCCACCGATCCATTTTCTTCTCTCTTTTTTAATTCTTCTCTAAAACCTTATCTAATACTTTCCAGTATTCAATGTCTTTGACTTCTTCTGGAAATTCATCTCTAAAATATTGACAACCATCTCTTGCTTCTTCATCATTTATACCATCACAAACAAGGGATGTGCACCCTCTACAGTGTCTGCCACAAAAATCATTATATTTATCAATCTTCATTTTCTTTCTCTTTTATAAATAATATTTGGCACGTAAGCCCACGCTAAGATAATATCAGTTATTGGTTCTAACATTCCTTCCCATCTAAATTCATCGTTTTTATAAACAGCTGTTTTAAAATAACATCTGTCTCCGCTCTTTATATATTCGTTAACGTATAAAACAATGATTTGTGAATTATTTTCTGGAACAAATCTTTCTGGATCAACCCAATGTATTAAGGTGCTATCAATCTTCATCTTCTTCATACTCTTCGCAAAGTGGTTGACATCCTTCGTAATCACAAAGACAATACCAATTAGGATCTTCCCAACAATATCCGTCATAGTATTTTGTGCAAGGTTTATAGTTTACTTCGTTGTTATCTGCTAAATATTTATCCATTTTATTTCTCCACATCCCACCAAAAACCTTCATAAATACAGATTTTAGGAATTTCTGTTTCAACTACAACATCAAGAGAATATGAATTTTTAGAATATTTTTTCAACTCACTGTTGATAATTGCTATTACAACTTTATCTCCGAAATAATTATTTAAATAAGTAATATAATCTTGATAATCATGAAATTTTTGATAAGTACGATTATGCCATATTACAATAATTTTGCCTTTATTTTGATCGAATACATCTTTTATCGTCATAATCTCCTCACAATCTTCCGCAGAGTAAAGTATCGGCGTTATACGATTTACCGTCTACAATAAATCTTTCAATTTGTTTTCTATTATAATATCCGTCATGAAGTTCTACAAGAAGTCTACGGCATCTATGCGGCATACATATCGTATCTTTCGAAACTTCTTCCAAAAGATCCATGAAATCTTCATCTGTATAAATTCCGCTATTATAACGTTTTACATCGATATTTTTGTTATAATCATTGTTGTCAATTTCTGCAAGCCAGATTTCTTCGATATCTTTAAGATTGAATTTTTCGCCCTCTACAGTTTCGATTACTACCATAATATTTACCTCTCTATTTGATTTACGTATATATTATAATATATTTTTAGAGAAATGTCAACTAATTTTAGAGAGAAATAACAAATATTCCTATGAATTTACTTACTTTTTTCTTCATCTTCCAGCTCCTTCATGAATTTTTCCCTATAAAAATTGCATTGAGACTTATGCCCACCACAAGTACAGGTTTCTCTTTCTTTGGTGCCTAAGCATCTTGTAACTTCTTCGGTGATATATTCAATCTTTTCGTTGTGTTTTCCATAATAGTAACCTTTTTCATATTCTGTTAGATAATGCCTTTCTTTGGTTACTTCATAACAATCGCAAGTCGGTTCATCAATTACTATAGTAACTATGCCTCTAGCGAGAGGGTTATTATCAACGGTTACAACTTCAAAGTCACCAAATAAATCTTTTAAATATTGAGCCGTATACAATTTGTCTCTAAATTTAAATACAGATCCATTTGTAAATGGTTTTAAAAATTCTTTTACTTTCATGTTATTGCTCCTTCTTGTGTTTTTCAAATTCAATTTGTGAAATCTTATCTCTAAATATTTCTTCATTTCTTGATTTATTCATGCGATCAAAATAAAAATTATTTAACTCTTCAGCAGTATTTTTTGATAAATATTGTTTTAATTCTTTTAATTTACTTTGACACTCAATATGATCATTAAATGATTTAAGCTCTTCAATTGATAAATTTTTAGAAATAAATTTTTTAATACATTTATCTTTGTAATCACTGATTGTAAAACTATAATTTAACGGTAATAAAATGCTTACGGCTGTTATGTAATTTTCAACATTCCCACTATATATAAAAATTCTTATAATAAATAAAAAAGATAATAAAGAACAGCAAAAAATTAAACAAGTTGGAATTAAAAATATCTTAGAACGAAAAGATATATCATAAGTTTTCTTATTTAACTCGACGTAATCTTCTTCTTGAACTCTTGAAAATATAATTTTTATAGTTTTAATATATCTATCTTTTGACATTATAATGCTAAAAATAAATATTATAGATAATAGAATTTTAATAAATATCATCATATTTTTTACCTTCCTTAATTTTCGTTACTCTAATTATACACTAAAAGAAAAAGAAAGTCAACTAATTTCGTCAACTTTCTTAAAATTTCTTATTTAATTCCTTCAATCAATTACTTCAATAACTTCATTACCTATAAAGATTAGATTATCGTGCTCTTTGGTGAATTTTACTTTAACGCCACCCTTTTTAGGTTTATAATCGGAGAATAAAAAACACAGATTGTTTGGACATATTATTTTGTTTACATTTTGTTTGTGTGCCCATTCAATAATAGTATTTCTTACTAAAAGATACCACTCTTCTTTTGTGCCATTATATCCACCGGGTCCTGGGAAAGGCATTTTTATATTAAGAAATCCTGTTGGTTTTGGAATCCAACCCATAATCGCTTCTCCTTACATAAAACTATAATTTTATAATAGAATTTCCCTTTTCTGATTTCCTCTTTCATACTGTTCACAAATATTCTCTTTCGGTATTGGTTCTCCGTTGCACAATATATTTCGACTACGATTCATATAAGGTTTATATAAACAGTAATATCGTGGTTCTGTACAATCATAAGATTCATAAGAATAAGAATATTTACAATTTTGGCAGCATTTTACTTCTGGGTTATCTATGCAAACTTTCTCGTGTTCTTCTACCACTTCTTTTGTTCCCATAAAATTACAATAATCGCATTTAAATACTGGTTTCATCTAATTCTTCTTCCTCTAATAATTCTGGGTTATCAAAAATATTTCCTACTACACTACATTCCATAACACCATTATAAACTAAATCATCCATTTCAACGGTTTCTCTGTTTGTTACAAAAAATGCGCCGTCTTCAAATTTAATCATACCACGATTTACAATAATGGTTTCTCTATAGTAATCGCTTGCTGGACAATCTTCATAATCTGCAATGTCATATTCGAAAATCTTATTTTTGTTTTTATCAATAAGACCAGTAAACTCACACATTGTTTTTGGATCTACTTGATAGTCTTTAGTTGTACTATATTTTATTTTTCTACCTTCTTCATCTTCATATTCATGTTCGGTAAATACTCTAATATAGTTTCTATAAATCGGTAAACCGCAAACCCATTCGCCGTTATCTACTCTTTTTGCTTTATACAAAATTTCTTTACTCATTCTTCCGATAACTCCATAGAATCTAACGACGAATAATCTTTCATAACGATTACTTGATAATCGTCTATATTATCCTTATCTGATTGAAAAACTGCAATTAAAAGTCTACCAGTGGCACTCATCGCATATCCACAATTACTCTGTTTATAATGTTTAATTGTTTTTTTAATTAGTTCTCTAATTTCTTCGTCGGATTTATCTAGACCGTTTTTGAAACTATAAAAACTTTCTGGATATAATTCGTCTGGTGTTTTAAGCTTTTCTTCTTGTTCTATATTCAACTCAACATCACCATTGCATTCAACTTGATAACTTTTGTGCGAGTGGCAACAAGGACACTCCCCGATTTCCTCATTGCGTAAATCTAATTCATAAACGCAACCACAAATCTGGCATTTAAACTGATGAATATCTTGTAACTTACACGCACCATTTTTAATAATTCTCATATTTAATTTTCCTCTTCTCTGCACCATTCACCTACAACATAGTAAGTTTGTGGATTTCCATTAAAATCAAATCCTTTGATTGAATTATTTGTTACTTCTTTACCATCACAGTGCATTTGCCAAGAACCTTTAGAAATTGTATCAGATAGATTGTCAATCAAATCAGTTTTAGAACAAAAACCATCATCATACATTTTAATATAGCCTTTAATATACTTAATAATATCAAATTTCTTCTTCATTGTTTTCTTCCTTTAAACAAATCACACCCTCTTGACGAAATAACTCAACGACGGAATTTGAATTAGACAAAGCTTTTTTACTACAGCACTCATAATCAAGCGGTTTCATGTGTAAGAAAATAATCTCTGTAGGATAAATAAAAAAACACTTTCTCCAAACTTTAACAAGATCTTCAATTGAAAGATTTACGGTCTGAACCTTTTCAATTTCACCTTCATAATTCTTATGCTCTACAATTGTCGGTCTTGCGAAACCGAGTTGACATAAATAAACGTGTTCCTCTTCAATCATTTTTCACACCTCTATTAGCGGACATTCTTCTGGTCTGTTTTCATAATCACATTCACAATATTCATCTTGCAGATAATATTTTCTGTCGTAATCGAAATTCAATAATTTACAATATATACCTGCTTTAAAAGGTTCACTTTCTGAAAACGGACAATTAATACAACATTTTGGTATAGTATCTATCAAATCCTGCTTTACTACTATCATTTCAGTTCCTTTAGAATTTTTTCCTTTTCTTCGTTCACGGCTTCAAGCAATACTGCACTACCGTTACCGCAAACCCACGAATATGAAATTGCTCTTTTATTCAGTCTTTCGGCGTATTCTCTAACTGCTTCCTGTGCATAAAGTTTAACATAATTTGCAACTGGTTTTGAGTACCAACCGCCAAAACCGTTGTTTAAAGAACCGACTGTTGATAAAGCTTCAATTTTCGCTTGATCTAAAATACCTGATAATTCTTGTTTTAATTGTTTATCTGTTTTCATTCTTCCACCCCTATTCCAAATTGACCGACAAATTCATATTTCATCAGTCTGCTGTATAATTCCCGTCTAAATTCTCGACTTCCAACGATTACGATTCTCGGTATATCAAAGAAATGCCATTTATCGCTTTCAATATCTTCCGCTTTATCTTGATGGTGTGCTAACAACCATTTTTTATCTTCTTCAGAAAATGAAACACAATATTCTTTTTCAATCTGCTCGACCGATAAATTACCAAGATAAATCATTACTCATACTCCTTTAACAATTCATCGATGGCGTCCACTCCAACAAAATCCATAAATCCAAAATCTCTTGAATTTATTTCAATACTATTTTCTTTTAGCTTTTCGGCAAACTCTTTTCTAACCAAATTGAAAATACTGAATTTTTTGTTTGTCGTTGTATTAAATGTAAATTGTTCTTCACAAGCTTTTAACAAATGAGCATTTTCTTTTTCAAGCCGTTTGATTTCAGCTCTGTACTCGGACACATTGCCATAACCTTTATCATAAAGAGCTTCTGCTATTTGTAGCCGTTGTTCTCCATATAAATGTTGCCCTTTTGGGTTTGCATCATACGCAACTATTGTCTGTGGGACGTCAAGCATCATTTCGTCCACTTGTTCTTGTTTAGTCATTTTTATATTCCTCCAAAAGTTCGTCTATTTGCTCTACTAAAACAACTTTTTGAAATCCAGTAAAATGGTCTAAATTCGTTTGTGCACTTTCTTTCAGTTTTTCTGCAAACTGTTTTAATCCACTTATTTTACAATCTTTACTTATAAACTCTCCATTGTCAAAACCTTTTTGAACATTGTTTATAGCCCTTTTTAATCTTTTATTTTCCTTTTCCAATTCATTGATTAGAGTTAGAATATCGGCATAAGGAATTGCTTGTATTTCCCCACCACGCAAAATTGTAATGCTTTTATTCTCTTTGCTATAAACTTCAATCGTTTCTTTAATTTCTTTCACTTTTTCGCTTTCCATATTATCCTGCTGATTTCGTTCTTCGTTGGTTTACCGCAATAATTATCCATTGAAAACTTCAACACCAATTCCGTTTCTCAAAAGTTTCTTTGCCATTTTTCTTGTTACGGGGAAATAAGAAATTCCGTCTGCGGTAATGCTATAAGATGGTCTCTTTCCACCAACTACTTGAAGTCTTACGTGAAATGTATTTTTTTTTACAACTGCGTAAAAGGTCATTTCCATCCAATCAAACAAATCTTTCCAACTTTTCATAATTTTACTTATCCTCGTTTTTAATATCATTCATGAATTCTACAGAACTGATATCATCAAATACATTTTTAATATCAATTCTCTTTATTATTCTATCAGTCGCAATCGAAATTCCGAGAGGATCTGATTCCATTACCACATCTTTTACTTTCGAATATGGAATATGCGCAAGAATAAACTTCGCAGCCTCTTCGTTCTGCATTCGTGTCTTGCAGTTAATTTTGATAGAATAATGCGAACTATTCTGACGATAAGGATTTGTTCCCAAAAGATTCCAAATAAGCTCTTGTCCAATATAATCAATTATCATTTATTTTTCCTTTTATATTTTTCTTTTCTCTTTTCATTCTCTTACTTGCACACTTACAGGCAGTTGAATTACAAGCATTGAGATTTATAGTCAGTTCGTTTTTTAAATTATAATAGGAATGAATACAAAAATCGCACTTTCTCATTTTAATTGCACACCACCCATAAATAATTGATGCCAAATGCAGTGCAGCATGAACAATCTTAAGGCAAATGCAGCTAACCAGAACAAAAAACCAACAATCCTCATAGCGGAATTATCATTATACTCATAGAATCCGTATTCGCCATCTGGTCCAAATCCCGTAATTACTCTGATTATCTCATCGGGCTCAACTCTAATTAGCGACATAAAACTACAAAAAAGCTCCCATAACATAATTGTTAAAGTCCCATTATCTTTACCCCAGTTATAGGGGAGCATACAAATAAAGAAAAACGCAATTCTTATCAACCATTTTAAAATTGCTCTAACTACGGACATAATTTATACCTCTTTTTTTGTTTCGTTACTTATAGTATACACTATTACTAACAAAAAGTCAACTAATTTTAATAATAAAACTCAGATTTCAATTATTTTCCTGTTATTTCGACTCAATCCAATCAATCATACTTTTTCTATGATTTTCTGGTTCTGCAAGAATTGATACGTGATTTGTCCAAATGAACGGATCATTCGAGTAATCATCTGGATCAATACCCCGTTTTTTGCACCATTGATGAACTTCACAGTCTACTAAATTTACAAGATTAGCAGCTCTAACTGCCTCATCCATTCTTTTTCTAAGATATTTAGGTACTTTCATTGTTATTTCTCTTCAAGCTGATATAATAACTGCTGTCGTGGATAGTAATTATCAAAATATTCCACTTTTCCACATTTATTGCAGATATGTCTATATTTCGGTGGATTACTATTCGTGGATTTTACATCAAGAACATGTACTAATTCACCACCGCAATCGCATTGCATAGCATTCACGAATACTTGACAAGGCAAGATAAATTCTTTACTCATAATCCACCACATATAACTCAACGCCGTTATCGTCAATTTTCTTATATTTTACCAACTTTTTAAGTTCATTAGTAATTATATAACAACATTCAAAACTCAATTCATCATTTTGTAAATCAATATAATCCACAAAATCTACTTTATGCTCTTTGAAAATTTGTCTACACTCTTTTAAAAATGCCTTGTATTTTCTGTGAATTTCCTTTTGTTCTTTCTTTAACAGAGAAATACCGAAGTTGGTATACACATATTCTTCATCGTAAATACAAATGTCATATCTTGATCTTACATTATCACCTTTATCTACAATAAAAGCACCTTCTGGATAAAACGGCATAACCTCATTTTTCATAAAATAAAGAAGTTTTACTCGACAAATCTCTTTTGCTGAATTTTCTGCCATAAATTCTTTGCGCCATTTATTATATTGATTTATAGCACTTCTTTTTGTGTGCAACTCAAGATTATAGTCCCAACCAAAATAATCTCTACAAAACGCCATTTCTGGTTCTTTTATAATAAAATCTATAATCTTACAAATATAATAAACACCGCCAATATCAATTGCTTCCTCGTAGGTAAATTTAGTATCTTCTTCCGTAAAAATTCTCAATGTACTTTCATCTCGATATTTTGCACGAGAATATCTAAATTTGTCTACCACATCCCAATATTGTCCCCAAAAGCGGAAGTTGAAATCAATATAAGTCTTCTCCACAGATTTTTTCATGCACTCTACACCGAACATCCATTCTGGGTTTTGCTCAATTCTAAATCTAATATAAAAATAATCTTTTGAACAGTTGCTGTCTTCAATAAAGAAATCAACTTTAGAAACACTATATCTATCTTTATATCCAGCGCAAAATTCGTTATTTACTTGGCGAATCAAGTTTTCCCATGTTTTTTGCGGCGTGATATTTAAACCTTTCTTACTTTCTACTTCTTTCAAAATATCTTGATTAATAAGATTCATCATATCCAAATCTATCCTCATTTTCCTGTCTTTTATACTTTGCCAAATTCTTCTGATATTCTTTATCAGTGCAGCACATAAGTGTGAAAGGATCGTTATTCAACCCATATTTCTTATACATTTTATTATAGATTTCAATCACATCATGTTCTGATTTAGTTGGTTCAGAATCTCCTGGCAATCTCATTATCCATGATTTAAGTTCTGTTAGAATATCTACTGCTACCTGTTGTTTGGTGTCTGTGATTTTAAACTTCTTCATTATAATAATCCTCTAAAACTTGCTCTAACGCTCTTTTCTTTGTCTCTAAAATAAATATATTTCTTTGATTTTTATCAGGACCTTCTGCATAAAGAGTATTAATCATACTGTCATAAAATCCAACTTTAAATTTAATCAAACATTCAAGTTTGTTCATAATTTACCTCCAAATTAAACTTGCTTTCATCGCTATCTCTTTGCTTTTGTGTTTATATTATAACTGAAAACAAAGAAAAAGTCAACTAATTTTGCTGGCTTTTTCAAAAATTATTTAAAGATGTTTTACGCATCCGTCATATTTTGGCATTTGGCAACAATAATCATCGATTCCATCGTAATCAATCATTTCTTTGAATACGTGTCTACACAAATCTTCATTTGCGTATTTACCAAGAAAAATCTTGCTAACTATTCCACCGCTATATCTATTTCCGTATATCGTTGTGTTTTCAATATCTACGAAATAATCCGATATTTCATATTTGTGCAATCCGTCTTGCGAAATAATTTTCATTTTTAATATATTACCTCCTATGTCAATTATTTTAAACAATTTCTGTCTTTTCGTCAATAATAATAAACATTACGTAACTAAACAACATAACGTACTTTATTTGTTTAAAATATCATTCAATTGATTCCTGAGCTGTCTCGCACAATCTTCACACAAACGAATACGCATACACGTTCCAAGTGTGGTTTTAACATCGTATTCTCTTAAATTTTTACATAGGCTTTTATACATCTGTTCGGTGCCTGGTCCACGTTTGTTGTATCTTCCATAGCAATTGCAACTTTGAAAATATTCGAGTGGATTACTTATTTCGATCATAATTATTCTCCGACTTTAATTTCATCCAAGTCTTCAATTGGCATCCAACCGATTATATCTTCTTCATCGATTTCCATATATCCTTCGCCAGAAGCTTCAACGAAATAGAATTGTTTATCTTCGTCTACATCCCAACTCCATCTTGCTGTATAATCAAGTACATAATAATCGGTGCCACAAGCGCGTTTGTCTATTTTTGCTAATATTGTTTGCCCCTCAAGAGGTTTTCTTTCCGCGAGTGTGTAAAATCTCATAACTACCTCCTACTGTGTCTTTATTATATCTTTTTGTAATAATCGGACTTACTCCGGCAACACTCATAACAAGGTACAAGGCCTTCTACTCTTGTAACGTACTTACAGCCTTCGCACGGCGTTCCAATTGATTGCTTGATTAAACAATCATCTCTATACTCAGAAAACCATTGCCAAACTTCAGCTGCTGGCAGATTATGTTCGTCAGCATAGTCATCTATTTCGGAATTGGTTTTAAAAGTTTGTGCTTCCAATAATTTTATAAATTCTTCTTTCCGATTCATAACTTTTCTTCCTTATAATATGGACATCTCACTTCTGTCTCTGTCGCGTTTTGGCAGCAATGATAGCTGGTGCACCCATCACAAACGTAATCATATTCTTTGTCTGCGCAAGTATCTGGATTGAGATGATTGTAATAGCATGTTTTACAGGGGTTGTTTGGATTTAATATTCTTATCATGGTTATGTCCTCTCAATGAAATTATTTCTCTACTTCAATTTCTGGTAATTCTGCCCAATAATCTACGTTATAACACATTCCATTATCATCTGACCAATCAGTACCATCCCAAGAAACCACCGCGTACGTTTGCCCGTAATAGTCATATCCCAAAATATACCAATTACCATCTGGTAATTCTTTCTTTGCATCGTGCCAAACGATTTTTTGATAACCAAGTTTAGTCAGATTCTTTGCTGTTTCTTCGCAATCAACTTCGGCTTCAGAATCTTCCAATTGGGTTGGCATCCATTCAATGCTCAGGCTTAAATCGTATTCTAAATCTGTCATACTATTCTCCTATTTGAAATCGACAAACCATTCTCGTTTATCTTGATTAAAGGTCGGGAACATCTTTGCATTATCGCGAATAAAACTTATGAATAACTGCTTGTCATTTCCATCATCATGATACCAAACCGTGTCAAAGCCATTATCGAGAAACTCTTTTATTGAGCCATCGGCTAATTTATACATTTCAAGATATCTTCCGTTGTTTGCTTTTGTAAAATGGTTGTTTACCCAATCCATATAACTTTCCATAATTTATCTCCGATCTGATTTTTTTACAAACACATACACTGTCGGTTTCTCTATACGGCTGTTGAAACTTTTCTCGTAAATTTCACTCCAATCCACATTAGGTTTAGGTAAATCTTTGTCTAATATTATATACGAAATTCCTATATTCTCTTTCATTTCTTATCTACGATAAAATTTACATTTCTTCATAATATTCCTCATCTGCACCATCTGCTACAGTATAGTGTTCTGTTTTAGTGTAAAAATATATTGCATCTTTACCTATATAGTGTAATACTATTTCTGTGCGGGTATGATTTTCTCTGTCAGTTACCATTTGAGGAATCTCGCTTAACTCCTCGAAAGGAATTTCTTTACAATTTAAGTAAAATTTTATATTTTTCATTTATATTTCCTCGAGCCATTTTCTCTAATAAATCTAATTCCGTTTATACTTATCCAGTCAATTTCTGAAAGATTATCAGAGCTTAATTCTACAAAGTCTTTAATTTTGGCTCCAGCAAAGCCTAGTTCATGTTTGGCAGGTTTAGAACCCATACAATTTTCAAAGTCATTGATACGATGACATGGCTGAGGCGGAGTGCCAAATAATTCCTCACCGAGATGGCACAAGCCATTCTCATAATACTTGCAAATATAATCAGATTCTTCTTCTGTACAGGGTGACTCAACTTCAACGAGGGTTCCATTTTCGATAAAAAATATCCTTGTCAACTGATTTTGCAAGGATATTTTAAAATTTTTATAAAATTACTGTTTTATGCCAATGGTTTTAATAGTTTCAGCTTTTCCTTTTCAAGCTCCTCGTCACTCAGCGCAGAGGCTCTCTCTTCGTTTCCTTGTTTTTCTAGAATCAGCCGCACCGCTTTTAAATCGGGCGGAATATCTTTTTTCGTCTTTTTCCGCTTCAGAAGTTTCAATTTTCCGTCCACTTCTGCATATTCTTCAATAACTTCTATTTCTTTTATCTTTCGAACCAGTTCGTTTTCCTGCATAAAGAATCTCCTTATTTCAAAATTACTGTTCAATCTTCTTCATCATAAACAACACAATTCAAAAATCCACTATATGATACATAAGAATCTAACGCTATAATTCCGTCATCAACAAATGGCTGAAAAGATTTTTCCCATTCTTTTCTATTCTTCTGCGGGAACTCTTTATATTTTTGTCTTATTTTCGACCAACCGTAACTACAACACCAATGTCCGCACCAAATGATTTTGTCTTCTAAACAATAACCATTCTTCCACATCTTCATTCCGTTATACCAGCGAGCACGCTGCCAATTTTCTTTCGTCCAATTTTTTCTGAAAGTTGATGGAATCCAGCCGTGTACAAACACATTATCATCGAGTTCGTAACAATCAACCGATTTTTCATCAATCCAATCGAGAATCGGTTTCATAATTTCCCACGTGGTTTGATTTACACTTTCCCAACGAACAAATCCTCGAAACACATTTGTGTTCATTTGCGTAAATTCCGCGATGGTATCTACAGTTCTATTATGCCAATGATGTTCTGACACTTCTCTTCCAGAAACGATTTCTCTAACGCACTCTCCGAGTAAATCTTCATGACTTCCTCGAACATATATAAATCTATCTCCGAGTGATTTTACAAATTCATAAACTTTTCTATTATCTGGTCCTCTATCGAAAAGATCTCCGAGAACAATCAGTTTATGGTCTGAATTATTCACATCAAACTCTTTTGAATTTAAGGCAACCATAAGCTCATCGAAGAAACCATGAACGTCTGATGTTATGAAATATTGAGACATACCCACTACCTTTTTAAAATGACCATACCAGTGGTCGATTTTACACATATTATAGCATAAAACCGCACAATAGTCAAGTGATTTTGCACGATTTTATAAAAATAATTATTCGTTTATTTTAAGTTTTTCTGGTGTTTCGAAAAGATTTCCGATAACCTCACACGCGAGCATATAATCGCCCATATTGATATCGTATAAATGTGTCCAATATCTTCCGTCAATACGAATGAATTGACAGACTGAAACGACTTCTCCGATCTCTGTTTCTCCCTTTGGGGTTTCTGGATTTACATAAGAAATAATATCATGCGTAAACACGGGGTGATTATCAGGTGTGATTCCAACACATTTACAAACAGACCAATCTTCTACAATAAACGAATCATCTTTATTTACAATATAATAGTTATTCTTACGATAAACAACATATCCAAAAGTCCACCAACCACTTACTTCCGTTTTGTCATCGATTTTAATTTTAACACTTCCGTTTTTATCGATGTGAAATCCCCTAGCTAAAAAATCAATATCAAAATGTTGCTTCATTTACATTCTCCTTCTTTTTTCTTCCACGCTTCTTTGGTTCTTGCTTTACAACCTGTGTCGGTTTAATAGTGATATATTTGCATTGCACAGGGTTTTCCTGACAAGCATTTTCACAAGATTTAAAATTCTCACAAAACTTGCAACAAGTTTTTAAATGACAATGTGTTTCTTCGAGCAAGCAATTTGTGTAACAATTTTCCTTTAAATACGAAAGTGTCCTTACTTCAATTTTTGGTTTCTTTCGATTGATGATTGCTCCGTTGTCTGTTGTTATATATTTGCAAACGGTCGCATCATCTACACATCTTTCTTTGCATTTTTTATCATCGCATAACGAACAACAAATACCTTTGCCACAACTCGGAAACAAACATCTTTTAGGAGAGTAATCCCGCATCTTCGTCACCGTCTCTCTTTAAAATACTATCTTTTATAACATCCACCAAGTCTTCAAACTGCATTTCGTACTCACGTTTACAATGGTTTCTTTCAGGTTTCGGGAGCGGGTGTGCTTTTAATGTTTTCATAAATTCGTTTGTGAACGCAATCGAAAATCCCTCTTTTTGTTCTTCATCATAATTCGCAACACACATCAGCTTGCGTGTATTGTGCGAAGAAACATTGTATTTCCATACTTCGATAATCGCCGGGAATTCGTCTTTATGAGTTGTGTAAAACATTTCAATGTTTTTATATATTTTATAAGCTACTTTATTTCTATCATCTTTTTTATGAAACATTTCGTGATAGGAAAAAATATGTTCATAATTTAAATCATAAACTCTAAATGAAAATCTCATTTTAAACCTCGCTGTCTTTGTTGTAAAAATACTCTTTAAGACAATCCATATAATAATCAATATTTATATTTGCCTCTTTAATTTCTTTTGAAAGATTTGTTATAATTCTAACCATTTCTGGTTTGGTCAATTTGTCTTTCACAATATCATAAATATTATCTTCGAAAATAATGTCGGCAATTGCATAATATATGGTGTCTACAGAATAATAATTGGTTACTTCGGTATCATCGCCAACCGAATAGGTGAAACTCTTATAATCACTCATTTTTATTTTCCGCCTTTTTGAAAATATCTCCGATAACTGGGTGTCTGCCACAACTTCTCTTTTTGCTCTCTGTACAGAAGCTATAAGGTGAAAGTTTTTCACATTTCGGAACAAGATAAGGTGCAAATTTTGGTTCGACCTCAATAACTTTCTCTTTCATCTTACTTGCAAGCTGACGGATTTCCCACTGCGCACACGCGCAAAGTCTCTCGTTGCAAAAATGAATGAGTTCTCGCAAGTCCATTTTTACGCAAATTTCTGTTTCGCAAGCGTTCGGTAAAACAAAGCGCGCATCTTCTGGTTCGATATTTCTTTCCAACAATTCGTTATAAGTACGAGAAATATAATTCATCAAATTTTCATATAAATCTAACGCTTTTGGATCATTTTTAATCTTCGGTGGAATAACGTATTGAAAACCGTCTTCAGAACAATAGCGTTGACTTCTCTGTGCGAAGCTTGCCAATCTATGGCGCACCAGCTGGTGCGTTAAAACTCTACTCACACCTTTAATTTTAAAAGCAAATTCAGCAAATTCCAAAACCGAGTGATGTCCCGATTTATAGCAGTGATTCATAATTCTTCCGTCTGTCGGCGTAGAATCGTAGCAAGTCGATGCCGCGCTCTCAATTACATTTACTGGATTTTGTGTATATGAAATCAATTCAACTTCAATCATTTTTTTACTTTCTTTCTCCTATTAAACAATCTATAAATAAACGATAAAACTACATAACCAGCTTTTCGTATAAAACTTTCGTTATTGTCCAAATCTGTGCTTCCTGTACTAGCTTTAAAAATTCCGAGTTTATAAAGAAGATTATGTGCTTCCCACTCTCGCTGCATACTCAACAATGTTCGTTTGTAACCAGCAATTTTAAATTCCGTGAAAGTAGGATTATTACAAATCATTTTTAATAAATTCTCAATATCATCAGAATATTTGATTTTATAAGAATTTTTAACACAAATATTTAAACTCTTACCATCAACAGAACTGAACGTTGCTTCACACCACACATCATCTTTCCAAACAAAAATCATCATTCTCCCTCTAAATATTTTTCATAAACAAAAGAATTCAATCCTGTGTAATGAACATTCGTAATCCCGAAATCTCTTAATGCTTTTTCACATGCCTTGCAAGGTTTTGCCAATCTTTTTACGCCATTACTTTCTCGATAAACAAACAGGTGGCTCTTAGATAAATCATCACGTAGTTGCTTTGGCAATCTTTGTAACGCGTTTATTTCGGCGTGCATACAATTCGGTGAAGTATCTATCCAAGGCTTTGAAATACTTTTATTATATTGCTTTTGCATCGTAGAAGTTTTTTGTGTATTCCAACCAACAGACACAACGTGGTTTTTATTTACAATAATTGCACCGATCTTCTGTTTATGGAAATCCGAGAACTTCGAAGCATTCTTCGCAAGTTCAAAATATTTATTTATTTTCTTTTCGCTAAACATAGTTAATGATGTTTAAAATAATAATGCTTCCCATTATGTGTATAGTGACCGACTTGGAACGTATTCATCATATTTTCCATGCAATAGCGATAAAAATGTTTCCAATCATCATAATATTTAGAATTCGGATTCATTTCACCCCACTCTTCTTCAGTCTGAATACCGAAGTCCCAATCATCCAAATCCCAGCCTTCATCCCAAAGTTCTTTAAAATCTTTTACCCCGGTTAGTTTCTTTAAATCTTTATCGGTTTCAAAAAATACTACATTTTCCATAATAATTCACCTTGTTTTACAGAGATAATTCTTTTCTAAATGCCATTTTATATACTTCTACTTTCATTTTGTTTAAAATTTCGTACATCTTTTCGTCGATAGGATCGTTTTTATGTTCTTCGCAATATTTATCTTTGATTTCTTTCGTAAAATCGTCCCACATCTTTGCAAGAGATTCTGCCGTACCAAGAGAAAACCAATTTAGTTTTGCTTTGTCCATATTCTCACGAGAATTTTTATGGACTTTCAGACAATCCTTAAACCTTTCTCCACGATAATATCTACCAATAAAATTAGCTATACGTAAAATATGATGAAGTTGTTTCCCGTCGTATCCATATTTTTCAATCTTATCAATAATTGATGGATAAGGATGTTTAAGTGCTTTGTATTTTTCCATTGACAAACCAGACATAGTTCTGAATGTTTGACACTTATTCGCACTACAAATACGTTCTCCGTAACTACGAAGTTTTTCAAACCAGTCTTTGTAATCTGGTTCAACAATATAATATTTTGAAAATAAGATTTCAAGAATATTTACATTGGCTTTCCTAAACAACTCAAATAATGTTCCAACATCTTTTAAATCAATATGTTCATTGTTTGCTCGAACATACGTAGTGGAAATTCTACCTTTATTAGAACAAAAATCATCGAAACTAGGAATTACGATACATTTTGTATCTACATCAGAATGATATTCTTCGCAATCAATTTCAAGACCATAATTCTGTGAACCTTGAAGAATAGTTGCAACTACATTGTATCCTAATGATTTAGCTTCTTCATGGTGCTCTTTTACTCTATTAAAAATTTCTTGTTCTGTCATATTATTTTAATCCCTTGGACCTCTCACGGCTAAAAGCCGTGAGATTCTTGGGAACTTCCAACTACTGTCAGAATATTTACCAAGCTATCCCCACAGTTCCTGCGGTTCTTATATTTAAGCTAATTGCTTTAGTCCTTCATTAAGAATGTTTATCGCAGCGTTCACATCTCTGTCGTGATGAGTATGACAAACTGGACAATCCCATTCTCTTACTTTTAGATCTTTTGTTTCCTCGTTCTTATATCCACAAACACTACAAGTTTGAGAACTAGGAAAAAATCTATCAACCTTAATAACTAACTTACCATACCAATGTGCTTTATATTCTAACTCTCGAACAAATTCCGACCAAGAAACATCGTTAATTGCCTGTGCAAGCTTATGATTTTTAACCATATTCTTCACCTGCAAATCTTCAATGCAAATTACATCGTTTTCTCGAATGATATTGGTTGAGAGTTTTTGTAAAAAGTCTTTACGCTGGTTTGAAATTTTCTCGTATAATCTTGCTACTTTTATTCTTGCTTTGTTACGATTAGAACTATCTTTTGGTTTTCGAGATAATTCTCTTTGCAACTTTGTAAGTTTATTTAACGAGTTTTTAAGATATTTCGGATTGTTCACAAGTTTTCCGTCACTTGTTATGCAAAATTCTTTAATTCCTAAATCTATGCCTATTGCGTTGCCAGTTGTTGGTAATACTTTTATTTCAACATCTACACAACACAATGAAACATAATATTTACCACTTGGTTCTTGAGAAATCGTTGCATTTACTATTCTTCCTTGTGGTATTAACTTGTTTTTCGTTTTTACCAATCCGAGTTTTGGAAGTTTGATATATTTACCGAGGTATTTTATGTTATCGTTCACATATCTAGATTTGTAAGAATATCTGTGCGTTTTCTTACTTTTGAAGTTCGGAAATCCTGTATGTTCTTTAAAGAATTTCTGATAAGTATTATCTAAATCTTTGAGGGAAGATTGAAGAGCCGTGGAATCAACTTCCTTAAGCCATTCAAGTTCGTCTTTTAATTTAGATATTTCTTTTGCACACTTAACGTATGACAAACTCTATTTATTTGTTTGATATAATTCAATTCTCTGCGCAAGATATTTATTATATACAAAACGGCAACAACCAAATGTCTTTGCTATTATCTCTTTCTGCTTTTCATTCGGATATATACGATATTTATAAGCTTTTCCCACATTCTTCACCTCCTCTTTGTGTGATATTGAATCGAGTAAACATACTCTCTATCGCGAGTTACTTCCATAACTTGTTACGCGCAATTCATCCCACGACTAAAGTCACGGATTTTCTTGCGCTAATTCCATAAAAACGGAAGTCTCTTTTGAAGTAATTTAAAAAATTCGCTGTCAGTAATCGCATCTGCCTCATTTTCATCTTTTTTAAATTCCAAAATTTCAATCATACGTGCAAGATCTTTTTGAAAATTTGCTACGCCTTCATTATTTTTGGAATCCAGGTTTTCTTTGCTCCATTCATAATGTTTCTTTAAAATCTCAAGCATAACTTCAACAAACCAATGATCTGTGTCCCAAAATGCTTCTGGCCCGAAACCGTTTTTTAAAAGATATTTTCTACGCCACCGATAAGCTTTCCACTCTTTGAAATTATGAATTGGATGAAAAATAATCGGATATCTATACTCACAATTGAATTCTGCGTGTCTAAAACCATATTCTTTCTTCATAAATCCACTCTCCTTTAAGATTTGTTATAATTAGTATAACACAATCAAAACAAAAAGTCAACCGATTTTGATTGACTTTTTGAAATTATTTTCACTTATCGAATTTTTCGTTAAGTTTTTTCGCTGCATCTTCTGCTACTGATTTATTGTTGTACCAATTCCAAATCGCAGCCGTTGTGGTGTCTGTTATTTTTCTTAAATAATATTCGTCAGAAGTCCCATTGTGGTCATCGTACTCCCATATCATCGGAACATGTCCTTCTTTTTCGTCAAATACATCTTTCCCGCTATACGGAAATTCAACAACTCCATATCTCGCCCAACAAGCAACAAGGTAAAATTTTGGAAGGCTTTTAAGATATTCTTGCACTTCTTCCGTTCTCGGAAGAACCGTCAAATCTCCAATATCCATTTTTCCACAATACGCTATCGTTTCTGGTACAATAGAAAAACAACCGATACCACAATTTACAGACCACTCGCCGTCTTCTGTATATTGAAAGATTTTATCTTCTCCAATTAGTATACCTTGTACGTATTCGTCCTCGTCAACAACTTTTCCTCTGTAAACTTCAATTCCGTTCATTATTTTCACCTTTAAAGTATTTTTTCTTTGCTTTATTTTCACATTTGATAATTAAATCAATAATGTTTTCCGAACTTATTTCTTTTCCGTTCATCTTTTGATTTATAGTATATTTCTGCACTTCCCATTCAACAATTTTTATAAATTCTTCAAACTCATAAATATCCATAAACTTCCCAACCAAGTTTTTCTAATTTCTCTGCGCAGTTATCACATGTCCATTTAATATTTTCTCGTAATTCTTTTCTTTCCGATTCATAAGGCGTAACATTTGCAAGATACCTTTCAATATATCTTTCGCAAATTGCAACAGCTCTTCTGTTTACACATTCTGGCTCTTCGTCTTCATATTCAAAAATCTTTCTCTTCAAATTTTTGATTTTGTTTATACTTCTCACCGAAATAGATTTAGATCTTTCCATTTTGAACTCCAAGAAATATATTAGTTGTCTCATTAATCTGTTTATGATATTCTTTTGGAATATCCTTTTTAATTAGATCTACAAGATGTTTTGTGTTATTATTTTGAATTTCTTCGATGGTATTGATATAAATATTTAAATCATAAAGCTGTTTGCTTAAACTATGGTTTTCTTCTTCTGTTTTTATCAACTTGTCTAAAAGATTTCTGACAGTTGTTGACGTAACTGGCAGGTCTCCCATCGGGCTAGTGATAAACGGTACTGTATTTATATGTACAATTAAATCATTGTATTTTTGTTTGTAATCAATTTCATTTTCGCTCATCTTTATCTTTCCTCACTCTTCCCAACTGACTCTTATTTCCCAATAAACATCTAAACCATAAAAAGGTCCACTAATATTTACTTTGTAACCATTATTGTTTAAATCAGTTTTTAATCTATCTAAAATCTTCCTTTCACAAGTAACATCAAAACAATAATCAAAATATCCCTTTTTACACGCCTTAATAATTTTTTTACTTAAATATTTTAAAAATCTTTGATAATCTTTTTCTGTATTATCTTTTTTACATTTCTTTCGTTTGCGTTCAGTAGTCCTTACAGCTGTATTAATATCAATCATTTTTCATCCTCACAAATTCAATTTTCTTCTATTCCATTGCAAAAATCTTTAAATCTATCTTCGCAGTCATCGGGTGTGCACGGAGAAGCCCATTGATACTTTCTTTTACAGACTTCACATGTAAAAGTATCTTTATTTATTTTCTTCACATCGGTAATTTCACATGTCCCATAATTATCATTGCAGTAATTCTCTATTATTTTCATAGCATTATAAATATCTGCCGCTTCTACGGTTTGCTCTAAAGAATAAACAACTCTATCTTTATAAGAGTCAAATTCTATGTAATAAGTTTTAATTTTCATAATTAATCTTTACTTTCCTTCCAAGGTAATTTTTCTATAGGTTTAAATTTAATTTCACAAATTCTTACACTATCTCTGTCATAATCTTTCCAACAGCAATAAAGAATATGTAAATTTTCCATATAAACCTTTTTAGCTTGTTCAGCAGTTTTAAAAGTTTTTGCATGATAGAATTCCATCCAAGTAGGATAGCCAGTACTATAGGAACCATCATATCTATCATATCCAAAATATTCGTATTCTGGTTTCTCTAATCTGTTTCCTGAATAGTCAAATATTCTCTTTATACTTATTACAAACATTTTATTCTACCTCGACTATAAGATAATCAATTTCATATTCATCAGTACCAAAATCAACACCATGTGGTACAATTGTTCTGTCTCCAAATTGATTAAGCATTTCTTTAACGTAAGTTCCGCCATCCCGCAGATATTTAAATGTTTTGACGCTTCTTAAGTTTGCATCGTCAACAATATGAATATCAGGGTAGAAAAACCTCGTGTCAATAACTTTAAATAACTCCTCGACTTTCATTTTAGATACCTCTTTCTATTTACAAGTGTATTATATCATATATATATCAAGTATTTTTACAAGATTTTCAAAAAATTTTTAATTTCTTTTTTACCCGCTTAATTTCTTGCTCTGAAAATTTGTCTTCAATGGATTTAGCAAAATATCCATCACCGTAACAAATATTCGACCAATTATCATAAGGTGGCAGACCATATAATTTTTTAAGCATTTCTTCTAATTCATTCATAATACTCTCCCGTCTCCTCGTATGCAAACCAGTTGGCCATATAAGAATTATAATAATCTTCCACATCAACTTGATTCTGATTTACTATACCGGAGATTTCTTCTATTTCAATCTGCCCAATCATGCGACCAACTCTACATTCCTGCAGCATCTTTTTATATTTCTCAATTGTACTTCCAGCTTTACCGATAAAAGCTCCAGGTCTTTCAGTATACAAGGTGAATTTATAGCAATTTGATTTAGAATCATATCTATTCCTAATTGCTACCTGATAAATTCCAACTTCTTTACACCATGCAGCTACTATGTTATAAACTTCAGGGTAAATATCTGCTAGATTTGGTTTAGTATAAGCATTAAGTTTTGACTCAATCTTATCCTTTTCATCTTTAACAATAGCTAACTCAGCTGTGGTGTGAAATAGTGCTTTATTAGTTTTAAAATAATTGATTAAAAGCACAATCAGAAATATTGCAAGAACTACAAGAGCAATAAGATTTACAATCAAAAGTGTTTTCATAAATAAAATACCTCTCTTTTTTTTTGATTTACAATACTATTATATACTAAAACAGAAAAAAAATCAACTAATTTCGTTGACTTTTTCAAAAATATTCTATTATTTACCTTGCATATAATTTTACCTCATAAGTAACATCATCTTTTGCTTTCTTCTTTATGTCCTCATCATAGAAAGCATACCTATAATATTTTAACACTGTTTTTATTTCATTATAGTCTTTTTTAGGGCAATCAAAGGTGATATACTCTTTATCTGTATCTCTAATTTCCATTAATTTATCTTCCACCACATCTAAAACATCTCTATGTTTTCTTTCTAATTTAATTATTTTCAAAAGATCTTTAGTTTCTGGTGCTCCAAAACTATATCCATCGTGTGCGTATCTTATAGAAGTATCATAAGTCTTTTTGATAATCATATTTCCTCTTCAAAACTATCTTTCTTTACATAATAATCATCAGCTTCACAACAATTATAATAACAGTAATCTACATACTTAAATAATGTCGGATCTATTAAATCTTCTGGAATTACTTCACTAAATAATTTCTTATATTTTTCTTGCTCAGTAGGCTTTAAAAATCTCGACCTACCAAATTCGCCACTTTCAACTCCGTAATCACTATCAAGCTCATAAACTAAATATTTATTATAGTTCTTTGTACCGCTATAGTCAATAAAACCTTCGGCCTCAAATTTACTTCCTCTTGGAAATTCAAGATCAAAAATATCACTTATATTTAATCTATCTAACAATTCTTTCGTTACTGGATATAATACCTGTTTATTTCTTACATAATCGCTCATTACTATTCTCCCTCTTTATCTAACACAATACTCACATTTTTCTTTGTTCCCACCGTAATGACAAACTTCGCGGTTCTTCGTTCCCAAACAATAAGATTCTTCTTTGTCGGTGTACTCAATAGAAATACCGCCGTGTAATGCAGCATAATATCCCTTTTCGTATTCACTTAAATAATGTTGGACTGTTCGAACCCCATAATGAGGGCATTTACTTGAAACATAAAAAATCAACAAATCTGTATCATCTACTTGTTCGACTTTCTTCAGTTCGAAATCCCCATAATTTTCTTCTATACTTTCTTTCGTTCCATACGCCGATGTATTACCATCTACGACTTTAATATTTTGCGCATTACTAACTACGCCTAACCAATCTTTTACTAACATATACTTTTCCTCTTAATCAAACTCAACTTCCAAAGGTTCTTTTTCTTCAACCACTTCAACGTAATAAGATACTTTGATTTCTCTATGATATTTTAGTGTGCTACCGCATTGAGGACATTCATATTCATCATCCTCATCGGGAAGATCAAAAGAATCCTTATTCTCATATCCACAAAAAAGACATCTTAAATTATCGTCGCAATAATCGTCATCCATTCTTGGAAGGTAAGAATCTAAAAATCTTACATATAAAGAATTTTCTTTAAGATTCGCTCTGCAACAATTGTAATATTTGTTATTAAATTTTACAAGCCCTCCAACATCGATTTTTTGATCTGTTTCACCGATATAAGTTGCTTGTTTGTCGTCAAAAAGAGAGTTAGGTAATTCGTAAATTTTCATAGTTAAATTTCTCCGTGTTTTTCTAACCAAAGTTTATAGTGCTCACCAGAAAGTAGGAAGTCTTCAATAGCATGTCTTCTTAAACAACAATCATGTAATTTTTTCTTAGCAGATTCAAAATTAGAATCATTTTTAATAAACAGTCGTGGAAAATCTAATCTAATTTGTAAAGGGTAAAATCTATCTTCTGTATCATCTACATAGTAATCTACCTCTGGATATTGTTCATCTACAATATTTATTCTATAAATATTTCCAGTTGTTTGTTCTTGGCTAAACCAAATTTTACAGGTTTCATAACTGTATCTGTAAAACATGTTATTATAGTTCTGTTTCTTCTTTAATTCAAGCTTAAACTCTTTTTCCATTTTACTATACGCCTCTCATTGATTTTTTACATGTATATTATATAATAAAAAGAAGAAAAAGTCAACTAAAATCAGCTGACTTTTTAAAAATTTTTTAAATTATTTTTCAATCACTTCAATTATAGCGTTATAGTATACGTATCTTTTACCATTAAGATCGAACATGATGCTTCCATTAGAATTATCGTCAATGTCAACCTTTCCTTCATAGGTAGCAATTAACTTTCCATCAAGCGTATAGACATTTATGATACGTTCAAGTCCGCCATTCATATCAGAACTCCATGATTTAGTAGTTCTCGATATACTTGCACATCCACAAAGAAATACACCACTTAAAAATCCTATTACAATCAACAAAACTTTTTTCATTTGTTTTCTCCAAAAATCTTTTCTTCTGCTTTCTTTTTACTTTCGTTTTCCCACTCTTGTGCTTTCGCCAATGCCTCTTCTTTTGTGGAATAAACGTGTGTTACAGTAGTTACATAATTATAGTCTCTAACATCAAGATTATTTTTATCTTCAATAGTACCATAATTAAATCGAGTTTCTTTTGCTTTGTCTGTAAAAATATTAATTGATTTGATATATCTACGCTTCACGGAATATTTATCATATTCCGCTCTTGTTTTTCCCCACTCATTATTACAGTGTGGGCAGATACATTTAAGCGCTCCATAAACATAGGTTGGTGTGGTAATATACCCTTCGCCATTACATATAGGGCATTTCACCAATCCTTTATCATCATACTTTTGATAAGGAATCCAAACTTCATCACCAAGTGCAAAAGGTGTCTTGGGAATCAACTTATCACTTCTTTCAAGCTCTTCTTTTACCTTCTTTAATTCAATTTCGAGTGCATCAATCTTTTCTCTTTTCTCGTAGCACTCTTTCTGCAGCTCATCGGCTCTTTCTTTGGCTCTTTCATAATTTTTTTTATCTTCTTCAATTTCTGATTTCACAGTTTCATAAATCAAGTCTACGAGCTTATCTTTTGCTTCATGAACAATTTCGTCTGCTTGAGATTCAGTATCTTCATCAAAATCGTAATCAAAATATCTATTTAATTCCATAAATCATCCTCTACTTCATCGTTTTTAAATCTAACCCACCAAGGTCTGTTGTCAGGCGTAACTACGGACATATTTTCAAAGTCAATAATCACACCACCGTCTTTCCCATAAACATAATCTTGAATTGCTTTATAATCAGACAAATCCATTTTTAAAGTTACTTTAAAAGCAAGTAAATGTATCAGGCTTTCAATCATAAAATCGATTGCGGGGAGTTTTCCATTGCTTTTTTGGCTTTGTTCGACTAAATATTTTCCGATTGTGTTTGATTCGCGAAATTTTTCAACAGCCTTATAAAGAATATCTATAACGCAATCACCATAAGGTTCCATCTCAAGATATTCTCTAATATAATTCTCAACCGCCTGTCGTTTACTAATTTCTTCACGATTAGTATACCAACCCTTGCAAATCATCATTATGTCTTTACTAACAGTTCTCATATAACTTTATAACCCTCCGTTATTCACCTGCGAAGAGTTTCTCCCATCATAACACCATCTGTAATACTATCAAGAATGTTCTTATAATGTTCAATTCTCTCTAAAGTCATTGTTTCGTACCATCTCTGATGATATAAGTGATAACTATCACCAATGTCATCATATGTTGAATCATATACGTAAACAAAATAGCCTTCTTCATCTTCACTTACAGCATCAAGATAAGCATCAGGATGAAATTCTTTAAATGTTTTTATATCACCCTTCTTAAAAAGATACAGAGTTGTAGATGTGGAAATATTAGCAACGATAGTTCTTCTTTCAAAGATTTCTTTTAACTGTCTTTTTTCATACGTTTCAATTTCTGATTGTGAATACGATTTTCTCTTTCCATCGTTAGATACGTAAATTGTTTTTGTTTCAGTTTCAGTTCTCATATTTATTTCTCCTTATTTGATCGTTTTTGTAAAAATAACTTCTTTAATTTCATATTTATCATAGGGCAAATACTGGTATGAATTCGGATCATCTTTATCAAAATCTTTATTCATCTGCATCCATTTATTACTATATTTGAAATAACATAAAAGTTCTTCCTTTCCATCAATCATGGCAATTATTTCAATATCTAACCACTCTTCATGTTCCAAATATGCACTTACCTCTTTTAATTCCCCATCCTTAATGTAAACCAACTTGCCTTCTTCTTTAATCATATCTGAACCGCCTTTCTTTATTACAATATTATTATATAATAAAATAAAAAGAAAGTCAACTAATTTTCATAGTTGACTTTAAAAATTTTTAGTTTAATTTTTACTCCATAGAATATTCTTCTTATTTCCCAACCAACAACGAGCAACATTCATAACTCTGCCCATGGACTTCTGTTACAAGCCAATCTTTCTTCGACAAAAGAAATTCTCTAACCATCTTCATTGCGGCATAAGCATCATCGCAGACAACCGTCGTTTTAATCTCGTCTTCAACGCCGTTTTGAAAAGTTACTTTACTAGTGACTTCATAACAAGTCTCTTGCGTGAAATCTGGAAAATCAAGATATATATGCCTGTTTGCTTTCATAATTGCCCCTTAAAAATTATTCTAATGTGATATTTACCTTTGGTTTATTGTTCATAGAACTCAAACTATCATCTTTGTTCAATTGCATCATCAATACCGACTTCAACAAAAAGCACAACTGCGCTGCCTTGTTCTCTCCGTCAATATCAAACTCTTCATAAAGAACATCGAGTTCTTCATCTGTCATTTCTTGTTCTAAATTAATCTTTAATTTCATAATAACTCCTATATTTTCTCAATCTTTCAACATCGACAGGTATTTTGATGCAATCAGAAGTTCTATCCAATCTTAGAAACTCACAAATAGCTCTGTAATCGGATTCATTTCTAAACTGATCTTTACCTAAAAGGAAATACTGCGTACCATCTTTGTAATCATCTATATTCATTCACCTTGTACCTTCTTTTCTTCCTTTAAATATTCTAAAAAGATACCTAAATTTTCTTCGGCTTCCCTGATTGCTTCCTCAACAGTATCACCGCCACCGACACATCCTTCAACCGCAGGATAAAAGGCAGTCCAATAAGTTTTTCCGCTTGCATCCACTTTAGGAATAACTCGAATTTCATAATTATTCATTGCTCTGATTCTCCTTCAATTTCCATTATTCTTTCTCGCACTTGATCAATATATGTCGGCTTCACGGGTTTATGCATGGGAATATTTAACATAAAAACTTTATTCTGCATTAAATGATTTTTTAACTCTGCCATCAAACTAAGTTTTGTTCTAATCATTCATGTTGTATATCTTATTTTCTCTTACACACCTTTCTAAATCTTCTAAATTCGTACAGTGATTAACGTTGTAGTAATCTCTTCCCTTTAAGTCAAATGTGGTTAGTAGCTCTTTAAAAGAAATAAGACCTTCTTGGTATTTTACAAAATCGTTAGCATCTAAAATACCTTCCCATATAGCCGCAAAAAATACCTTATATTTCCTACAATATTCTCTTAGTAATGCTTTTTCTTTCTCATTCGCACTGTACTTATGTGAAAATTTAGTGTATTCATAATCACCGTGCAGCTCTAATTAGCCATCAGGTGAATCAGTCATCTTATTTGGATTCCATAATACTTTTACCCTTATTCCATGGGCACCGTGAACTGCTTTCTTGCTAGAAATATACAGAGAGAAAGGTATTCTGTGGTGTAGTTTTATATCATTTCCGCGAAGATTAGCCATTTCAAATAATACGCCATCTTCGTTGTTCATATAGGACTGAAAATCTTTGTAATTTATTTTATCTCCAAATTCCTCTTTTTCTATTTGGTTAAGATCCTCCCATAGTCTATGAAAATCAAACGCCTGCAATTATTAGTCCTCTGCTTTCTGCAAAATCAGTGCAAACTTTTTTCATTTCACGCTGTACTCTATTACGCTGCTCATCAAGAATTTCAAGTGTTGTTGGATCCGGATAAGAAATAGTGGGAGGTACCGCACCTTGTCTATAAATAATTATCTTACCAGGTGCTAATCCATCTTCTGCAAGACTATCTACATCGATTGAGCCATCTTCAACTGCAACATCCCCCGTGAAAAGTCTATTAAGTAATTCACAGTATCTGTTGTTAATTGCATTGTACTGTCTTTGTAAAGGGATTAATTTCTCCACCAATCCAAACTCACCATACAGGTCATTTTCAGAAAATTCTTGTCTACTTTGTAGCCAATCAATAAGAGGCCCTACTTGATTATATACCTCTTGCTGTTTCCAGTAATACTCCTTTTCTACCTCTTGTATCTCACCATTTACAATTTCTATGTTTTGGTTACCTTTTGCAAATTCTTTATTAAATTTAATTCTGATTTTCTTTTTAGTCTTGTTGGTCATTTTTATACCTCTTTAAAGGCACCCAAGTATTGGAGCTGCCTCTGTTTTAATATTTTTGCAATTACTATCATCGCTTGTACTGCATGTTATAGGTGTTTGATAGACAAAAGGAATTGTAGTAACGTCATTCGGATTTTTAATATGTGGATTATTCCAAGTCGGAGTTACAGGATAAACCCAATTGTTGTCTTTTTTCCCATCAGTAAAACCTTGATTGTAAGCTTGCGTAATCAACTCTTCCAATTCTTCTTTTGTCAATTCAACTTTGTTGTCTTTTAATTCTTTGAAAACAATAAAAGGTTTCATTTATTTTTCTCCTTAAATCCATTTCACAATCGTATCATCAGTATATCCTTTTTCCCAGACATACCAAGCATAAGCAACTGCGGAACCACCGTTAGCTTTGGTTTTATCAAAATCTCCGTTTTTCGCACATAAAACTCTTTGTGAAAAAACATAAATCTTTTTGGGTGGATATTTAGAAAACAATTCGTCGTATCTCTTTTTCCCTTCAAGAAATGTTAATTTTAAAAACATGAACACTTTATTTCCTTCTGGAACTAAATCAAGTGCCTTTAAAACAAACTCGGTTGCATATTTATAAGGGCTATTCGTTAAAATATCTCCTTCGAATTTGTCTTTGCAAGCGAGAAAATCAACGCCGCCTGTTCCATAACCCCTGTCAATAAGGTCCGTTGCTTTTACGTTATAACCATATTCAACAAGTTTTTTAGCTAAATGCCCTTCGCCACAAGCACATTCCCAAATATTTTTGCAAGTCAATTCACCAGTTCGATACAATTTATCTATGGCAACTGGATCTGTTGCATAGAAATCATTTTCCTCACGTTCTTCTTCCGTATGATTACTCGCAGAAATAATTTTGAAAACAGAATTAGTATTTCCACTCCAATCTTTCATTTATTTTTCATCCTCGTTTTTAAAATAATTTCTCACAAAATCGCAAACAAGATTTTCTAACTTCTCGCCTTCGTTATTTCTAATAATATAAAGAAGATTGTACAAAACCTGTTCTTTTGTTAAATGCTCGCATTTACACCCCAATCCTAACATAATCCGCTTACCTCGCCAAAACAATTCCGACTCCATCTATCAAAAATAGAAATCCAATGATAAAAATCATAAAAACTATAAAAAGAAAAATACCTTCATACTGATAGATTTTCTTACATACCCAATCAAACCTTATAAATATTCCTAAAAATCCTATTAACAAGAATATGATTCCGATAATTAACTCAACCATCATTATCCCCCAATATTTTGGCATATTTAACAAATATCAAATAATTTGTATATCCTTTTTTAATTTCATCTTTATCAAACTCTCTACCGACATAATAATTTCCATCAACCTCAAGCAATCGCCACTCACATAACTGATGAATTTTATATCCCTCAATATACTTATGGTCTTTAATGAATACAGATTTATCAGGTAAATGCAATTCTTCTGCTGGAATTAATTGTTTTAGCGCACGACAAACAATATCGTTTGCAGAATCTGTTTGCTTAAATGGTACGGAGATAGCCCAAGTTTCAAGTTTATATTTTTTTATATTTTCACCGTCAACAATTACAACTTCGCTACCCCAAACGTCTTTCTCCGTTCTTGGTATAGTAAAATCTTTTTTCTTTATTTTTTCATCGAATAAATCAGACAAACTCTTCCAAAAAGGCATATACATAATTTCTCACCTCGCTATCTTTGTACGTATATTATATCAAACGAATAAAAAAAAGTCAAGCGATTTTACGCACTTGACTTTAAAATTTTTAAAGAAAATCTAAATATTTAATATCGTATTCCAACTTTTCCATTCTTTCTTTTTGTGATGTGGTGAGTTTGCCAATCGGAGTATTTTTCAAACCTTCGCAAGTTGTAATCCAATTTTCACGTTGAGCGATAAAATCTTCTTTGAGTTTTTGTTGTTCCGCTGTTTTTGATTTTAAATATAATTCGTTCCAACATCTGTTTAATATCTTTTCTTTTAAACAACCAAAAAGAACGGCGAACATTAAACAAGGAAGACTCAAAAATAACAGAAACATAGCTGTTATTTGCATCAGCGGCAACGTAAACAGAAACGCCAAAACAAATACCCACATTATAGCTGCAAGAAAATCGGCTTTATCGTCGTATTTCCAATCTCTATCACATCTTCTGTAAATACGCGGTCTGATTTCTCCGTTATCTTCTTTTCTATACATACAAACTTCTCTTATTGTATCTTTCATAAATCAATTTCTCCAACCGTTCCAGAAGCCAAGCTATCACACTTTTGAAACCTCATTAATAAATCAAACAACTCTTCACCAAAAAGATTTTTATATTTATTTATAGCTTTCTCGGTATGAATTTCGTGTGCAAGCATGTGATAATTTACTAAAAATATTACAAGCGATGGATTTGTATTATTACCATAATTAAAAAATAAGTCATTGAAGTGAGATATTATATAATATGCTCCGATGTTTGCATGATTATAATAATGCGCCACTCCATTTTTATCGAAAGATTGTGAAAACATTTTACCGACATCGTGAATTAGAGCAGCATAATAACAACTATCTTTAACAAATGATTTTTTTATATCATTTATTAATGATTTTTCAAAAAGCTTTTTAGCGATTAAACAATGTACCCCAAGTGTAAATTTATGATGTGGGTTTTTTTGATCAAAAACTTTCATATCTTTAATAATTTTGTCAATTGAAACTTTTGATACATTGCTATATAAATTAATGACTGTTGTTCCACTAAAACCTTCAAAATCTTGTGGAAATTGAAAACTTTTCCAAAATTTATCAATAACTTCTTTCCCAACGTGCCTTTCTCTTTTTAAATCGTTTTCATAACAAATTTCAATGGGCGTTGCTATTACATAAATAAATTTTTCACAATTTACTTTACATTCTGAAAAAATTCTTTTTCTCGATTTCAAAGTAACATTTGTTGAATCAATAACAACATCTTTTCCCTCTGAAAGATATTGATTCATTCTTTTGTAATAATGTTCAAATACTTTTTGATTATCAGACTGACAACTTTCATCGCCATATAATTCTTTTCTTATTTCATCAGATGATACGTATTCCGCACCCTCTTCGGAAACGATTTCTTTAGCTTTAGTTGTTTTCCCCGACGCTGGCAGTCCACACATTATGTATAAAATAGGTATCCGCATCTTTTTTCTCCATCATTTTTTTATAGTCTTCGCGAACAAGGTTTAAAAGCCTATCGCCCTTCATTTCGAACAAATACTTTTCTGCATCTGTTTCGTTTTTATATATTGCGCCAAAAAGATAATCTTTCCATTTGGCATTGCTATTTATCTTTTCTGCAATTTCTCTCCGTGATAAAAACATAGATTGTTCTTTAAACTCGTAGTATTCTTTACTCATTTCGAAATAATACTTTTTAAGAATTTGATCTACAATTTTAAATACGTTCGTATATTCTGGGAAATAAGAAAGAAATTCACTACATTCATTAATTTTAATCATCTCAAGAATATTTTTGATACTCAAAGAATTATTACTTGCCATTCTGTGCATCATAAGATATTTTGGGTTTTTGATTTTAATACGATGATAATTCTTATCCACAACAACAAAACCCTCGTAATCGGAAGAAAGTTTTTCAGCCGCAAGCACACAGCCATCAATGGTTGAAATATCATAAGATTTCGGTTTCTCAACTCCGATGTCCGTTTCGAGTTCTTCGAACGTGGTGTTATCACGAGTGGCCAGATGATAAAGTTTTGTTTCTGAATACGGAATTACAATTTTGGTATACGGAGATACCAACTCAAACATATACGTAAAATTTTTATTTAGATTATTAAAATCTAAATCTTTATAATTTACAGCCGTACGAATTAATTCCCCAAAAGTTTTACAAGGACAATACATCTGTGATAAGTCGTTTATTGCAAACTCTGTTTTATCAGCATCGATATTTCCGTTTGTGGACCAATGCCAATATCCATTATCAAACCAAAGCTTCATCAAGCTCCCGTCGATTTTATCAAGAACGCGTGCACCGTCCCAATTTATATCTGCGGCATTCGGCTCGTGGTAGTTGAAAAACTTTGTAAAAGGAAAGCAAACAACTTTTAAATCTGATTTGCGCAAAATTATTCCACGACATTCCTGAACAATTGAATTCGACAAATCAGATTCCAATTGATTATATTTTAACAGAATATAATCATCGTCTTCTTTTACAATAAGAGAATAAGGTGGCTTCTGTAAAACTTCTTTCCAATTCTCTTCATTCTGTTTGATAAAATTTAATAACTGTAATTTCATATCAATCCTCAAAGTTTTCTTTAATTAAATAATCATAAAATTCTTCTGGTGTCCTCATTGGAATCGGCGCGCCATGTTCATCGTAAGCACTGTATTCTGGCCATTTCTTACCGAAGTCAAGCTCGTAGATAAAATAATCAATATCGTTCGTTCCCCACGCGTCTATGGCGTTACAACGCATTATTTTTGACAATAAACTGACAATTTTATCAATACATTTTCCATAAGGCATAAAAATACTATCTGTAAACTCTTCGGTGAACAAATCATTAATCTTATCTTCCGCTTCAATGCGATCCTTGATAAAGTTAATGTATTTGCAAAATTCTTCTTTTGTCAGCAAACACTCACTCTTCTTCGGCATCTTCTTCTTTCTCCTGTTTGTTGTTATTCAATATATAAAAATAAATGTCAGACGGGTTTTCGTCTGTGTCGAAGATTTTATCAAAAACTTCATCTTCCCAAACTCCACAATCCATTTCGTATTCAAGAACATTGATAACGGACGTTATCGGCTTCCAGGCATCTTCGAGAATTATGCCGAGCGCATTTTCAATCTTACCGATATATTTGTCCTGCGCTCTAACCGCCTTTACAATTTCACAAAAAGCATGATTACTAATCATTTTATTTTCTCCTTATATTTCAAATCTTGATGAATACAGCAATTACCTTCATATAAATCCACTCTTAAATCGTAAATATATTTTTTAAACGATTTAAGCGTGAACTTTCTGTTGGTTATAAATTTTTCATACTCTTTTTCGCCGCACTTTTTAATCTTCCAACAATACATTCTGATTACTTCTCCATAATATCTTCTGCAAATTTTAAAAGCGTTACCATAAAGTCAACGATATTATCTCTGTCAAGTACACCGATTTCCCACATGTCAACTTTATTACCAGCAGCATCCTTATAGTAACACTGAATAAACATATAAGAATCTTTTTCGCAATAATAAACACGAATTATATTTTCAGAACCTTCGTATTCATCATTAAACTCAAGTGTCTTTATACTATCGGAGTTTTCTTCTTCTTCAAAGAACAAATACATCTGATATACAGAATGGCAAAAGCGCACCATATTTTCAACAGACATAGTAAACTCTGTTCCATAAGAGGTAGCATAATCATCTTCCAGATTATTTAAAAGCCCGTAGTATTTAATTTTACAAACCCGCTCATTGTCTGAGTTTTTGATGTGTTGAAATTCAATAATCTCGCCGCCACAAGAACACTTTACAAAAAAATTGTTTAATATTTCTTCTTTGCAATTCACAACTTCATTTTTCATAAATTACCCCAAAACAACGGTTTTAACAAAACAAAAATCAATAATCGCAGCCAAAACAATGATTGCACAAATAACAACACGATACTTCGTGCTAATCATCTTTACCTGCGGAAACCCAAGTTTATCTCCGAAAATAAACACCGTAAGAAGTGCAAGTGCCAAAGCAATAATCGTAATTAAATAAACCATCTATAATACCTCTCTAAATTTTGTATTTAGATTATACCACAGATGGTTTTAAAAGTCAACTGATTTTATATTATTTTTCAAAACTTTTTCTAATTTTATCGCAAGATTCAGAAATTGCATCCAATACGAACAATTTGGCGTTTGAATCGAACTGTTTGCCAGCAATGTTTTTCACAATTTCGACATAAACGTTATTCACAACGGCGATCTATTCATCTTTTGTATCCAACGAATTAATAATATCAGAAAGCGTATCAATTACGCCTTCATAATATTCTGCAACTAATCCATTTCCACGTTCACACGCATCTGCGTATGATTTTTTTGCTTCGTCTAATTTTGTAATAATATCTTCTTTTTTAATCATAATTCACTCCTCCCTTACATAAAATTCTGGATGTTCACTTTCTTTTTCCAAATTATATTGATAATTCACAGGATAATGAGCATCAATTGACGGGACTTTTTTATATTCTTTTTGTAAATCTGGATTCTCAAGTTCGACAACTTTATTGACATGTCTGAAACCAAAAAGCACAGGAGGAACGTGTGTAACCAAATCATTGATATTTCTGATTGGATAAAAATTTTCCCAACGTTCTTTTAAAGATTTTTTAACTCTGAAACCCCAATAACATCTTGGGCAACCAAACCCAAACCCTTTCATATTATTACGAAGATCTGGACGATTAAACCAAACATATTCATGTGCAAGCGTAGCGATTGCAGCTCCATGAGAATAACCAACAATATACACACCTTTAATGCTTTCGTCCATAATTACATCTTTCAAAAAAGGTTTGATTGATTCCCAAACACGGAGAAAACCGCGATGACATCTCCATTTGATTCCCATGTCTGAATACGGTACAGCAGGAAAGTCTAAATTATTTTTCCAATCATCTCCGCCATGCGTACACTGAAAATACAAATAAAGAATATTATTTTTAATTTCGTAAAAATAATCTCCATCGTTTTCTGTGTGAATATACGGAGCGTTTAAACAGCGCGAGTATAAATCTTCAAGCAATTTCATAAATATACCTCTATAAACGAAAATTTGGGGCACTGCCATGCCCCATTTTGTTTTTGAACTTTTAAAGCAAGAACTGGTTAATCAGATATTCAAAAAAGTTCGAGAAGCTGCAATCAGAATCTTTAAAGGTATAATGGAATGAACCATATTTCTTTGTAAATTCATTCATCAAAGTGTCAATTTCCTTATCGAGTTTAGCTCTTTCGGCAATTTTCTCTTCGATTTTCTTTGCTTCTTCTTTTCTCAAAGCAACTGCTTTCTCCTTTTCTGCTTTCGCAAGGGCGGCCGCCTCTTCCTTTTGAGCCAATTCTTTATCGAATTTAGCTTCGTCGGCAACACAATCGTCTGCCTTATCGTAATACTTCTTCGTCTTTTCACTATAAAACTTCATAATAATCACCTCTATTCTTTGGATTATATAAATACGCTTTTCCTTTTGGCAGAAAGAAAAGTTTAATTCGGCTTAATCTTCCTCGTGAACTACTCACGATGCTAAAGCATCGGAGTTTCTTGTTTTAACGTCCTCGTAACCTACTAACTCCACAAGCGTAAATTCGGGCTGAACCATCCCTACTAAATATTTATTTAAACTGCCTCATCGAGCAATCGTAATCCTTCATTTAAAATATTAATCGCAGCATTTATATCTCTATCATGCTTTGTACCACACTGAGGACAGGTCCATTCTCTGAGTGATAAGTCCTTTGTATCTGTATTGATATAACCACACACATTACAAGGTTGACTACTCTTGGTGAATCTTCCAACCTTAATATACTGTCGATTATTCCAATCAGATTTATAACTTATCTGTCGAATTAATTCATACCATCCGCAATCTGAAATTGCTTTTGCAAGATTATGATTTTTCATCATATTACTTACAGACAAATCTTCACTAACTATCAGTTGGTTTTCCTGAACGAGTTTATGTGAGATTTTATGTAAGTTATCAATTCTTGTATTATGAATTTTCTCGTGAATCTTCGCTACTTTAATTATTTGCTTATTCCAGTTGTTGCTACCTTTTACTTTATGAGACAATTTTCTTTGTTCTTTTATTAATTTCTTCTCATGTTTCTTAGTAGTGTGAATATTACTATATTTTTCTCCATCGGAAGTGACAAGCAAATCTTTAATGCCTAAATCAATGCCAATCATACAACTAGTAGGCCTCATAGGCGCATGTTCTGTTTCTACTAAAACTGACACATAATACTTACCACTGGGAACTTGTGAAATAGTAGCAGTTTTTATTTGCCCTTGAAACTCTCTGTGAACTTTTGCTTTTACCCATTTAAGTTTCGGAAGTTTGATTTTGTTATTATCAAAAGAAACTTCTATATTACCATTTGTAAAATTAGTAATATAATTTCTTTTGGAATTTTTCTTACTCTTAAATTTAGGGCAACCTGTGTGTTCTTTGAAGAATTTCTGATATGCTGAATCCATATTATAAATTGAATTTGTTAATGCAAATTTGTCTACTTCTTTTAGCCATTCATAATTCTTTTTAAGAACTTGATTACAGTAATTGTTGCAAGAAGTTTTATTTATAGATTGTTTTTCTTTCTCATATTTATCTTTTCTATATACAAGTGTTTGATTGTATACAAATCTACAACAACCAAAAGTTTTACGAATCTGTTCTTCTTGTTGTTTATTTGGATAAATTCTGTATTTATACGCTTTTAACATTTACTTATCACCTCCTTTTGATTGTATATTCTTCACTGAGACTCTTTACCCATCAACTAAAGCCAATGGAGTTGCGAGCCTATATGTTTTTAAACCAGCGGTATTTGAAAAATTTATCTTCTTCTATTTCTGGAACAGAAAGAATCAGCGGCATTGAAAGATCGAGGGAATAAATACCAAGAATACTTTTTCCATCTACTCGATACTTTCTATCTTCGCTTTCAACAACGACTTCGCAATCAAGATTTCCAGCAATCTTTACGAAATCATTTACATCTTTAAAAGTGCGTAAGTAAATCTTCATAATAACTCCATTTTATTATTTTTACGGTTCAGAATATAATAGCAATAGCTCAAAATATAGGTCTGTCGATTTCAACGACTTCACCGAAAGCCTCATTCCTTATAAAGCTTAAACACTATATAATACCTATTATATTCCATGTTAATTGGAAAATCGTCTTGCAAAACGATTACCTATAATGGCAATTAACTGATGCCACCTCGAACGTCAGGTGTCCGTCGGACTTCCGATATTATATCAGCGTATCTTGATAAATATCGCACCTTGCACTAACGCAACTAACTCGGAAACAATTTTAGGATACGCCCAAGGCAATGTTCGGCCTATGGTGGAAGTTATAGGGATCGAACCTATGACCCTCTGCTTGTAAGGCAGATGCTC